CGAGATGGGACTATTGCCCGAAGTAGAGAAGCCAAGTGATATCTATGATCAGCTGCGTATCGCATACAATCAAGGCGCACCGGTGATTAATACCACTAGAATGGTAACTCTATTTAATGATGACGAGGATTCTTATGATATAATAGAAGCAATATGGTCTGAACCAAAATTAGCATACTGGCTAAAATGGGTCAACAGGAAAATAACATTAGAGATAGGAATACAATCCTATCAAACACTTGATGTGCGATTGAGAATCGCGACAAGTATGTTATATGGACTAGTTGATAAAGGCCGCGTAAATAAATACATTGCAACTAGGATACATATGAATCTTTGTGAAAATTTACGGAATGAGAATGTTCTTGTTGTAAATGAGAATCTTCCGTTCTAGGGCTGACAACCTAATCTGGATTGGTATTCCAGCAGCCCACTAAGGGAGACGACTGAGTCCGTACAATATATCGTACGGTGCAGAGAAATCGAAAGACCTGATAGTCTCCCACATATATACAGCACCGTCTGCTACAGGAGTGACACCTTAATAACCGGTGAGTCATTTTATAATGTCTCCTTAGATTTACTTGTTTGTTTGATATGGCTAAGAATCCGAAGATTACTGAAGAGGAAATAGCTCTTATCAAAAGTGCTCAAGTAGGCTATATGCCTGCATTTGATAAACTTTATCATAAGTATGAGAAGTTCACAACGGACATTTTGTACAAATACCTCAAAGATTACGATGAGGCCAGAGATATTAACAATATTGTCTGGGATAAAGTTTACAAAAAACTCTCTAAATTCGTAGACTATTCCTCATTCGGAGGATGGCTACGTGTGCTGACTAACCGTACTGCTGTTGATTATCTGCGTAAACTTAAACCAACCGTGTGTGTGCCTGAGAGTTCAGGACCTTGTGTCTTTGATATCGCTCAGGAAGTAGATTATGGGGAATCCACTGTCGACGAGATTACCTATAATCAAATACTCGAAGAGTTTAATCGGTTCCCAGAAGACGTCCGTAAAGTCTTCGAACTGCATTACATAGACAATTTAACAGTAAGTGAGATTAGTAATATTCTCAAAATCCCAGAGGGTACGATAAAATCGCACCTCTCTCGGAGACGTAAACAATTAAAAAAATTAAAATTATGATGACTTTATTTTGGTTCTTAGCAGGACTAGCTACATGTATCGGTATAGCTCGCTATAACCGCGATGAGGCGCTGTTCTGGAAGCTGTTCATCTCTTTTACAGGAGCATTTGTTGCAGGCACTATCGTGTCTAATACAATGAGCAGCGAAAAGAAACAAGACAAAGTTGTTATGATTGACAGTATGCCCACACAGGTGCTGGAAGGTACGCCGTGCGTATTTACCACAGTGACAGACGTTGCTCTTTCAGCAACCCTGCGGGAGAAATCCCCAAAGCCTGTGAGTAAGGATGATTATGTCAATCTGAGCAACAATGTCTTGAGTAAAGTCCACACATCTGCTCGTGGACAACCAACTTGGCAAATGTTCTTTAATGATTCATGACTGACAAGTCACACATCAGAACACACCCAAAAAGATTATGGCTACAGTAACGTGACCTAGCCAGTCACAAGTAATTAACTTTTAACATTTTATCAAAAAATGGCAAACAAAAAGAACATTCCTGCTGTTGAGGCTCCAATAGTAGAAAAGCCAGCAACAGAGGAAAAGAAAACGCCCGCTGTAACAAAGCAGATCCCTGCATCATCGGGCCAGATGGACCAGCATGACAAAGTTATGTATGCGTACGTCCTGACTGAGCGTAAGAAAGAGCTCAAAGAAGCAGGCGGCTCTGCAGAAATGTATGAAGGCCTCACTGCAATTCAGGATGCTGTCATTATTGACATTGCTGTAACTGAGCTGGTTATCAAGAAGAACCCGCATGCTCTTATTCTCACAGCCAATGAGAAGAACTATAATGCCGTTAAGCTCCTTGCTAAGGAAATGGGTGTAACTCTTCCTGAGTTTAAGACCCTTCCTAAGCCAACCAAACAGGAGATGATTGCTGCTGGTCTAGGTGATCAGTCTGCAGAAGGCAAAGTAACTCTTCGTCTTGAGGAGAAGAATGTAAGTGCAGAAGCAAAGGATAAGGTAAAGAAAGAAGAAGCTATCCGTAAAGAAGCAGAAAAGGCAGATAAGGATTATCTGAAGGATCACACTAAGATTAAGACTGATGCCCAGCTTAAGGAGGCGCTTGAGTTTCAACTGGTTAACACCAAGATCGTTAGCCCGCTTGATCGTCTTATCACGGCAGCTCAATTCTACCGTTCCTATCTTGAGGCTCGCGCCGAGAAAGCAGACGATCCGAAGGCTGAACTTGCTAAGATCCACGAGTTCACTCTCGCTGATTTGTTGCAAGACATTAGCACTATGGTGCCCCCCACCTTCACCGCTGCGGGATTCGGCAAATTACTCTGCAAACGTATCTCTGATACTAAGAGCGTTATACCAGCCTTTGAATTACTCAAGCGGTGCGGAAAGAACCGCAAGACCAATGTATTCCGCTTCTCTGACGAAGAGATTGCAGCTTTGGTTCGCGTCCTCGTGGTTTGGAAGGCTTCTGCTCAAATAGCATCTCTGAGTAAAGATCTAAAGACTCTGTCTAAGGATCCCGAAAAGAACGCAAAATCTATCGAGAAGATAAATGCAGAAATCGTTGCTGAGCAGGGCTTGATCGGTTTTGTAACAGATCCTAACTTTGATTTGGCTGATAACTTTATTGGCGCTTATAATAACAACGAAGACCCAATGCATAAGCAGGCTATAGATGTAGCTAAGAGTATCGTTGAGACTTATTATAAGGATGTAGAGATTCCTGAACTTGAGGATGATGTACTGTTGTTGAACATTCAGCAGCATATTGGCATTGATCTCAACTTGTTCAACAATGTATCTCTGCGCCGCGATGAGTATTCTGCAGATAATCTTGTCAGCTTTGAGAATTCAAAGAAAGCAGAAGAGCCTGAAAAGAGTGAGGAAGAGCCAAAAAACTCATAACGCGGATTAAGGAGCGCGTTACGCCTTTTGTCCGCGGAATTCGCGATTATGTATTCGCCTAGTAATGCTATCAAAGTATGAGACGATTAACAACAATTATCTGTTGCGTTGCTATGATGATTCTCGGTTGTGCAACCGCGTTTCAGAACTTCGAGTTCCATAGTAACAAAGTCGCGATGGCGCAACCTGTGCCACAGCCTATCGTTTTCGATAGACCAGGATTGCCACTTGACGTCCAGTTCGATCTGGATAAGAGACTCTCGCGCGAATCTCCCAAGGTCAAAGACTCTATCAATATTATTGATAGCGTACGGTGGGAAACCAAAGTACGTTGGAAGACTCGTTATAAGGACGTTGCTGATCGTACTACAGCACGTGATGTAGGAGAACATTTAGCGCCTGTCACTCCAGACAGTATGCCAAATGTACCTACGATAACTAGTACGGTGGATCGTGAGGAGAAAACCACTGATTCTGTTGGTGTCTCTAAGACATCATCTATACAACTCATTGTCGACGATGAAGTTGTATATTCTTCAAACGACAATCACTCCGGGGTGGGAGGCCAGTGAGGATTCACTGGCTTCCTAGCCAGTTTTTGGCAACCCGTCAGCGCCATGTAAACGGTCTCATTAGCCGGGCGCGCAAGAGTATATACTTGATCCGAGAATATGTTAGCCTGCTCAACAGGTGAGAAACCCAAAAGGTAGGATGAAATGCTATGATGTGTAACTATACTCTACACAGAAAAGTTCATAGTAAGTGGGGAGAGCGTCTGTATCAGACCCCAACACTAATATATACCAGCAACGTTCTTTATGCGTTTGCCAGACTCGTGAAGTGAGGGATATTAGTAAGGAAGACGCACAGAGTAAAACGAAATGAGAGTAATCTCAAAGTAGCTCTAAACTGAACCGTATCGATAGATTTACTATAATGATACATAGTAGTAAAATCACGTTACACGAGCTGAACATCCGAAATATGCCACAACGTAGGATGATGTATCAATTCACAATTAGCTGTAGTCTAGTGTCACAGGTCTCCAAAACCTGCATTGAGGGACGAGTCTGAGCATATTAGCCAAGTAGATGGCTTGACAATCTACGCCGTACCGTAACTACGGTCCTTGAAGAAATCCTTCTAGTTTCGATTACTAGATGACCACCTTTGAGGCTACGGTCCCACTGGGTCACCGGGGATGGGGTACTGAGGAAAATGTGATGAAGACAACCGATGAGCTTTTGGTCGTTTATTCGGTATATAAAAGAGAAAATGACCGCTAGGTAGATGGCGCTACCTATGGCGAAGTAGGGCATTGATGCTTGAATGCCACGCGAGTGAAGTCCGCGAGTAAGACTATTCTAAAGTTATGAAAAACTATGGTAAGCGATAGTTAAGTAATATAGATTGGAGATGTACCAGAGGAAATGCTGGAGTCGAAGGGTTACAACCTGACAGTAAAAAGCAGGCAGAGCCAAAAACTTTTTTATAGTGAGATAGGGTCGATTCGAAGCGTGTACATCCAGTACACAGAGAGATCGCTCGTTCATATTACAAAGATAATAATACGATGTAACACTGTTATACTATAATCTATAGTCTCTACAGATTAGTAAGCTGGTATATTATAGAAGCAGTATAACTTGATTACTAAGATAAATCGTATGAAAATAATTGGTATGAATTATAACATGTTTAACAAAAATTGGATGTCCCTCTATGAAATCTATTACGTTATGTTCAACGCCTTAGAAAAGTGTCCTTCTGTTGTATTGAAGAAACATAGCCATTTTAGACGTATGATAGAGAACCGAGTGCCAACCGTTCCTGAGAAGCAAGTAGCAGGATAGATAATAGTTAGGGGTTAGACTGCAAATCTAACTAATCGGCTTAGTCTATGAAGCAATATACGCAAACGATGCAAGGCAGCTTATCGCGAAGTGAAGTCACCTCCCTGTCTCGGAGGGGTAAAGTGAACAGTATGAAACCTCTGTAATGGAGTTAGTACTACTGCAAACCGATGAAGCGGAACATTAAGTGGGTGATAAATCTTATAGCGTATGGGGTGGAATTCCTCCAGTATTCGTGCACTATAAACAGAAGCCAGCAGCAAAGCTGAATGCACAGTAAAAAGCCGTAGACCCATGATGGAGTTTTGGAGCTCCTAGGTCATGTCCGATAAAGATCAGGTTAGATTTAGCCTGAAATAGATGCCATAAGGCTGAGCGTAATGCAAAATTAAACGGCGGGGTATTGATTGTTCTGACCGCAGTTAATATCAGAACAGGGGTAGCTGTGCCTAACTTGGTATCGTAAGACCAGGTCACAACAGCAAGGCAGTAAGTTTTAGAAATATTTGGTAAATACTCGAAAACCAACTGCACTTTATTGAGTTCTATGAACAGTAGCCAATATTGAAATTTTGCCTTGAGCATTAGTCAATGGAATGCTGCCAACGAACAAACTTCCGTCGGATTAGTACCGCATGGGAAATATGATTCGACAAAATATTACCAAACTCAATATTGTGTTTCGTTTTTGGTGCTTGATTGCACATCTTGGCATTTAGCGCTTTTGGTCCTTTCACATTGATGGATATTCTGTGCCATACCGTTTGGCCCTCCGTTATCATGACTTTCACGACCTGTTTACAGGGGATGTATGAGGAATATATTGATAACTATGTGTGTAAAGTAAACGCGCTTCCCATATGCATAGCACAACCAGATTAAGAACAAAATAAGAAACACTATATCTTGTACAGCCAATAATGACAGTAGCCAGCCTGAAGAGAGAATTGTAGTAATTTTTTATGGCAACGTCCGAGCCGAGAGGACATATGTATCATTTATGTCGTTAGTCAATCACTGGCGATATCAAAAAGGACATAAATATGAACAATATTGAAATGGAAAACAACTTGAACCCGATTCGTGGTCAAGTAATGAACATCTCCCGTATGATTCCTACGGGAGCACAGTATTTTACCGTTGAAGGTAAGGATGTAGACCTGAAATTCAACGATACAAAGAACCAGCTTCTTCAGAACCCACAGAGCCCCGATCTTATTACGAACCGTGGACCACGCGCCATTAACGTCATTGGCCACAGCGTACTGAGCCAGGAGTTCGCCCAGGATATCGATGGTAACAACGTAGTTATCTTCAATAAGGGCATGGGTGATGAGAGCCGCGCTGCGATTGTGGCAGGTGGTTCGACCTTCGGTCAGACTACCGATGACGCCATGAAGGACGCTCTTCGTGGTGAGCTACGTATATTCGCAGATGGTATTAAGACCGTAACCAAGGCCAATGCTCTGAACCAGGCTGAGCTTGATCGTTGGGTTGCTCTGAAAAATCAGATTGAGCGCTATTGCGACTCTATCCGTTCTACCATCGCATCCAACAAGAAGAAGGCTCTTGACTATCAGGAGGCCATCAACAAGTTCAAGCCCGAGGTTGATATGGGCAGCGGTGCTGTGAGTGTTACTGTTGAAGCATAATAGCTATGGCAGAAAACCAGGCACAAGGAGTGCTTGGTGCTGAAGACTTGATCGGATATCTGTTGAAAGAACCAAAAATTCGACAGAAAGTCTGTTTAGGACTAATGCCTCAAGCACGAGAGTATACACAATATAAGATTGACGGAAAAGAAGAGCGAATATACTTCGCCAAGTATTCTTGGGGAGGGTTTAGCGGTTTCTGGAATAAACTTATAGGGTGTTATGACCACATCACATTTGACGATTTTTATATCAAGGTGTGGGATGCATTGCTGGAGATGACAACTAATCCTGTAGCACATGAAGCTATTGCAGAGGGACTATCGCGAGAGGTACTTTTACAGGGCATTCATAGCAAGGATCAGAACATTCTCCATAGATTCTTCATCGTATGTCAACACGTTGTTGACGACGGATATTGGCGTGATAAGGGACTGAAGAAGGATAATCCTCCTCACCACCATATTAACTCATGCCCGTATGCCGGCGGTATCGAAGTTGAGGTTGAGCCTCGACATGTGCATCCAGATGGCTTCCTAACCGTCCGTGATGCCGTTGGAGATGTATTTGAAGTCTTAAATGTACGTTGGAAGGGTGGTCGACACTAAACGGGTACGTTCAAACCTCTGCGGGGGTTGTATAGAGGGTCTGCGGGCTTATCTATACGTGGTACGTGTGTTAGTTTAGACTATTTGGATATTGTACATCCTGATTAGAATATTCGAAAACAAACAAAATATATTAGACTATGGTCTGTTGGACTCTGCGGGGGACTATATGCAGATCATAGTCTAATTTTAACTTATAGTAGCTCGCAACCACTATAAGTTACGTAGGTAAATGATCTCGAATTCAGATAATTAACATGTTTCACTTTTTAAATCAAGACGCTTATGATAAAGACAATCAAGATAAAGATGAATGCAAGTAATATTCTGAATATTAAGAAGAAAATCGATCAGGAGATCACGAAGTATAGCCACATTATCCGAGAGGAGAATGTAATGTCGAACAAGGCTATAGCAGCGGGTAAGGGTTCGGGCTTTGACCTCAAGGCTCTGTACAACACTATCCAGCAGTTGCGCGAGAAGCGAATCAAGCTTAAGGGCATGATTCAGTACCTAAATATGGGTACAACCTCATTTAACTATGAGGAGTTTAAGAAGACTAATTATTATGCTATTTTCTCTGCTTGTGAGGCTAAGGAGGATATCACTTTGTTGAAGATGATTAAGACTCTGGATCCGAAGACTAAGGCACAGAAGGGTAAGAAGGCTATGGCTCAGAAGGAGACGTTCTCTAAGGAGAAGATTGCTCAGCTGATCCACGACCAGCAGCTTGAGGCTAATAAGTATGATGCTATGCTCGAGAAGTTTAATACTGAAACAACTATCGAGATGGATGACAACAGTACTGAGGACTTCAAGATGTATATGGCAGCATAAAAATAATAGGTTAGAGTGACACTAACCACACTGGACCATAGTATAATGGTAGTACATAGGAATTTGGGTCCTATCGTCTGAGTTCGAATCTCGGTGGTCCAACAATGGCAAAGAGGCCAGATAACATGTTTAATTTAATACATTATCAAAATGAGTAAGAAGAACTTTAAGGTGGCAACTGACAATGGTCAGACCCCAAAACAAGATACTAAGCATATTTTTGCAACCGTTAACGTCAAGAAGGATAACACTCCTACTGGCAAAGTAAAAACGCTCAAGGACAAGGAAACCTTGAAGAAGGAGCGTGAAGAACAGTACAAGAACTTCCGTATTGGTGCACTGAAGCGTCGTGCCAAGCGTATGGGATTGACAGAAGAACAGACCAAGGTTAAGGTCGAGGAACTGATTAAGCAGATTGATACTCCTAATCAGTATCTCGTACTTGTTATATTCAATCCCGACGATAAGGACATGAACACGCAGGCTCTTAAGAATGAGGGCATTGTGTGGAAGATGCAGGGACTTAACTACTTCTATATAGAAGCAGACCAGGATACTCTCGGTACCATCCGAAGTATTATGACCCCAGGATCTAAGATTCACCCGTACGTGAAGAAGAAGCCACCAATCTTGCCTGTTCAAGAACAGCCTAAGTCTAAGATTAAGCCAAAGACTAAGGCTGAGAAGAAAGCTGCTGCTAAAGCCGCCAAGAAGGCTCGTAATGCTGCTATGGATATTAAAAAGCGTGAAGGTAAAGAATATATGAAGTTCCGTAAACGCTGTAATATAGCAGTTCTATCGAAGGTTCAAAAAGCCGATCTGAAGGCCAGACGTAAGGCCGCTGGTACAACTACCCAGAAGAAGGCTAAGAAGGTCTCTATTGCCTCGAAAAAGGCTTCTACGGGCATTAAGAAGGCTGCATAAGAAAGGAGGTGAGTATGAAGAACTATCGTATCATAAAAGGCGTGAAAATTCACGTCAATCAACTTGCATCCATGAGTCGCAAGTTTACCGTTAGTAATATTACCAAGACAATCTCTCCAGTAGTAGAGCATAAGCGCTATGGAGCTAAGATTGATGAGAGTATGGTTGTTACTAATCCTCTCAGCGGTAATAAGTTTATGCAGACCAATCCTCACACTGTAACTGGCAAGTTCGGTGTGTCTATTACTGCATACGATTGGGTTCCTCTAGAGGAATTCAAGAAAAATAATGGTAGTCTCTGGGTAATACCAGAAGGTGGTTTTAAACAGCCTAAGCGACTGATTAAGTACAAAGCACGCAAGCGTCGTGAGAAACGTAATGACTTCGTGAAATACTTTCCAAACTATCCGTACACGATCAAACCTATGTGTAAAGAGGCTTACATGGAGAAGCTTGTTGCCCACAAACTTGAGAAGTGGGACAAGAAGAACCCGAAGCCTAATCAGGATCTCTTCGATAAAGTAGAGGATTGGGAGCAGTGTCGCTTTAATGCAGAGCAACGTTTCCGAGATTTCGTCGTCTCGTGTTACAACAAATTAGATTTGAACGGTCGATTCAAGCAATCAGACCAGAAGTATACAGAGGAGAATGTAGCCAAGATTAAGGACATTAATATGGAAGGCCACCATGTTAATGAACTTAACAAGGATTCAAAGCTGCTTCAGAAAGCTCAGAAGATAACCAATGAGACTAAGAAGAAGAAGCCGAATCTTGTGGCAACTAACCTCAAAGACCACAAGAAGCAGAAAGGTCGTATAATACTACCTGAAGCTGCTTAATCCATAAGGCTCGGTAAAGCCTCTGTTTAGCACGTAACCGAGTTTAAGGAACCCCACTTCACTGAGTGGACTTCGTCAGCGAAACGGAGTGTCTAGCGATAGACGGTGGGGAACAACAAAACAAAGAAGCATGAAGATTAAAGACCTATGTGTAAATGTATATGACATAGAGGTATTTAGCAATTGCTTCCATTGCTGTGTAAAAGATACAGAAACCAACAAAGTCATAAAATTTGAGATATCTGAACGAAGGAATCAGCTAACCGAGTTAGTTGATTTCTTCTTTTATAAGAACAACGATAGAATGTTCTGTGGGTATAACAATAAACATTATGACGATGTTATTATAAACTATATGATCGATTATTATTATAAGCTCGATCAACTTCCTTGGCAGAGAGTCTGTCAATCTGTATCAAATTTATCACAGAAGATCATAGAATCCGAAGAAGGCGATAGTTCGCCTTACAAAAGGTGGAAGTATGCTAAGTACTTCTATTCAATGGATTTACTAACCATGCAGTTTAGTCAGAAACTGCGCGTAGGTCTTAAGACCATGCAAGTAACAATGCACTACAAAAACGTGCAGGAGTATGATGGTGATTTCACACTACCTATCCCTATGGATAAGATAGATGAAATGATTGAGTACAACATTAACGATGTTGAATCTACTACAGAGTTGTTTTATAGACTACAACCAGATATCGAGTTACGTTTATTTATTGAACAGGAACACGGTATTGATTGTCTATCTATGGACTCTGTTAAGATGGCAGAAACCTTCTTGCTTGAGAAATTTAGTGAGAAATCAGGTATTCCGAAAAATGTTATAAAGGAAATGCGTTCTCCTATGGATTATATTCCGTTGAAGGATGTAATTCTGCCATATATAAAATACAAAAACCCAAAGTTACAGAGCGTCTTAGAAGATATGAAGAAACAGGTAGTATATTCTAAGGAGCGAAAAGGCTACGAGAAGAAGTTTGTTCTCTCGAATGTGGTATATTCTGTTGGTGTAGGTGGTATTCATACTATACATACGCCAAAGATATTCCTTCCTAAGGATGACGAGTTCATAGGGCACGCTGATGTGGCGTCAATGTACCCTAGTTTGCTAATCGAATACGGATTTGGCCCTCGTCAAGGTGGAGAAATATTTCGCGAACTGTTTGCCCAGTTGAAAGCCGAAAGGCTAGAAGCGAAACGTACTGGTCAGAAGACTAAAAACTTGTTTCTAAAGATTGTGCTCAACTCACCTACTGGTAAAATGCAGCAGGAAGTGAGTTGGATGTACGATCCCTTTAATGTTTTTAGAATAAGAATTAACGGTCAGTTAATCCTTCTTTTGCTCGTAGACAGGCTTTTAGATCTCGGGTGTGAGATTATTCAGTGCAACACTGATGGAGTCGTCTACAGGGCTAAAAATGGCCTTAAACAGGCTGTTTCAGACGCTATTAAGGAGGTGGAAGTCCTTACACGTCTAGAATTCGAATCTGACGAATACGAAGCATTCTATCAATACGCTATTAATGACTACTTTGGTGTCTTAAAGGGCGGAGAGATAGAGGAAAAAGGTATGTTTATTACAAAAAACAAGTTAGGCAAAGGACTTGCACCTGTGGTTATACCAAAAGCGGTGATAAACTACTTTGTGAAAGGAGAACCAATAGAAGAATTTATTAAATCTGATAGAGATATCAGGGACTTCTTAATGTCCCAACAAGTCGATAAGAAGTTCGAAGTATGGCACGGGGAAAATCGAGTGCAGCGCATTAATAGATTCTATGCAAGTACAAATGGATATTCATTGTTTAAACGAAAATATAATGAAGATGCAGGAAAAACTTATAAGTGGGAATTGTCAAATGCAGGACCTGCTGGTGAGTATACTGTTCCTGAGTACAACGAACAAAATATGTTAACTAAATCAGGGGTAACTATCCTGAATAAGTTTGATGATCGACCGATAGAAGATCGAAAGATTAACTATCGTTACTACATCAGTGAAGCAAAAAAGATAGTTGCCGACTTCACTGAACAGCAACTAAGTTTATTTGATGACCAATTATGATTATTGAAGTAAACACAAAAATCCTGGACGAGTTTCCAGGTATATCTATGAATCAGTTAGTATTCCTAAGTATGATATTGGGTAAGAATCAACCAATATATCAAGACGTCCGCAACGTTATCAGCCTTATAAGCGACGACGAAATATCATACTTAGTCAATCAAGAACTAGTAACCGCGATTGAGAGCGGTGAGTCAATTACATATCAGCCGACAGACAAGCTTAAAGAAGCAGTTCTTCCTAAGAAGGATTACTTTGATGTCTTCTATGATATGTACCCAGTGTATGTAACACGAGCAGATGGGAGTAAATCCTATCTACGAGCCAATGTAAACAAATGTCGTCATTTCTTCAACACTAAATGTGGAAGAAGTAGCGCAATGGCCGAACACCTTATAAAGTGTCTCGACTATGAGATATCTAAACGCATGCGTGAAGGTAGTCTAAGCTATATGATGACCATGTGGAATTGGTTAACGCGTTCACAATGGGAAGCGATTGAGGAAGAAATGCAGGATACTGAACAAAAAGCAGTAAACTCTTATGGAACAGACATTATCTAATGTACGCTCGATGAAAGTTGTGGCTCAAGAAGCCATCAACTATATCAAAGGGCGCAAAGAGCACAACATTGTGTCCTTGAAAACTAGATGGAAGAAGTTCAATAAGCAGTGTATGGGAGGTATTGAACCCAATACCGTTGTTACCATAGCTGGTATTTCTGGATCGGGTAAGAGTAGCTTTGCTAATCTTCTCCAAACTGATATTATAGATCTTAATCCTACTGAAGATGTAATAGTATTGAACTTCTCGTTAGAGATGGTTGGATTTAGGCAAGTTGGAAGGACGCTTTCAAATAAGCTCAGGAAAACGACTTCGACTTTGTATAGCTCAGAAATGAGTCTGGATGATGCTACAATGGGGCAAGTCATCACAGTATGCAACCAGCTAAAGGAGTATCCTATCTATTTCGTAGATAGTCCTACTACTCCCATGCAAGTACAAGAAATTATATATAACTTCTATAATACTCATGTAAAAGGTACAAATAAGCATTTCGTGATCTTATATGACCACGCTTTGCTTACTAAGCCTATAGGTTCTGTATTGGAAACAATTGCAGAACTGCAGCGAGTGTTTATCCAAGTAAAGAAACTACCGATGACATCGATAGTACAACTTACTCAGATGAATAGAAATATAGAAGCTCCAGAAAGGATTAATAACCCTATGAGTCACTATCCTATGCGAAGTGACCTGTCATCGTCCGATGCGATTTTCCAGGCATCAGATTATGTCCTGGTCATTCATCGACCTGAGGTGTTGGGCATACAAGAATATGGTCCTAATCATTTACCTACACAAAACAAGGTTTATATTCACGTTTTGAAAAACAGGGATGCTGGTAAGCCTTGTATCCTTGAATTCGAGAACGACCTTATGTACAACAACCTCCTTGAATGTTAATGCGTCGGACTAGTATTAACATTTTAAAAGAAAGGCTGAATTATGACAAAGTATACTTTTAATCCTAAGAATAATCCTTCAACGTTTTATTGTCCCTTTTATAAGTCTACAAACTATTCTAAGGTTCTTGATGACCTTATTGCTAGTGATATAGCAGAGAAGAATCCTTGGTTGTATGGCTATAACAATACTGCTACCAATACTTGTTCTGAGTGTCCTATGAATACTAAGATCAAGATTAAGATTAAGGATAACAGTGATAATCTCGAGAATGCTTTCATTTTCGGCAATAACAACGATAATTTCACTAAGGCTTATAACTTCCTGACGAACCTTGCTTTCAAGTGTCCGTTTGAGAAGAATAAGGTGATGAAGCTGTCTAACGGTGATTATATTATGATTACCGATGACTACATTCACATTAACGATCAGATTTTCTACTTTAATCTGATGGATGACAGCTTCTTCTACAATCTCGGTGATAGTATGAAGAAGACCATCGCTACCATTTACACTGATGGTCTGAAGATTACGATTAAGAAATAATTTAGTAATACAATTATGAGCTTAGTACTACCTACACAACCGGTTCCTGCGACCTCGGTAAACCCTCAGTATTTGATACTGTATGGTTTGCCTAAATCAGGAAAGACCAGCTGCGTAGCTCAGATACCTAACAATTTGATCATAGACCTCGAAGGAGGTTCTACTTTTATTGATGCAATGGCTGTACAAGCACGCACGATAGAGGATCTTGGTCAGATTGCTCAGGCTATTCGAGCTAAAAACGACGAAGCTGGTCGTAAATTTTATAAACATATAACAATTGATAATGCAACTCGTCTAGAGGATATTTGTATGAGTTATGCTTGTACGTTGTATCGTCAAACCGAACTAGGTAAAAACTGGAAAGGTACAGATGTAACAACGCTTGCTCGTGGTGCTGGATATGGTTACCTACGCACAGCAGTGAAGAAGGTAATTGATATGTTCAAGGATCTCTGTGATGAGTTTATTCTTATAGGACATGTCAAAGATAGTATCACAGATAAAGATGGACAAGAAGTCAATGCAAAAGAAATCGACCTTGTTGGAAAACTTGGCAAAATCGTATGTGGCATGGCAGATGCCGTTGGATACGTCTATCGTAAGGACAATGAGACTCACATCAGTTTTAAGTCCGGAGGAGATGGAACTATTATGGAGGCGCGTGCCCGCCATATCGCCGGAAAAGACATCATCATTGCTACAGGTAATGAAGATGGAAGCATAACAACATATTGGGATAAAGTTTATAAACCTGAGTAATGCATATGACTATGAGCAAGGCAAAACGTCTTGCAAAAATACTAAATGTGGATTACAAACAAATATACGCAAGAACTATGTATAGTACAAAAACCGCAACTACAAACAATACTGAGTTTAGTAGTTCATATATGCCTGTAGGCATCAACGAGAATGTAACTTTGAAAGAAGTTAACGTAAACAAGACTCCTAATGGTCGTGATTTCTTGGAGATAATCTTCGAGAATGAGAATGGCCAAACAGCAACAATGACTGAGTGGAAGAACGAGAAGAATATGTGGATCAAGACTGATGAAGACCTTCAGAAGCGCGATGATCAGCAGTTTGGTCGTATTCTACAAGTTATCGATTGTCTTGGGTTACGACCAGAATTTGAAGGCTCTTCATTCGTTGAAATGATTAACTGGACTAAGGGTATCCTTGAACAGTATAAGAATATCGACAATAAGAAGCTTCGCCTTAAGGTTGTTTACGACAAGAATGGTTATACGAAAGTATCTAGTCTTGGTATTTTTGTTGAACCTATGAGTGTAACAGAGTCGCAGATTAAGCTTTGGAAGAATGATCTTCTGGAGCGTCCCGTACAGGCTGACGTTGAGAAGCCTAACGACCCGCTCGCTGGTAACAGTGCTCCGGTGACTGCAGACTCTACAGGTGCTGACGACCTGCCTTTCTAATGTGTCCGTTTCTAAGATGGATTTGGAATAACACGAAAGATGTTAAACCAATTCCATTTGATGAATCGGACTACACTTGGGAAGTAATAGTCAGTGGTGCTGACGACCAAACATAAGAACCTCAAGAACCTCTGAAGCTGTTGAATGGGTCAAAAAGACATTAACCAGATGAAACAGAGTCACACGGATGAGAGTAACGGTCAGTGGTGGAGGACTGATTGGAGTTGAAAAGGATGCGGAGATAAGTAGATTAAGTTCGAAGTACACGTGTCACAACTGTCCGGTCAGCCCCTAACAAACTTCTTTGTCGTTGTTGCTATGGCGAGAAATCCCATAGTAGAATCTCCCTAAAACGGTGGAACTCCTTGAGTGACGATGCAGAGATTTGTCTGGCTTCCTCTTTAGCGGAGGAAGATTGGTGGTTAAACTCCACCCTCCGAACAAAACCAAAGCGTAAATACATAAGGCGTGAGGACACTAACCAATGATGTGTAGGATAATACCGTACTAAAAACGAGAAACTGGATGAAACAGGCTGATTACCCTTCATCAACAGCACACCACCTGAATAAGGAAGATATAGTGGAATATGTGGCCACTTTCTCATAAATGTGTAGAGAGTATATAGGAGATACCTAAGTTGAAATTATAGATGTAAACAACAGCCACGTAAAATACTAGTCCGTGGATAATTGATAACAGTCTATTCTTGCAAGAATTTCGATATGGTAAAAGCACTTTCTGGAAATCAGTAGTCTAGAGGTTATGACGGTCAACTAAAAGGTAGTTGACGGATTGTGGGGTTCGATTCCCCATCTGATTACAATTATTAATTTTAAACATAATCAATATGGTAAAACTTAAAAGATTAACAGCAGATAAGATTGACCCTTCTGTAAATCAAAAAGGTCAAATTGAGTTTTCATTCAACGATTGTTATTTATGTAAAGATCAGATTGGAGGAATTGTCATATTAAACAACACTTTTCCACTAAGTAATAATTGGGCAACAAAAGAAATTGTAAATTATTGCATCGATAACAATTTACAATTGTGTACAATATGCACAATCGGAGGAATGCCTAATTTTGATAACATTGTTGTAGACGAAACGGTTAAAGATTTAATAAAACAACTTTAATCACTAAAAGTGGAGTAAGGGATTTTAGCACTTTTCGAAGATACCACTATAAAAAATTCCAAGAGAAAGTGTATATATGGAGTCAGTAAGGTAACGGTAACGTCTATACATAATTAATATTGTATAGAAATGTGAGTTCGAATCTCACCTGGCACCCAATATATAAAGGGTATTTTGTACGTTTTACCCCGATCTAGTGTTGGTCCAAGAAACGTACATTATATGGCAAGTAATAAAAAGTCTTATGACGGTGCACACGATTATAAGCAGGAATTAAAGAGTGGCTATAGACACTCTGAGCGGTTCGAAACCGACACTTGCCACACAAAGCTTAAGCTTATGTATAGTACAAAAACAGCTATCACAATGAGTCTTAGAGACTTGTTGGAGAAAGTGAGCGACTATGACATCTATGCTTATTATCTAGGCTCATTTAAGCCTGGAAAACTTATGAACAGTCCCTTGCGCCCAGACGATAAGATCCCCAGTTTCGCTATATTTCCTAGCAAGACTGGAGATCTACTGTTTAAGGATCATGGGACTGGAGAGTCTGGAAACGCTATAAAGTTTATGAAGCTTTATAAAGGAATACAGACTCGTGAAGAGCTTGAACGAGAGCTGTTACGCATCGTCCGAAAAATGAATCCGATGAGCGGTGAGGTTAAACCAAAATACGTAAAAACGGTGGATTCAGGGCTAACAGATATCGGAATAGTTCGTCAACCATTTACAGAGGTTGATAAAGCCTATTGGAAACAATTCCATATTTCAATAGACACGTTGCGTTATTTTAATGTGTTTAGTATTAAGTATTTTCTCTGCAACAGTATTGTCAGAGGAGTATACAAAGAAGATAATCCTATGTATGCATACAAAGTGTTTGATAAGTTTAAAATATATCGACCACTGGCAAGTAAGTATACTAAATGGAGGACAAACTTAACCGTGCGCCATGTACAAGGTTTAGAACAACTGAATCCTGATGGCGGAAATCTTTTGATTATTACTAAATCTTTAAAAGACGTAATGTGCCTATATGAAATGGGTTTTAATGCAATATCTTCGAGTAGCGAAACTACTTTCATACCCGATGACACGCTTCAATCTCTAAGAAGCAAATGGAAGCATATCATCATACTATACGATAGAGATGTTGCTGGTATGAAGAATGCTAGACAATATAGTAAGCAATATAAGCTAGATGCTATATTTGTTCATAAAAAGTTTAAAGCAAAGGACGTATCCGATGCTGTTAAAGCTAACGGGTTCTTTGCTGTAAAGGATTGGTTAACTAAAACAGTAGAAAGATATGATAGTAAGTGTAATAGGAGCTTCCCTGATGGGAACATTGATTGGTCTAGTAGGAAGTCTTTATATAGCTAAGTATGAATTTAACAAGGTTATAAAAGAAATCAACAAACTGATCGAGGATGCAAACACTTTTAAGATAACTCTTAAAAATGAAATCTAAGGGAAGGGTTAAGAATGCGACGAAGGTCGATGCGTATGGGCTGCATTTCCGCAGCAAACTCGAACTCTATACGTATGAAGCTTTTATGAAAGCAGGTATACCTGTTAAGTATGAGCCAAAGCATTTTACTCTTCTTCCAAAGTTCGAATTTTTAGGCGAAAAAATAAGACCTATTACATATCTACCAGACTTCGTTGGACGAGGTTTTATAGTAGAATGTAAAGGCCTTATGGGAGATTCGTTTCCCTTACGCTGGAAACTCTTTAAGTATTATTTACACAAACATCACGCTAAAACTAAGCTTTATTTGGTTAGAAACCAAAAGCAAGTTAACGAGATGATTGAAGAACTTAAGAAAAAATGAGTTTAGAAGAAGCAAACTACATTGTCAGAATGTCTATCATGTATACTGCATCTGGATGGGAGTGGTGTATTAATACAGATACTCCTTTCGGATTTATACTTGGATACAAGAAATACCCAACTCCTGATGGAGCATTAGAAGAGCTAAAACAGTTCTTGAGGTATTTCTCCAAGAATGTACTGAAAGATGGAGACAGTGTTCGTAAATATGTTGAGAAACATAAACCAAAACAAGATGGTAATTGATAAACCGTATTACGAGGATTTAACTCGTATCTCAAATAGTAACATAGGCTGGTTTCTACAGAAGGGACCAGCCTATTTACATAAAATGCTAACAGATCCTTCTCCAGAGGAGAAAAACCCTGTGTTGGAGCGTGGAAGTCTTATCCATATGTATCTGTTGCAGCCTGAAGAGTTCCTTAAGACATACGTAGTATGGGACAAAAGTAGACCTTTTTCTGCACAGCAGGAGAAGTTCTGTCAGGCATTAGCAAATACCGTTGAAATAGAGCCCAATAGAGCCATTCTAAGCGCTTATAAAGAAGCGTATAGCACAGCAGGAAAGTCGGAAGACAAAATGCTGTCAGAAGGCCTTAAAATAGCCTCTACGTTGAAGGAATATATAGATTACCTGAAAGATCCTGAGAGGAAACAGATGATCACTCCTTCAGAGTACCAAATGTTAAAGAAGATTCGCAATAACGCCGAAGCTCATAAACTAGCTTGGAAAATAATTAATATGCGAGGAACTGTCTATGAAAGTATAGATAGTAACAAGCGTGTTGAGTGGGGAGCACACGAGTTTCATATTAACTGGGAATGCAGAGGTGTACGATGTAAATCTCTGCTAGATGGTCTTACACTAGACTTTAAAAATAAGAAGGCTATTATATACGACTTAAAGACTACAGCTAAGCTGTGGCACTTTGAAGATAGTATAGAGATGTATGACTATTGTAGACAGTTGTGTTATTATGCAAAAGCTGTAGAATGGTATTTGAAAGAAGAGTTAGGTAAAACACCTGATGAATGGACTTTTGAATATTATATTATTGGTATAGATACTACTGGTTCAAATGAAATCAGAGTGTTTAATATTGATGAATCTGCAGTATTCCGTAGAGAACCTGTAATAGATAGTGTTCTAGATGAAATTGCATGGCATCAGAAGAACAACAAATGGGAACATAGTAGAGCTTATTATGAAGGTGATGGCTCTGAAACCTTAAATTTATAATATTATAAATAACAAAACAATGGAAGAAATTTTTATAAACGAATATACTAATATGGAGAATACAGATGCTCCTGTTGAAAATACAAATGCAGAAAATACTGATTTTGAACAAGTATTGGATAATATAAGCGATGAGTTTATACAGGAAGACGGTTTGAATATGAATAATAATTGGTATTGTTTACCGTACATTCTTTCTGAGTCTATTCTCTCTAATCAAAAAGATATAGAGAATGTTACAAGTACAGAATTAGACGGAACTGTTTTTATTAATGTTAAGTATAAGCCTTACTTTATTAAAAATAATTCATCTGCATTTGATAACGAGAAGTGTGAATATTGCATAAATGAAGATACATTTGATACAGTATCTTATACAGTACCCAAAGACAAAGAATATATTTGTAAAATGATTATTCAGAAGGGTATTAACGTAATGGATACTGACTTCATTAAGCAGTACATATTATCTTAAGCATAATTGCTTTTGTTGTTTGTTGTAAAAAGAAAGGGAGGTGAGTAGAAATACTCATCTCCCTTATTCTTTTTATGAATCTAATTTCATAATTTGTTTTTCGTAATACATTCGTTTTGCTTTTGAACCGTACCATTGTTCATAGAAATTATGATACGGAGTAAGCTACATAAGAGTCTTGAACGTTCTAGAGTGGTCTTTATAAACACCTCTTTGGATTAGTTCTTCGACCTTTTTATTACTACTTAATCCGAGCATAGTATCAAATAGGGTTCCTTGCGGGAATACTCTTCGAGTTATCATGTTTTTGAACGCGTCCATCTTATCAAGAGTTCCAGTTTGAGCTGAAACAGATTTGATGTTGTTCAACATGTCGTCGAAACGATACGGAGTAAATGTTTCCCACTATGTTCTACGAGCGATGTATGCAGCAAGTTGTAGAGCTAACCAGTCCTTTTTGTCGTCGTCATCTGCAAACATACAGATTAGACTAACTAATGGAACTACCATAGTATTAAATACAATAAGCTCAGTTGCAGTTTTTTTCAAAGCTTTTTTTCTCGCTCTTGATATCTTCCAATTTTCTTCTGTTGAAGTATCGTGAGTGAACTCATTATATTTACTATTAAACGTGTTGATAGCTTCTTGTATAGAAAGTGTTTTAAACAACTATTTTGCTGCTTCCAGTACTACGTTTGAAAAGAATTGTGCTCCTATTATATATTGACCTTGTGTATACATCTGCATATCAAAGTCATATATCATTGGAAGGAAACGCTGTTGAATCATAAGAGGTAAATACTGTCTATGAGTAAGTACAGCAGCACCAAAGAAATTTGTTGTTATAGCCGCTTTTTGTGTTTCTGTTGCCATACCATCAGCACTCTCTGCTGTTTTATTTATTCTATGGTACACCATGTTTTTAGAAACATCATATGCTTTTTTATATTCTTCATCTATCTATAAATGTCCATCTTTTACACTAAATATAGAATACAAAACTTTTCCTTGCTTCCATTCATTTAAAAGTCTAGTTTTACCTTCTTCGTTTGAAGCTTCTAGCATGTTGAGGATATCTTCTTTTGATACAAATTTACCTCTAAAAAATCTATGACTCATTAATACAGTTGTCATTATTGTACTTTTAGAAGCAAAATCCACAACAGTAAGCCCACCGAAACACCAGTTGTCCAAAAATCTAACAAATCTACTTCTATTAGAATTCTTAAATTTTCTTGTCAATTGGTTTGCAACATTAAAATGTTCTGCAAGTAAAACAAGTTTATCGTCTGACATCTGATTACTTGCCATACCGACCCCACCGTAAGTTCGTATATAGTGGTTTATTACTTCTCCAGTAGCTTGGGTCCATTCACTCATTCCATAACCTCTATCTCCAGTAATTGCATTTATAAGGTGCGCGTATTGTGCAGTGAAGAAACCTGTTAATGCGACCGCAGGAGACATACCCAAGTTTAATGCCTATGTAAGTCTAGAAAAATTCTAAGCGGTTTTACCAAGATTTAGATTACCGACTTTTTTTGTATCAGAACGTATATTATATAAGTTCATTTCTACAAACTTCTTAGCTGCTTTTAGTGATTTGCTACTTTGTCCTGGTATTACTTGAGCAGATTGACCGTCTCTTGTTGGAATTTGGTATCTTCGCTTTTCTATAGCATCCACCATTGATTCAACATAGTCACGTATTTCACTTTTATTCTCAAAATCACAAGCTTTTTGATAATATTCGCATACCATACCAATAAGGTCAGAAGATACTTGAGAAGGATCATCTAATTTATTTGTATAATATTGAGGTATTATGTTAAACTGTCTTCCGTCTGGGCGTGTACCTGTTGTTTTTGTAGCAAACGGTGAATTGTCATATACAATCTCTTGAAGGTCTGTTACTTGAGCTAAAGCTTCTTTTAACGAACTTCCAAAACTATCATCTTGACGTAATCCTGATTCTGTGAAACCTAAATGATCTTTAGTATATTGAATAGCAGCAGCTACGCTACCAGTAGCTCCTTGTGCTTTCATATATTTCCACATAGAACCAGTCATTCCAGGAAGCTGATAGTTATCAGAATACATTCTGTTAAATAGCTTATTGTTTGATTCTGTCATATATTTGACAACACCATCGTACAGAGCTTTAAGCGTTGGTGAACTTGTTATCTTGTTATATTGAGCAGAATTATCATAAAATTCTTTTTTTGGTATATACGGAACACCCATCTCAGGTTTATAATTTGGATTTAAAAGACTCGTGTCTTCGTCTCTATTAATCCAACCGTCTCCAGGAAGTAATTCAGTATATAAATCCTATATAGATTCTCCATTTATCTCTACATTCTTAAGTTCTAGTTTAGTGGCCCATTTTGGTTTACGAATTTTAGATATATCTACAGTATCGAGATGAGAAAAACCTCCTTGCTGCATATAATAAGAAGTATATACTTCTTTTAAATATTTATTAAATACTTTTTTATATGCTTTATTCCACTTCTTGGCATTCTTTTTGAAGTCAGCATCCTAAGATTCTCTTATTAATTCGTTTTGTTTCTCAAGCTGTCTTATATTAGCCTTAGCTTTTCCTGTAACAAATTCATAAATAGGTTCTCCAGTATTATAATCTCTAAACAAACCAATGGTTTCGTTTATACGTTTTTGATTTTCTTCGTATGTAGCACCGCCATCTCCTTTATAATCATAAACTGGTTTCTTAAGACCTGTTATTTTTTCAACTTGCTCTTCGATCATTTTAAATATGGCAAGTTTATCTTCTTCTTTCTTAAATACACGTTTAGAATTTCTAGCATCCCAAGCATTTATTAATTTTCTAAGTTGTACAGTATTTACAATACCTCCATCTCCAGTACATTTCTTAGTTGCATATTTGATAAATGCATTTCTTGCGTCAGCCCATTGCTCAGTAGCTCGTTTTATTTGTTTTTCGTCGGAATATAATATAGAATTAAGTTTTTGAATCTCTTTAGCTACTACATACTCATCTGTACCTTCTATTTTTAAATCGCCGTTTATAGTATAATCAGAACCAAGAACACGCTTACTTATATATAAACCCTGCAGGCGTTTCCACTCATCAGCAGTAAGGCGTTCATAATGATAGAATTTATCATTTTCATCGTATGCCTTTTGTTTTAATTGAGAAATAGCATCTCGTATAGCTTGTAATCTCTACAATGTAATATCAGATAATTCAGCATACGCTTCGTAATATTTTTGTACAAATCTACGTTCAGCATGCTCGCCAAGCCATTTATTTTTTTCAAGATTCCACTTTTTTCTCAACTAAACATCGTCAGGTGAACGTCTGTTTGATCTGTCCAAACCTAAACTCTCGTTTAAATCTTCAATGAAGTTTTTATAATCCTTATAAAATTTACCAAAATTAAGCTCTCTTACCAAATATTGAGTAGTTTTACCTTCGTCATCAAGTTCATATAAATCCAACGCGCTTTCTCCTGGAGCAAGTCTTGAATTTAAATCAAGAAGGTTTGTGGCAACTTCTACTGTCTATTCTTGAGATTTTCTAATAGCTTTGTTTACAAGATATACTATGGCACGAATAATAGGATCTTTTGCACCATCCTTAGAACCAAAAGAATTTATAAAAGTATTTGTATCAAATCCAATAACTTCAAGAGAGTCAAGTAAACTCTTAGTGTTAGAAAAATTAATCTCATCTCCCAACTATGCAAGATCTCGCCGTAAGTTATTCATAAGGATGTTGTACATATAATTCATTCCATCGTGAGCAGCACTTGATGCTTTTTTAACGATCGTCATCATATCTTCAACGTCCTTTGTGGCAGACAATTTATCAATCTTGCTAAGTGTTTTAAATTCTTCTTCAAGCTCGTCTTGATGATATTTATTCTTCAAATCTCTATCGAGTATGTCAAATATAGCATAATATGCTCCAAAGTTATCATGCATATTGTACATATACATTGAGTGAGAAGATTCTTCTATATTTCGAATAGCTTCAAGATCATCTAAAAGCTGTGGTAATGCTTGCTGTATAAAAGAAGAAAGCGCAACAACATTAGATACATTTGGGTTCTTAAATTGTTCTACCTAAGTTTGAGCACTTTGCTTAGCTTGTTCTTTAGTTTCAGCCTCAATTGTAGATACATTGATTGCTGCCAGGCGAGTTTGTAAAGCCTCAGTTATTTTAATACGAGTAGCCCATAAATGTGAATGCTGTGTAGCATCAGTAGCAGTATTAGGTTCAGCAGATACAAAATGTCTAAGTATATTGTTTGATTTTAATCTCAAAGACTTCTGTAAATTAGCTATAACCTGATTATTCATATAATACGGTTTCTATGCAGCAAGTACTTTTTTAAAGTATTCTACTACATTTTCATCAGATTTAATAGCTTTTCTATTTACTAGATATTTATTTATCTGTTTTTCGTATAGCTTAAGCTGGTCTTCTTTAACTCCTTTAAATACATTTTTGTTTACAAGTAACCTAGATAAAGCATTGATAAATTTCTTAAGTCTCAAAAATACTTTATTATTGTTAGCTTTATCTTCTTTTATTGCTACTTCGTACAATAATCTTCTAGAATTATCATCTGTAGCAAATACTGCTGCAAACTCGTATTTATCGCTGAGAATATATGCACCACTTTCAAGACTGTCTCTACTCCACAGAGACTCTGGCATAAGCTAGTTAAAGGTGTCGTAGACCTTGTTTGTAGCCTCGCTAAAGGCCTTTTCTTCTACTGTAGTAGGATTATTAAGAGCTTGTATAGAAATGCCGTGTACGACCTCATGAAGTAGGTATTCCGCTGCCTGTTCTTGCGAATAATATATTATCTATTCAGGATCTATTTCAATTATAATCTTGCCAGATTCATACTCTGTAGCAGACATTGGTTTACCTTTCTCAAGCTTATTAAATACAATTTGTATATCGTGATGTTGTAGAATCTCAGCTAAAGCTGTATTAAATTCAGCAAATACACCAGTATCAAGTAGATGTTGTATAAGAGTTTGTGTACTTACGCTACCTCCGTTTTGTAGAGTATTTATAAAATCTCCAAAGAAATCTTCAAGTATTACAGACTGTTGTTTATATTCTTGAGAATTTGGCTTAGAAGAAACGTGGTACATATTTGGATCATTTGGATTAAATGTACCAAGATTTTCTACATGTTTTATTTGGTTTGGATTAAATACAATAAATTCATCGTAGTTTTTACCAAAAACATATAAACGGTCTCTTCTTAGCATCCCATCAACATTTGGTGTAAATTCTGCAACGACACCATTATATATTCTATGATTTTCTTCTTTTTCAAAAGAAAAATTCTAGTCGTCCGACATTTTCTAAACGTTAAGATAAACAGGGTATACTATTTTATACCTATCGGTCTTTACAATATTTTCTTCAGAAAAATAAAATCCATTCGGATCTTCATCAATCAGGCCTAAACCAGAACCAATTTTGCTCTTGTCAAATATATCAAATGTGTTCTTGCTGGCATGCCACACAACCAAAGGCTCTCCGTTCTCATCTACAACTTTAGAAATAGGACCGTATTTAACATCTTCAGACTCCTCAACATTTAAAGGCCCCCACCAATCACCAAACCATTCTGAGAATTCATCAGAATACACATTAGATTTAGCTATAATAGCAGATTCTCTATCTCCGTTAAAATGATTTAAAAGCGTCTAGAACAGTATTGACTTTTTACCATCTGGAGTCAAATCTAAGAAATTACCACCATTACGATGATACACTTTATATGCGGTTTCCATAGCCGAGTAATCGTCTCCAGTTCGCTTATTTCTAAGCTCGCTGGAGCGAAACTCTTCCTCGGTTAATGGTTGCCCGCCTAAGGCTGTAACTATCTCGTTAAAACCTTCGAATACTTCTTTATTTTTATAATTTGGGCAAAACATAATTAACAGATTTTATTTTCTTCAGATTTATTAGACTCCTTGAGAGATTTATTATGTTGTTTTAGCATTTCTCTTAATTCTTCAACAGATCCTCTAATTATAGTCTGCGGTTGATCATTTATCACATCTGGACCGTAACTATACTTCTCTTGTATAGCATCGGTGTTTCCAGATTTATTCTTAGTAGAACTTAAAGCGCTATCCATAGACTAAGCGCCGTCTACAACGCTTTCTTGAATTTTCAATTGTTCCTTCTTTTTATTAGAAACAGCATTGGTCTTTTCTGAAGTTTCTTGTGATACAATATAGAAAGTGTCTGTAAAATCATAATCACCTTCGTCGTAAGCCTCTTTCAGCTGTAAACCATATTCTGTATTAGGTACTAAAATAGATTCTATCGTACCAGGAACATTATTTAATACATCCAAAGTTCTTATTGCTATATCATGTCTCCATTGTTCTTCAGAATAACCCTTATCTAAAGCAACTTTTGGTTCGTATGTTATAGCAACAGTACCGCTCCAATTTTCATCCCACAATAAAGATGACATATCTTCGTTTATAGTATCTGCTCTATAAATAATATCTGCGTGATTAGATATATAATTATCTACGTTATTTGTGTATATTATGCTATTATTTTCAATATCATCTACGTCAGATCTAATAGAAGAATCTTCTACAGTAAGATCGTCATATGGAATAAAATCAATAAAAGATGGCTTTCTCTTAGGATTATTTAACTTTGCATATTTCTTATCGAGCAGCTATTGACTTTTATCCATTACAGAATACATATCTTCGTCAACCGTTTCGATACTAAAGCTATCTGGAAGTCTATTCTGATCAAAAATAGAATCGCTATAAGCATTAGCAAACAATTCATATTGATGAATATTTTTATTATGTATTCCTAATTTTTCTGTCAATACATACGTATACCACTTAATTCCTGAAAATTCGCCGTTATCGTCTTGTTTTATATCTTTTCCTTCATGTTTAAGATAAAAACCAACTTTTCTATACAAGAATGTCTCACCATTTGTTTCTACTTTTAAATAAGGTTTATTATTACCAGTAGTGGCAAACCATGATACAACGACATCTTTTGCACGCTTGGATCTAACGTTGCGACCAGCAAAAGTACCTTTGTATCCAGTTATATCCATAGAAGACTACTTTGGGAATTCAAATAATGGAACAATCTTATCATCCGAATAAAAGTTTCTACATATAGTATCAATAAGAGGTTTACAGTTCTATTTATAATCTTGTATTCCATTCTCAACTCCTACTTGAGCTGCAGTAGATGACGAGAAGTTGTTAACACCTTCTTTTATAGCTTCATCATATTGCTTACGGTATTCAATGGGAACCAAATCAAAGAATGAATAAGCGGAGTTTGTATTATATCCAGAATAATATGAATATATCGCAATATCTCTAGCCAATCTTCTTATTATTTCCATAGGATGACTTAACAAGAAATCAAACGCAGACATGAGTCTACTCTTTTCGCTAGTAGCCGTATTTCTGTTTTGTTTCTTTAACAATAATCTAGGTATATCAAACTTATCATTTGCTGGCTATGGCCTTAAATAATTGAGTAATTCGTTTATTACTCTTCCATTTTCATTTACCAACCCTTTAAACTCACCTTTTCTATCCTCTAGATCAGATGTTTCCAATTGATTTATTACCTCTGCAATATTTTCAAAAATACTATTTTGCTCATATGGATCTTTTGAATTTTGGTCTCCGTTCCATATACGCTTCAATTCGTTTAACATTACATCTTCATCACCTCCAAATGTAAAGTCGATTACTCCAGAATATCCACGGTCTTTCTATACTTGATAATAATCGTAAGAATCTTTAGTAGAATCTTGTCCGGTCATTCTATCATATATCTTTGGCCCATACATAAATAACATCTTATGTCTAAATGTATTTTCCAACTCGTTCGATATACTCTAAATAGATTGTTTATCAAATACAGTTTCATACGGATGCATTATATTACCAAGAGCATCTGTAGCAGAAGTAAATCCGTATATTTCTCCAAATATCGTATTAACAATACTGTCAAACTCTTCGGATGCTGTAACAACATCATTTTTAAGAATTTTATTCATCATATTGATAGAAGCATATAACTTCTTCTCTAAGAATGTAGATTCGAAATACTTATGTAGAGGATGTTGTGTAGAATCATCAGTATTCACCCATTTAACATCTCTTTCTCCATACTTAAACTTCTTATACTCATTTACAAAATCTCTACGAAGAGCGAGAGTATTACCAAACTTCTTAGTATCGATTCGAGATTTTTTAACTAGTTCAGACATTTCTTCTGCATACGGGTTTATTTTACTAAACGCCATAAGACTTATTACCTAGAATTCAAGACCTATTAAAGAATCAGGATTTTTAAGTGCTTTCTTTGCAGTATCTTTATCGAATACAATCTTCCAATTGGTAAAATTTCCAGATCTTATTTCGTTAAGTTTCTTTACCCACTGCATCTTATCGTTCTTATCTTTGATGTCCTGTATTTTGCTCCACAGTCTCTTTAAATATATATTTATTTTTTCGTCAAGTAGAGCGTACTTGGAAGTCTTTTCCGCCTCATATTTAAGGTTTTGTCCATACAGCCCGCCGGAGTTATTATACTCATCGGCATACTCTTTGAGAGCTGGTTGAGCTAAGAATAAGAATGTACTTTCACCCTTTCCTGCGCGCAACAAGAAGTTTGTTATATTATATGTACAACTATTTACATTCAAATCAAACACATACGGATCTTTCGCTACATCAACGTGAGCATTTACCATAGCTGATAGCCAGTCTGATATACGTATACCATCCTATCCAATAATTTCGTCAAGTTTCCCAAAACCAAACTCGTTTTCTCCATAATCTATTGAAATGTGAGCAAACTGAGTAAGAGCTAGGTTTGTTATGTTAAGAGCAAACGGTCCAATACCAGACTTACCGATAGAGAACTCCATTTTTCTACGTAACTAGAAATACGGATCTAATTCATACATAGATTCTCTATACCTATTATTGGTTTGGCGTATTGCAGGAAGGGTGCTATCTTGAATAATATTAGTTACTACATCAATAGATCCTCTTGCATTTGATCTATTTTTAATATCTGTTAGCACAGTAATATAATTCTATAATAACTTGTTAGATATAGCTCCTTTTGTAGAAGACGCTAAATCTTCTTCAACTTCTTCAAGTATACCATTCTTAAACGACATAGTCGCTAAATAAATTTTATCAACGTCAAAGTCAGAACCGGTCTGCGCGGTGAATTCTCTAGGAACAATGATAACGTCCCCGGCTTGTTCTGGAAGAACATCAGCAACTCTAAATGCAAATGTAGATGACATACCTTGGGTTGGAATACGATAACCTACGCCAAACACCATACCTTCTGAAAATTCCCTTTCTCCGGTCTCTTCATTTTTAGCTTTCCATCCTTTAATTACACCGTGATTTATAAGCCAATTACGCATCATTTTTGGTGTTTTTTGATACTCAAATGGAACTACTGCTTTAAAGAAATTCAAAGATAACATGACTTCCATTGTACCATCTTTCTCATTCCAGTTGAGTTCTTTTCCGTCATTAGGAACCCAATATCCGTCTATTTGTTCTGCAGATGTTCTAATCTGATTTGAATCGTAACTTACAGTTCCAAATATAGACTGCTGCACTGCGCTACCACCTTTTGTAGGTATATCAATAACATGAGAATTTACTAAAGAAGATACGCTATGTTCAAACAAAACACGTTGCATTAATGATTCTACAGTACCAGACGTATTAAGAAGATTTATGACACTACTCGGCAAACCGTTATTTTCAGCAATCTACTTAAAATATTTATGAACTTTTTCCGAGTCAATATTTCCATCTTCTCCGCAGAATCTATTATTTAGCTCTTTTATACCAATATCTGTAAGAGTATTAATACAATCCATAATTTCTCTGCGGATTTCTTTACCAGATCTCTTCTTATTATTTGGATCTCCTCCCGTATACTCCTCATCGTCGTATATATTACCAAACAAAATCTTAAACATCTGCGTACCAATGTTGCGTTCTTCATCCAAGTGTGCCTCAGTGTTTAATTGCATCCTAAGACCTCTTATATCTTGAACTTCTACATTAATAACATCGTTTGAATCATTCCATTTTTCAGTATTTTCGTCCAATATACATGCTGAAGGTTTGTCTAACGAGATATTTAATTCAGACAATGATGTGGTATTGGTATCGTATGCTTTATATGCGTCTTGAGCCATACCAACTTTAACAGCAGATTCAACAGTTATCATATCAAGAACTCCCTTGGATGTGTCGTTCATTCTGTCATATATCTTTCTACCAGTTTCGCTGCGCATTATATACTTAAACGCAGGGAATATAGCCATTTTATTGTATACAGAATACGCAATATTCTATCCAGAAGTAAGAGATTTAGGATCGTTCTTAAAGTAAGACATCTTTAGCGGATATAACTGTAACTTTGACACCTTTGCAGCTTTTTCTGGGTCTAACATCCATTCTCCATCATGTTCAAGTATTTCAAATGCTTCGTTATCGCTGTAGGTGGTTGTCATCGTTTCTCCACTATACGTTTTATACGTAATTTTTTGTGGTATTACAGACCATGTGCCAAGCATCATGCGAACCTTTCTATACATATCTGGACGGATAAATACTTGTGCGTCCGTTACATTTATACCAATATACGGCTTCGCTTGTTCTTGGGCTTGATATTGCACATCCTTCTTTATTTCATCAGACAGCGCATCGAATTCTTTTTTAAATGTGGTGTCGTTTGTGTATACTTCGTCAATTCTACGTTTATCTACACCAGCATGTCTTAACTAATCTGCAACCAGTTGTCTTGTAAATATATCTTTTATCTCATCAAAATATAAAGAATCTGCTATTACGTCTTTTATAGTTGCATTTACATATTTTGTACCTTTAAGCCATGGGAATCGTTCGTATTCTTCTTTAGAAAAATCTGTACGTAATTCGGCACCAGGAGACAACAGTCCACCAAGACGCTTAATTTTATCAGAATCCTTGTCTACCAAAATTTGTAAATCTACGACTCTTTCATTTACTATAGTATGTTCTGTCTATTTTGCGTACTTCCATTTATAGAAAGCAGGATCACCAGAGTATACTTTTTCTATCTCAATAACAGATATAATAGACTATAACGTATAATTACCTATTACCGATAACATCAGAGCATCAGATTTATCGCTTCTACCATAAGAAGATTCTGAACTTATATTAAGAGCTACTTTTTTGACAGTATCTCCGGTCTTTACGGAAGTTACACCTATTTTTTTAAACCTTTCTGCATACTCAGATATAAGTTGGTGAGGAATTGCTCTGTTACTCCAATGCCATTCTTCTATAGAATTTGGATCTGACGCATCTTTATAACTTTGTCGTTTTATCAACTAAGTTATTCCAGGCTTTGAGAACTTATTCATGTTATCGTAAACCCTACGAATAAGCATTGCGTTTATGGCGTCGTATAATTCCTGTTTTGCATTTTCAGATATTTTACCTTCGTCACCTTCTATAGTATCTACAAAGTAATCTCGTATTTCTGCAAGTCGCCTACGAACACTTTCAAATCCGTCCATTTCTCCACTGTGCGTTCTATAAAACCAGTTTCCGTCTCCGGACATTGGATCTTCTGCTTCTTTTTGTAAATTGTATTCGTATTCGAGAATTTGATTAAGATTGAGACCTCCTAAATCTTCACCTGGTATTCCAGGGAATTCCAATCCGTAGAAATATCTAAACTTACCGCCGTTTCCAGAGAAATCCATTCTACCACTTTTTACCTTTCCGTGATAATTTACTTTTCTAAGTTTTTTATTTTTTACTATTTCGGCAATATTGTCCTTATCATAAAATTCTTCTACAGAATTTAATTCATCTAAAAAATATCTTGCAAATTGATCGAGGGTTTCGTCTGAGAATCTAAGAGCCTTTTTCCCAGGGAACATTTCACTCTCTCGCTCTATCAACAAATCGTGGGGTAAATTAAATATATTTTCTGTCGGCTCTCCTTTTCTTGAAACAAGCTCCAACACGTAATACGTCTTTTTGTCGGCCATTGTAGGAAGAACAATCATGTTATTATTTGAAAGGAGCATTTTTGAAATAACATCTTCCATTGCGTTAATTCCGAAATAATCAACACCTTTCTTTAATTTTTCGTCCTCCATGCCAACATATACGTTTAATTTAAATTCTAAATTACCTTGTTTTCCGTTTGCGATGATTATTCTAGCTACATCTAGTATTTTAGAATTATGTGCATACGTTGTTTTTGTAAGATTGTTTACAAAGTCACCGTAATTTTTATTTATCCAGCGAGTTACATCAGAAATAAAATTATTTTCACCAACAGGATAAACAATTTTTCCGCCTGGGCCTGTCACCGATAACTCTCTTGACGAAGGGTGAATGTTATTATAGGCTATTGCCATTTTTTCCATCTCTCCGCCAAAACCTTCATATATTTCATCAAGCGGTTTAGGCTTACTCAGTTTATATATATTTAATCCAGCAACAGTTCTTCTTCCTACTTTAATTTGTGGAGTATGCGTAGAATTAAATACCGTATTTACAAAGAATGCGATATTTGCAGATTTATCTTTTGTAGCTTTTGCATCTTGCATTATTTCATCTACCGCAGCAAATAATTGATTTATACCAATTCCATCACCGTTCTATTTAGTATTTTTATTTTTACCTTTTGGTGTCGGAACATGCATCATTATATACTCCATCAACACATCTTCATCAAACGGTATAGACATATCGTTTAATAAAGTGACAATCATTGGAAGTACCTCATCCAAGGCTGCTTCTTTTGCTTTAGAGTCACCATATTTTGCATTAGATATAATCTATCGAATTTGATCAAAATTCTTCTTTATTACATTTTTTATATAATTCTTATCTATATGATAGAACTAATCATACTTTACTGCAGCAGAAGCGAAGAAATCAGTGGACCAATCTCTTGGCAACATTCTCTTTGCTTTAATACGATTATCGTTTATTATTTCTAACGCGCGTTCTTGGTCGTACTTCTGAGTTATTTTTTGCGATATAGTTGTTTCGAGACCTGCAATTGCATCCAAATATTGTTTAGATTTTCCAATTTTTTTCCGGTCACTCTTCATCTAAATTTGAAGTACCTTTGTAAGGTGTTTGTTTACGGTAGAATAAATCTGAGTCTACAACTATATATCATTTCCTACAGAAGCTATATTTTTATATAATTCTGCAAAGAAAGCTTTTGTTTTTGCAAGCCTTTGTACTTCAGACATAAGCTCTTCAAAACTGTCAACCTCGTGTAATTCTTTAGTTATTCTCTGCCAAGCATCATCAAAAGATACATACATAGGAAGGCCAGTCTCTGCATCTGTTTTTTGCTATAATTCCTTTTGACCTGTCTATTCATTATATACAAACTCAACATCTTTTATTTGAGTTAAAAATAGTTTTGCTCTATACGCAACATTGTCCTTTTGGCTTATTATATAGTTGTCATACAACTAAGATAATTGAGAAATAGAATCGTCCGGTCTATTTTGTTGATTCATCTAATCTTCGCCATCCGTCACTTTCTTAACGTTTTGCTTTCTATTAGATCCAACAACACCGTATTGTTTTAATAACGCGTTTACCGTATTTATAAAAGCGGCAGGGTTTTCAACAACATCCTATATAAACGGGTTTTTCTTTCTTATATTTGCAATACGAATTCTAGTCAAATATTTTTCAAATGAGTCTTTATTTATCCTAGAAATATTTTCTGCTTTCTTTATATTCATAAAGTCAATAAACCCGTGTGCAATATTTTCAGCTACAGCATAGAATTGTTGATATGTAGAAATAGTCTTAAAATTGTCTATTTGTTCTTCTGTTGCCCCCTCTGCTTCAAATTTTTTATAAGCCTCACCGTTGTAAGCTCTTTGGAAATCTTCGAGAGACTCTTGATCTATGAGTTGGTTCTTATAATTACCTTTAGCAATACCATCAAACAGAAGTTTTATCTAGTCTTTCTTTCCAAACTGTTTAATAAACTCTATAAATCTATTATATAATTTAATAGCCCATCTAGAGAATATATTTTTGTTTGCAAGAGATTCTTCATATACTTCTAATGCTTTACAATATTCAGCAAAATCGTCAGCCAGCAATTCTTCTATTCTTCTTTTAGAAAAATCTTTATATTCTGGATGACGTTTTACATACTCCTCATATATCTATTGTCTCTTTCGTCTGGAATGTAACAGTAGGTTTACATAGTGAAATGCTTCATGATAATGTATAGCGGAACCTCCGTATTTAGGTAAGAAAAATGTACCTTCAATAACATCTGTAAGTACATTGTTCATTACTGTCATTACACCATATATAGTCTTATTTGATACTGACTTTAAAACTGCGTTGGTAACAATAACCTGAGCGTCGTTTAAACCAAGCGTATCTTTTATCCATTTTCTAGCTTTATTTGCATCAAGAACACCTTCTCCAGGCTCTTCTGAGAATACACCTTGGACAGTATACCCCTGTTCCTAAACAAGATTTATAATATCATCTACAGGCTCTGTCATTACTATAGCTTTGCCATCTGGAAGAAGACTTGCAGTAAATAATGCCTACCCGGACGAAACAGAATCGTAATCAGAAGTAGAAGGAAGTTCAATATCTTCTTCTTTTAATTCTATTCCGTGCTTATCTTTTACATATTGTATGAAACGTTTTACAGAATCTTTCAGCCTTGATGTAATTTCTTCTTCTGAAGCTGGCTTTTCTATAGTACCCGCATCTATATCAAACAATGCATAAGCGTTTACTTCTCCAGATTCCTATGTTTCTGTAATATGTACAGTGTTTCCTATACGTTCAGAATCAAATTTACTAAGTCTAGATTGAATAGAAGATAATGTTGGAGTTTTATCGTTTTCAGGAGCTGACTATTTTTTAGATAACTTCTTCTTATTTTTAGCTTTCTATTCTGCTGTTTTAGCGGCGTTTTTAGCAGGAGTTTCTTGTTTTACACCATCACAATACACAAAAGGAGCATAGAATATAGAATCTCCAACACTTGTCATCAATTTTTTAGTTCCAATCATCCAAGCAATCAAAGATACATTCTTATTGCTCATATCAGAATTGAATAAATCTGATTTTTTAAACGTAAGATCGTCTATACCTGCTATTTTATATTCCGTAGCTTTTGGATTTTTGATAAAATAATCACGCAACGATTCAAGAATACCCATATCAAGTTGTTCTGTCATAAGCTCCCACGGTGTATTCCAGTGAAGATTATTGGCTATTGCAGCAATTACAATTCTTCTTTGAGTTTCATCCAAGAATATGCTATTTTCGCCATTTGATATATCGAATTCAGTACTTCTTGGTACTCCATTTATATCTTCAAGAGCTATAACAAGAGTGCCTTTTTCTTCGTTTATAAAGAACTGTTTCTTTGCAAAATGTTTAAATTTCTTTTCTTCTTTTCTTGTAACCCACGTACTCTTACCGTGATTTACAATAAGGCCGTTGCCTTCGTTCTCTTCGTTTCCTATAAGAGCTTCCTTTAATGCAGAAATATATTTTACAGAAATTCCAGCAAATACACTATCGTCTATTCTATCTGTTATCAAATAAAGAATAAATTCTGCTAACGACGGGACTGTATTTTCTTTTAACGTACCATCTGTATTAAATGTAAATTCAACGGAACTAGCATCTACATCTTCTGGAGTATCCTTGAATTTGCGTTCAGTTAACTGTATAGCTCTATCGTTACCGTTTACAGTTTCTGCAATAAAATATATTTTACCGGCTTTACCTCTACCTGCATGAGAATAATCTCCTTGAGAAAATAAATTTAACTTATCAATCTTCGGTTTAGTAGGCCTTCCGTTTGCGTCAAACGACGAGAAGGCTCGTTCACCGCGACCAACACCAAGACGAACTTCTTCTTTATTTATTTGTTCAGTAAGTTCTTCTAAATCAGAACTCATACCAAACCCACCGTCCAACAGACTTCTAAATACAGGATCGACACCGTCGTATTTATCGTTTATCTTTCCGTCAGATATACGTGGATTTAATGGACTACCTTGTTTATATTGGGTTGGATCTGCTTTTAATACATAGTTGCCATCTGCATCTTTGTCCAAAAGTGCATCTATAATTTGATTTCTGGTATTACGAAGATTTGCAATCTGCGCTTCTATATTTTCATTAGAATGTACACTTCTACCACCAGATAAGAACGATCTTGTTATAAGATCTACTCTATTTTTAGTTTCTATATCGAGATCCTGATACCATTTATTTACAATAGTCTTTCCTTCATCGTCATATTTCAACGTAGCAGGATCTACACCTATATGATATTGCAAATACGCATTTCTTCTAGATATAAAAGTTCCAAAGCTTACGTTTTCTGCATGTATGCCGGTTTCATCTTTTACCACATACTTTTTGCCAGAATATTCAAATGAAGACCAGAACATCTAATCCATTTTGTTTCTGATGTCTCTTTCTCCATTCATATCATACCCTTTATACGTAGCGAGACCTGTTAAGAATGTAGCATATACATCTTCACCGTCTTGTAGTATTAAGGCTACAACAAGGTTATCTGGGTTTTTTACATCTACAACTTTTGTTTTATCTGCAGTTATTACAAAATACTTATCTGCTTTATCAAACCACCCTGGAATAATTAATTTCTATGCTAACTCTGCAGGGGATTTTAATTTACCATTATTTTTAAAGATAATTGGAGTTACAGTATTATCTTCGTTTCTTATTCCAGCAATCCAATCTGGAGTTTTGTCTATTCTTGGATCGTATTTAAATGTTTGTCCAAGAAAATCCGTATATATTTGATTTGGAGTAGAAACAAAACGTTCGTTATTTTCAAATACGTTTCCATCTGGGACAGCATCTGTGTTTTGATTTGCCAAATCAATAACAGCATCGGTATTTTCTCCAGCACTTGATTGTGCTTGATCAGAATCGTCCGTATTCTCTAAGTCTTCGTCATCTACTTCGTCAGTATTTTCTCTTTCTGATGAATCTTGCACACCATCTGTATTTTCTTCAAGCATCCCTAATTTTTCTCTTAGTGCACGCTCGTCGTCACTCATTATAGTACGCTTCTTTTCCTTTTTACCATCTACAGCATCAGTGTTTTCACCTGCAAAATCTTGTATTGCATCTGTATTTTCAGCAGCGTAATCTATTATTTCATCAGTATTTTCTTTATTTGTAGGTTGCTGTTGGGCAGCGTTTGTGTTTTCTCCTTCAAACTACTGTATTACAGTATCGAAATCTTGATTTTGAACGTTTATGGCATCTGTATTGTTACCATCAGCCTATTCTCTTACTTCAGAAGGAGATGCTGTTTGCCTAAGATACTCTCTGTGATTTACACGTTTGAGTTCATCATCAAACTGCATTTCATAATCAAACAACAAATCTGCAGCTTCTTTCTGCATGGATTCAGCATCTACATCCACATTAGACACAGTATCGTCCTAATCCGTATGTTCGTGTAGGTGTTTTGTGTATTGTTCAGATAAATCTCTTAATTTCTTAAGTTTATCTGCCTGCTATTTATTATATTCAAAAACAATACCTTTATTTGTCAATGGTTTTTTACCATCCTTTTCGCGCTATTCGTTTGTTTGTTTTAAGAATAAATCTTGCTCTTCTTTTGGAAGTTGTTTCCAACTAAGTTGCGTAACAGATTCTAATGCAACACGAGGATCTATTTTTCCTTTTAATATAGCATTCGCTACAGGTTCTATTGAATTGTATACAGATCTATTTAATATCATTCTTCGCTGAATTCTATTAAATTCGTCCTATGCCGGAAGCCTACCGTATTGTTTTTCCAGTCGTTTTGCAACGTTCTAAACAAATGGGATTTTTTTCTAACCAGGTTTAGCCTTCTTATTTAATTCAGCAATAGCGTCGTTCATAACTTTTGACATGTCATCGTCAAACAGTTTTAACATTTCGCTTTCTGTTTTTTCTATAGATTTTATCATAGAACCGAGTCTTGACGTAGATACATCTATACCCAATTCTTTTGATATTTCTTCAAGAAGCGTTTTTCTATCCTTTAATCTCTATAAAAGATCTTCACTGTTCAATACAAACCTACTGCTATACAGATGGTTTAAATATTGCTCTACATATTCAAGATATGTATGTTCGTGTTCGGCATCATAATTATCAAGATCTTCTTTCGCTTTACTCAGCTACCAATCCTGCGCATTTTCATTCTTTTGCAGACTGTCGTAAATATTCTACAATTTCTTTCTACCTGCAGATCTTCTATTTTTATAATCTTGATAAGAATTCCACATCATTTCCATTAAAGCGTCATATTCTGGATCCATTGCTTCACCAACTGGATTGTCTAAACGACGCATTATTTCACGATAGGTAGAATTTTTTATTTGATCTAATTCATGATTATCGTTTTCTATATATCTAGAGGCGTCTCTAAGTTGAGTAAGTTTTCTTGCACTCTATATAATAGCTTGCTTATGTTCTTTAGATCCTACAGATATTTCTTTTTCTTGTAAATACTTTTTGAATAACGGATGTTCTTGTATATAATACAGATTATTTAAAAGCTCTATGTCACGATCTATGTATTCGTCTGTAACCTAATTTCCTTTAAACGCTTTTAAATCTTCTACAGATTTTCTTAATCTATCTATAGATATACCGTGTTTTTGCAAAGCATCATAAAATATACCAAGATGCTTATCGTCCTAAGCTTGCCCATAATGTTCACCGATAAGAATGTCCATTACCTTGTCGTTTTTTATTTGAGCAAATAGGTTTCTAAGATTGTCTTTTCCGTTAGATGGAAATATATTTGATACTGCTTGAAAAGCGCCACCTCCCATCAACATACCTGTTATGCCACCAATCTGCATAGCTCGTCTAAGCTAATGCGATCCGTTGTCGGGATCTCCAGGCAACATTCCCATATATGCAGCCACAGCATCTGTTGCCAAATTAGTATCTTCGAGAATAGACGCCATTGGCAATAATGATTGTTCTTGGCTATATTGATCATACAATCCTCTAGAATATCTACTTTGAAGTAATTCCTGTTGACCTTCTTCTATAGCCTCCAACGAACCTATATATCCAAGCTTTTTTCCAACTCTTGTTAAATATTCTAAACTATGTTTTGCAGCAAGCTTATTTCCTATATTATTTAATCCGGAAGAACCAAGTTTACTTATCGTTCTATCAAACAAAGTTCTTGCTTGCTGTTGGTATGTCTGATCAGCAAGTTTGTTAACTGTACCTTTTCCAAAAGAACGTAAAAAAGATCCAGAATATCCTAAGAATGGCATTGCCTCTATATAATCCTTTACAGCAAGTGCCATGTTATCATTGTACACCTTCTTTAGTCCCTGTCTACCAGCTTCTTTTTCTTTTTCAAATACAGAATCTTCTGTATTTATATCATATGCAAGGGCATGCTAAACAAGATCAATATCTGTCATATTTGTAGGATCGATACCCATATCCTATAGATATTCTTTTGTCTTTTCAAGAACCTTCGGCATATCAGCGCCGCCTTGCATTGATTTTGTAAGTACTCTGGAAGACCACGCATCAATCACTTCAGAATTAGTTTCATGTTCTCTCATTCTATTTATAAAGAACATGTTAGAAGCTGTTGTACCTAGTTTTAAACCTAAATCTGTTGTAGCAATTGCATTATTAGTAGATGATATTATTTTTTGAGCACGTTCTGCCGCTTTTGCTAATTTAGCGGCTTCTTCAATTTTTCCAGCAGCATTAAGCTTACGTAAATCATTAATAGTAGCGACGGCATTTACATATGGATTTCTTTTTATAGCAAACGTAGCAAGCCTACGAGCAAGTAATCCTGCTGCGGCATCAGAAGTCATCATTGCTCCCATGTTAACAAAATCACTGTATGACGAACCTGTTTCTGCAATGGAATATAATAATTGATCTGGTAACAATCCTCCAATTATACCAGCATCATTATTCTCAGAATAATATCTAAACTTCGGATTTATTTTTTGCGGATCAAAATACCAAGATCCGTTTTTATATTTGTTTGCTGTTTCTTTTTCTGCCTATACGCGCTCATCGTACTCTCTGTTCCAATAATTGCGCATACTCTTAACCTTTGTCCTAAGCTCTTGAGTATTTCCTCCGTTTCCATTCAGGTTATCCCTATCGTAATCTTTAAACATTGGATCAGTCCAACGGTCATTCTCTAAACTATGCCGGATTGCTCGGCGCATATAATTTCCATCGGTACCACTATTAATAAGTCTGTTTATACCTTGCTAAACAGAACCAGCTATGTTTCCTATAGTGGACGAAAATTCTTCTAATCCTGTAATTGGATTATACCAAGCCCCCAGGTTGTGATCCGGACCAAAGTTTTCTGAAAACGCTTTAAAATACTCTTTAGATTTAGCAGAATCTGTATCAAAGAAAAGTTGTGCATTTATGTCATTCTTTTTTCCAGTTGTCTTTATCTTCTCCTGGAAATCTGCAATGTTTTTTTCATTTTGCAAATATGCATCCTTAGCCTTCATGGCATTCTCTGTATCACCAGACTATATTGCTTTTTGATATTGATCAAGCAAACCAGATCTATTATCGAGCATTTGAGCGTACTTCTCAGCCTCATCCAAAATATTTAAGCTTTCTTTAGCTTCGTTTATTTGGTTGAGTCTGTTCGTCATTTCTGCTTGTAATCTCTTTTCCTACCAAAGTCTATATGCATCTTTCACGCTTGCTGCATCCCAACGTTCTTTGGCGTTTTCATAATTACCAAATAAGAAATGCATAGGACCGGAGAATATAGATTCTCCTCCTAACTCTTCTGCAGGAATTATTTTTCCTTCTTCTCCTACAGTAGGATAATATTCGTTTGCAATACCTGTATTAGAAAACGTAGAAACGTTTTGTGTTGTATAAGGTAATGCTTCGGAATAAGATGTACTTAAACCATAAGATCTGCGCAAGTTTTCCTCACGCAGATTTCTTCTTATGGCATCTCCCTATTGATATCTAGGGTTTATTCTGAACCTTTTGTCCATAATCGTTATTGTAACATTTGAATAGCTAATTCTTCCAGGGTCATATCATCAATATAACTCTGATTTTCAGAGTTTATTATGTTTTTATCTGCGACACCCGCATTGAATTCAATAATATCAGAGAGAGCATTTATATCTCTAAAGTTCTAACCACCAAGATTTTCTATAGTTCTTATAACAGGTACTTCGTAGTATGTATCAGAGCTATGTAGTTCATTATTTTTATCTCTATATGTAATCTTTTGGTCAACAGGTAATAGTCCTAATTCTTTACACAAACTGTCAATATCTTTATATTTCTGTTTATCTGTATAACTTAAAGAATTGTAGAACTGTTGTATTTGGCTTCTAGTCATTAGTGGATGAGACAATATGTCGAGTTGTTTACCAACTCTAGTTGTACTTGGTATACCTGCAGCTTTTACGTCATTTTCATCTATAGAAATAGCCGTACGTCCTTGTAAGAATCTATCAAACTTACTATGTATATCATTATGCTTAAATCTAGCATTACCAGATATACCAAGCTATCTTACTGGAGCATAATGATACCCACTACCAAATCGTACGTTGTAATATCCATTAGAAAGATCTGGATCTTTTATAGTATTATCAGCACCTACAAATTGTTGATGTAATACTTTATTTTGTATAGAACCAAGACCTTCTGCAGAAAATCCATCCCAGAAATCAGAAGCACGCTTCTTTGCATCTTTAACACTCATTTGGCCTCGTTTACCACCAGATGTACTCCATTCTGGAGAACTAGACTTTGCCTTCATTATCATTTTCTGCATATCTTCCTGTTGGTAATTCTGCAAGAATGCTATTTCTTCTGGTGTCGCTTTGTCTCCTTTTTTGATTATATCTCGTATAACATGCACAACATATTTGCCATCTTCCGTTTTTCTAGTATCATATCTGCTTGGATAATAATTTCCGTGGTAGAAATTAGACCACCTACTCTTTTCGTATTGATATACATTATACGAAGAGTTCTGAGATTGATCATAAACGTTTTCCTTACCTTTTTCTGTTGTATGTACAGTCTTTGCGATACCTACAGAAGGACTTACACCGTACGGAGAAGGGGTTACGATTCCCTTTGCAACTTGTTTTTCAACATCTTTTTGTCCAACAACCTTTCCACGGTTCTCTACACTCTTTGCCATTTTATCCCAATAATCAATAATTGTGGCAAATGTATTACCAACAGATTCTCTACCAATTTGTTTTTGTTCAAAGTTTGCATTCATGTTCCTGTTTAATCTATCCATGAATGTAGTAGGAGCTTCAGTAGGATTATTCGGGTTTGTTTGTGCACTTCTACGTAGAGCAGCTATTTGCCTTGCTTGTTGATTTTTAAGTTCTTGTAAGTACAATTGATTTACAGATCTAGTAGGATTAATAAGATACTCCAAATTTGCTACAGCAACGTCTTTCTATAACTACTTTTCTATCTAATCTGCAGTAGGATTATCTATACCAGCCGCACTCAATTTATTCTTTGCCAACTATCTATAATAATCTGCATATATACTACCATTCCAGCCGGGAGTTTGTCCAGAAGCAATGTCAAGAAGATCTTTTGTAGTAAATCCTAAATAGTCGTATCTTGGATCATACTGCATTCCAAACGATTCAACTCCAGCTTTATCCAACATGTGAGCTGTTCTGTTATTATACCAAGATTCTGTAAGCTCTTTAAGCGTTTTTACTTCTGCTGGAGATGTTCTATCCCATATTCCATTTCCTAGAGTACTCCAATTATCCAATGATCTCCCTTGATTAGCAAAATTCTCAAAATTAGGATCCCACTTACCAGTTGCTTCAAGAATGCCTCTGTTTTTTATATATTCTTTAGCGTTCTCAGCGCTTGTTCTGAGTTTAGCAACTTTACCAACATCAATACTATTGATCATCTGTGCAATAGCAGCACGGCCTTCAGCAGATCTAGTTAAATCGATACCTTTAGAATACGCGTCATTAATGAAATTCCTAATTCTACCTGTAACATTGTTGTTATACCACTCTTGATCAGCAAGAATAGGAGTAATAAAATCACCGTACTCCTTCTTGAATTCCTTCATATCTTGAAGTCCTTGCTGATAATCCGCATAAACAGCATTAAAGTATTTGTCCTAAGCATCTAGGACCATTTTAGCCATTGTTGGATCGAATATTTGCTGTCCTGTATATTCGATCGGCCTTTCATATCCTAAAAATGCCATAATTATTTAAAATTTGAATTAAATGTATACGGTTGATATGTATCATACCAAGGTATATAACTTGGAGTACTATAACGCATCAATGACGACGGAATATTATATTGCAAAGATGGTTGGTACAAAGAATTAGAAAACATCCGTGGAAGCGACGTATTTAATCTTGGAGCAATATATGGAGATGTTCCAATAGATGCTGTCGCTTTTGTAGATGGTGTTACAGCAGTTGGTGTATTGTTTCCGTTAAGCCAATTATTTAACCACTACTATTCAATATTTGTTTTTTTATCAATTAATTCCAACTCTTTTTCTTTAAACTTCTACGCCTACTTAAATTGACTATAATCCATTTGATCTTTTACAAGATATGGTAAAGGTGCAAATCTATTCTTCCAATTATATGTATCTTTTAAATCCTTTGCACCAACAGCTCTTGCATATCTATTAAGCTGATCAGTAGCAGTTTGTATACGCATATCTTCCGCATGAGCGTCAGTATTAGCTAATAGTTTTCTAGCAGTTTCTCTTCTTACTCTATTGTGTTCGTCTATATTGAGTAGCTGCTTCATTTTTTCATTCAATCCGGTACGATCTGCAGAATCCATCAAAACAGCTCTTCCGCCCATACCGATACCAGGCATACGGCTAATTGCATATTTGTTTCTAGCAACTTCGTCGTCTATCATATTCATGTAAGGTCTAGAAGGAATCATGTCGCCTAATATAGCGTATGCCTAATTTCTTGCAGAAGAATAATCCGGTGTTACGAGTGGTGCTTCTGCTGGACGATTTATATCCTTATTGTACTGTTGTGTGGCAGCTAGCATCTATGCTATGTTTGGCATAGCCATGAATGCTCTATCCCACCAGCCATCTTTAAGTCTAGGAAGTTTTCCGCATTTATATCCTTTTCCGTTTTTATATTTCATTTGCATATCATTCATTGCTTCAAGCGCCACGGATTCATTTCCGCCATTTTTAATATAATCTGAAATTCCGCCTTTGTTTGTCCATACAATAGATCGCGGATCACTTATCATTTCTCCAAGTAGCGTTCCTTTTCTTGCTACGTATTCGTCCTTATTATTCTTTTTACCTGGTACTTCTACCTTAAGTCCTCCTAGCTGTACAACTTCTCCTCCAGATAATCTAGCAACGCCTTTACCGCGCGAATATCCAGGGAGTTTTCCATTAGCCGCACCAAGACTACCAGATTTAGTTCTACCATAAAAACCCTATTGTGCGTCTTTACTTTTAGCAATGGATTCTGACATACGTCCCTCCATTGTTGTAGCATCGGTAACATCTTGAGCAGCTTGCCTTGTTTCTTCTTCTGTATCTCCGAATCCAGCAAGATATGCCAATCCTCCAAGAAGTGCTCCTGCTCCTGCTCCAATGGCTGTTCCTACTACTGGAAAAGAACTTCCGGCTGCCATTCCTGCCAATGCTCCAGCAGACATACCCGTTCCAATAGAAGACGCTGTAAAATTAAGGTTTCGGCTTGCACGCTAAGCTCTCGCATATTTGAGCTCATTTCCTAGATTTACACCACCATATTTAGTATACTGATTACCTAAGTCTGTTGTGTATATATTTTTAGTCAATGTATCGCGCATCTAACCAGCACTTCTATGGTCTTTGTTTGCAGCAAATTGCATACCCATATCAGCAAGACCATATGCTGTGCCTATACCAGCAGTAATACCTCCTAAAGAATTTAATCCAACTTTACTTGCTGCCTGTCCAACCCCTTTTTGTCCAATTGAATTTATATTTCTTATTACGTTAGAAACATCTCTTACTCCACTTGATGCCAAAGACGCTCCAAATCCAGAAGCCGCAGTATTCACAGCAGCATTTGCAGCTGGTACAAAACTCTTTAAATTTTTTAAAGTTTCTAAAGCAAACGATGAATTTATTTGAAGCTTATTTAGTGCACTAGGAATAGTATTCTATCTAGTTGTCTATATCTCAGGATACAGATTCTATCCAGGTGTACTGCTCATCTATTGTCCTCCAATCCCGTAGTTGGGTTGGTAGCCTAAACTAGTAGGCATTCTTGTTCCCAGCCAATATCTGGGCAATTTATTTTTTCTTTTCATATCAACTATAAGATTGTCTGAATTTAGTTATTATGTGTGATATAGTAAGGAATTCTGTTGGATTTGTACTCTTTATATTTACTCTTAGCCATTTACCGCGTATTCTGTTTCCATAACCATCTCCTGTGATATATCTAGGTATATTATATATCACATTACCTTCCCTATCAGTATACGGTTCCATATTGCCGCTGAACTCTTTATTTATAATATCGCTTTCAAACGACATTACCGCTCCTTCTAAGAATGCACTATGATCTACTTGTGTGAAAGCATCTCGTTTAATTGGAATAAACTGCTGAGAATCAAATACTTTTGTTACAGATGCCATTGGGTTTACAATAAAACTAACAGCCAATGGATATAAATACGAAGTAGCTTGTTCTAGATAGTTATGCTTTTTTATATCAAGTTTTTGATGTTCGTTGTCTACAGTCAAACCATACAGGTGATTCTTTATATATAACATAAAATCATAACGTCTTGTATATATAGAAGTACCGATATTATACTTTATGTTTAGCACCATCTAGTCCTAACCTAAACATTTACACAACACTTCGTCGTTTTGTAAATCGTAATCTACATGCGGAACATCTGCCGTTATGTATCGATTTACTAAGTTTTGAATATTTAGTTGTTCTCCTACATTTATTGCCCTACTTTCTGCAAGTGCCGCAATAGCTTTATTATTTATATCTACCCAGAACACTCCTCCTTCAGTTGTTCTAGCGCAGAAATCATAAAGACGCATTCCATATCTCGTACTTATATAATCATAACGTGACAATATGCCTGCCTGTCCCAACATTATAGTGTTGCTGTTCTGATCATTCACAAGAGAACGTTCATTAACGCTGAACCGTCCGCATGCGTGATCTTGCCAGTAATACAACATGTTCTTATCTGTGAGTAGGTTTGTTATTTGTCCGTATTTACTATCTACATCAATAAAAGATGCTGCTTTGAATATAAGGAAGTTATCTATAAACTCACCATTTGTCTTCAAATCAGAGTAATAAGTACGCTACTTAAAACTATTTGTTTCGTTTTTGTCTGTGCTTATTAATGTAAACACATCATTAGAAGCGTCGTTATCAGAATATATCATGTTATACTGATGAACAGGGCGGTCTTGTGTAGTAACGCCATCTATTTGCCCAGGTTCATATAACAGATTTTCGCTTTGTGTGTTCATAAGATTCATTCCATAATCAAAATAAGTATTTACTTTTGATTCAAGAGGAATGTAATTTACAACCTACGTGGACTGGAGTGTATCCATAGAGTTAAAATCATATGCTTTATACATAGTTCCCAACTCATGCGGAGTAATATAAACATCTCCATCAAATACAGTTAGTGTTGTATTATCTTTTGGCGTACCATTTGCATTATACGATACATTGAAATAGTTTCCAAACCCGTAATATTGAGTAAATTCATCAGATTGAACATCACTTGTCTTTGCTTCGTGAGTTATATTGCATATAGAAGTATAGAAGGCACTAGAATTCAATGGGAATAAACCGGTTTCGTTCTCAGTAGTAAGTAAGAAACAAGATGGTCCCGCACCTATATATCCTATTTTTACAGCCTGATTATCTTGTGTCATTGGATATACAGCAGCTTGCAACCAGTTTCTATATCTTTTTGTTCTACCGTGCATCTCTGCTGAATTTGGACCATCCCCGTCACTTGTAGTATAGTCCATATTAGCCTGACTTTCTTCTCCAGGCCTTAAATCATATTTTGCGAATGAGACCCAATTGTTGTACACATAGGAGTCAATATTTGTAGTAAAACTCTTATATTTCTTTATGGCTGTATATATATCTTCATCTTCGTTTCGTTGTACTTCACTAAATGCTGAACTCCATTCAGGTATCTTTACATCTTTTATTTGATTTACGTCCTATGTACCAAAACCAGAGAACGATCCACCATTTGTTTTATAGAAGTTAAATATCCAATGTCTTGCCTATTTTTTGTCAGACGAAAGCTTTTCTACATAAAGTCTATTTATTCCTATTGTACCTTCTTGCGAATCATAATCAACAGGAGGTATTCTAGTGTTTACTGTTAATACTGTAGGCTAATATTGAAGATCTACTTTAATTACTATAGATCTATTTAACGTTGCCGCTTCGTTTATAAAATCGGTTACATTAGAATGTGATATTATGTTGTCAGAAATGCTCATGACAGGACCAGCTACTAAACTATCTGGCTCAAGTCTCATAAATTGCACGTCTGTTACGTTTGGATCGTCTACACTAAGTAGTATACTTTGAGCAGATGTACTCAATGGGCCAACTGCGAACATGTTTCCTTTACCCTAAACAACTCCAACATTATATGTTCTTGTCGTTTCTTCTGGAGTATAATACGAAGAATTTGCACTTGCTGTCATTGAGTTTGGAAGTGCTCCGTCATATATAGTATCTTTTGTGCTGTTTGTATATTTAGCAAAAACAGAAGATACGTACAGCATTTCTTCTATATTTGTATCAGACGTATTTACTCTGGACAGAACATCATTTCTTCTAAAGTCTATTTCAGATGAAAAAATCTAATATAATTTGTGGTTTCGAGTTCTCGCTCTAAGATCTGCATAATATCCAAGGTCCTGGCCATTTGGTGCAGATACCGTTTTACTATAATAATACGACGGAAAAATATACAACCCGTTAACAGACATAAATCCGCTAGGATAGAAAGGAGATTTTTTTGTTACACTATCCTATGCATCAGATATTTCTTGTATATTTGTATCAAGTATTGCTTGTGATATTGGTCTAGCTAAAGCAACCTATAGTAATGTTTTTTGATATACTTCTGAAGAAGATCTACGAATAACCTAGCAACCTACAATACTACTTATAGCATCTGGATCACCAGTAAGCGTCGGAAGTTGTATTTTTACTCCAATAGGATGGGCCAATAATTTTCCATTTACACATTCAAAAGGACGTGATGTGTTATAATCAGAAATCGCTTTTTCATCTAGACTTATTACATCTGTTCGTCTTCCTTTATTGTCATAAAATACTAATGCGTATTTATACTTCTCTCCGCGTCGTAAAGATCTTAAGAGACTAGAAGTAATCATATCATTGTAGGAAGCTTTTACAATCTAAGGATTTACTCCACGTTCTGTTAAATAACTCAATACGGAAGAACCATCGGAGAAAGTACTATATTCATCTTTATAATAGTGTTTCCCGGGATCAGGTATATCTCCATCTATTTTATCTGATAATACAACAGTTGCTGTTATTTCACTTATTGACCCAGCTGTACCAAGGCTTACGTTTTTCAGTATTGTATCGTCTGTAACATTTCCACAAAACATATATTCCTAGTTCTGTTCTATTGTTTGTGGAATAAGTATAAGACCGGACATTGCGGCAAACTCCTCCATTGAAAGTTTTTGCAGAGGGTCTATACCAATATCGTTTAATACAAAAGAATTGTTTTGGCTTTTTATATCTCCATCGTATATCAAAGATACTTCTGCATCATGTCCGGGTGTTATATAAGATAGTCTATATACTTGTATTTTTTTATATCTGCTAGAATACCCGGTCATATCTATCGACAACGATAATCCAACGGACGTTTCTGTGTTTTCAGCATTACCTGTCTCTTTTGATCTAGACGAATCAATAACCTATATCTTATTAGTTAGAGGAGCTAATTGAGTGGTATTACCATATTTATTGTAATATCTATATGTGTACTATACCTACTATGTTGTAAGTCTTCCAGATATAATATCTGTTATAACCACCCTCTTGTCTGGTATCTCTCTATTATTTATAAGACTATCAATAGGTACAGGAGTTCCGTTCGTTATATAAGGATGATCCTGTTCATCGTCAACTCTTAAACTTATAATAGGGTCTTTACCAGTAGCTATGTATAGTTTTATTACGTTTTCAAGCTCTTTATATAATACAGCTGATATCTTCCCTGGAGCATTTCCTTCCCATACACCGTTTGCAAACCAAACCTACTTAAATTCACTGCATTCATTGTTAACTTCGTCAACAGTAAATTTCCATACGTGTAAGTCGCTATCATTTGTAGTAACAACAATAGCTAACTGATCTACAGAACATACTGCAATTATTCGTTGATTGTTTGATATAGTACCGAGAGAATCTATACTGACGCCACTGGGTACAGGAGTAACAATTCCTTCGTGCACAGAAGAATAGTCACCAGAACTACCAAGGAGCTGATTCTTAGTAATTCTAATGTTCTGACCATATATGTATTGCGCGTTGTCTATTTGGTCAAATGCGGTGTCAGAATTCATTCCCTTCGTAAACGAGTTTATATAGGAATTGTTCTCATTAGTAACCATAATAGTAGTCGTTATAAGTTAATTGTTCTTTTCCAATATTCTTAAAGAATGTATCATCTCCATCCCAATCAGGGATAAGCTTATTCCAATCATTCTTTATATTCTGCATATCATCAGGCGTTGGCATCATACATTCAGCATATGCCTGATTTCTATAAAAGTTCCACTGTTGCTGTGTATAATAGTATGTCTGCTGTGCATACTTCTATGCATATTTAGAACTACTAGTAGTAAGCTTACCACTCATAAACTTAGGGAACGTAAGCTTCATTACAACATACCAGTAAACTGCTTCCTAGAATGAAGGGAGGTCTGGAATAAGAGGATAACCTCTCTCATCTACTGCTATAGCTTTATATGAAAGCCGTATGAATCCGTGTCTCTTATTTGTTACAATCCAACCAGGTTTAATGAAATACTCAGGTTTATCTAAGTGATTTGGCAACCATTTGTTTGCATACCTCATTCCATTATACATGTATAGTTGATGCTATGAAGTAGGTAACTTGTACATCATAGGCTGGTGTGGAGGTGGTGGCATTGGCATAGGATCTGGTACAATAGCAGGTTCCTGTATTGCCAAGTTAGCCGGATCGTGCATAACAGTAGCTGTGGGATGCGGGTGTGGATGAGGATGTTGCTTAGACTTAAATATCCTTGTCATTGTACTCATCGGCTACCAGTGCACTCCATCTTTACTATATGCTACACCATCCAGAGACACTAAATCTTCTGGGATAGGAACCTAATAGTCTTGTATCTTTAGAATAGGTAAATCATCTGTCCCAGATTCTCTTGTGATATACTACATAGGAGCACCAATCTTTTCCACGGCTTCAAAAATCCACTCTCGTATATCTGTAGTACGCTGTTTCGCTTCTGTGGAATCCAAATCAGCCATGATTTTTGCTATGACTGATTCACACTTTGTATATTTGTATATCATTTATATCTATATAATCGTGTTTATTAAATATTAGTTGAGCTAATCTGCGTTTATTCTATCTTACTAAACATAACTGATATTTGTATCTATCAGGGAATGTTCTAGGTATCTTAGACCAGTATAGTCTATATTTATACCCATTAGAATGTTCATTCAAATGATAGATACGTTTATCATATTCTTTACTCGCTTTATAGTCCACAGATAACGAATCTGGAGTAAGCGTCTTGGGTCTATATTTACCCACCTAAATAAAACCTAGCCCATAAGGCATTTTAAAGCCGTCTGAGCGCTCTAACACGTATTCTAGAATAACTTTACACATCTCGTCTAAAATGCGCTTGTAGAGGCTGTAATCAACCTCTACGGGCATTGTACGATACATGTCTCTAAACGTTAGCGATTGTTTACTTCTCATCTTCCTTTGGTCCGTCAGGCTTTATACCGTCCAGCGTAGAGTTGTTATCATCATCGCTAGGTCTATTGAGCATAAATGCAAGCTCATTGTTCATTATAAGCTTTTTGATATCGGGAACCATCCATGTAGGAATCTGTATATCATCCTCGTCTGGATCTTCCACGCTATCTTCGTCTGCGTCATCTTCCGGCTTCTCATATACAGCTAGAACGTAGATATAATCAAGGAGTCCTTGATCCTGTAAACCTTGTACATATACATGCTTATCGTCCATATAATAGGCGGTCAGTTCCCCAAACGTATACTTGCGGAAGTACTGATAGTGTCTACGAATATGATTCATATACTAAATATTCTCGCCGGCCTCATCGTGCACAGCAAGAATACTAGTCCATTTGTTTCCGTATATGTTTTCTAGAGTATCTTCGGTTTTTTTGGTAAACAAGTTTCTACCTTTATCCTCAGATTCTACAGGTATAAGCTTATGCTTAGTCTCCTTCAAAAATAAGAATTCACCGTCTATTAGATCGGTAATATCCATTCCAGCCTACTCCTTAGCTTCAACCTCATCCAGGTGTTTCTTCCACAGCATCCTGCGATAATGATCAATCCAGGCTGCTATGTGTGCTCTTGAGAAGTCCTCGCTTTCGCTTATATTACTATTTCTAGCTATGAGAAGTATATCATCAATAATCTCTCTAAGAGATGTTTTCTATGGTGAAATCTTGCTCATTTTATTTTGTTGTTGATTCAACTATTCTTATGTTATTGCTCTTAAGTAGCTCATTAGTATTATAGTTAACATACTTACGTTTTTCTACTTTCTTCCAATCCCATGTGAATAGTCTCTTTATGAAGTTCTTTTTGTTCTTATACTCTTTAGTAGTATAGATATATAAATACTGCTCATTCTGTATATCTAAGCCTATATTTACAGTATCTCTACCAATAGTATAGTAGACGGTAGTAAGATCATTATACTTTAAAGAATCAGTATAAGTAGTATCTTTTAGTATAGTTACTAAGTCACCCCCTACCCCCTTACTATCATTAACGTTTAAAACCTGAGATTGCGTTGCAGCAGTTAAAATAGATTTTGATTTAAGTTTTAACTTATTTCTTATACTATCTAACTTATGTAACGTAATATCGTTTTGTCTCTCTAATTCTTTTATGTCTAGCCTTAAAACATTATTAGCCTACTAGGAGCTATCTAATAACCCCTAATAGGCTTCAATGTTGTTCTGAGCCATTTCTAGCTCCTGTGACAGCTTTATATTGCTTCTGTGGGTATTTATACCCCACAACAGTAAAAACGCAACAGAAGCCACGCAAATGCCCTTAACGGCCATCTTCCAGTGGTTCTTCAGCCACAGGAGTGTCGTTAGTATGTTCATCATCAAAATTTAGTTCTATTCCTGTGTAGTCCTCACCTTTCTTCCTGAGAAATTTACCGAGTAAACGCCAAGGACCCTTTGGATCAAGTGTATTTAAATTTTCTATAATGGACCAAATTTCAGTCAATGTTATAATTACGGCCGCACCTCCGGTAAGTAAAAATACTCCAGATTCATCAAATACAGCCCATTCGAGGCCATGCAATAAAGCTAATATTATTGCTTCATCTTTGATCTTTCTAAGCGTACCATCCCAGTTCTTACCGCTTTCAATTTTCTTTTTAAGTTTCCTAGCTACTTTCATTCCGTAGACCATATCTACGGTTGTAGTAACGAAACATATCGCCAACAGATACCATATAGGAGCAAAGTACGATACTACAGCAGAACCTATGCCAAGTAAAAACTTGCCTGTAGCACTACCGTTAACCATTGTATTTAATGTGTTAGCAATAGCCTATAGTGTATGTGATATGTGTTGTATCATAAATTAAGTAAATCTTCTCTTTGTTCCATCAGCGGCTTCGCCCATATCAGATATATAGAACCATATATTGATAGTCTTAGCAACAACTATCTGTCCGTTATACGATCCGTATATAGTAAAATCTAAAGAATCTTTCCAATATGCTTCGCTTCCTGACTGTACTGATATTCTCCAGTTTCCACCATCCACAGTTTCTCCTGGTGAAAGTTCATACGGTTTAACAATAATTGTGTGATCCCACTAATTGTATCCTCCGCCCGGTTTGTGCCAATACCAGCATCCCATTTCACTTTGACCAACATCAAATGTCCATGTAAGATCGTTGTGGCTTACACTTACTCCATTTACAGTAGCAATAGGATCATTATATGATAATTCTGTGCCGTTACTTGTATACATTGGTTCAAACCAAACATTCAATGGAATTCTAGGACCTGCAGGTCTCATCAAATAATCAGTACTTGTTTCATAGCCATTACTAGGATCTCCATGAGGAATACCTTGGCCAGCATCTGCAGTCTTCCATCCTACATCAGCAAGCATTACTACAGGTTGAACTGGAGGAGCATCTTCTGTAAACTGAGCAGTAAACGTAGTATCTCCATTTATTTGCGTAGAAGATACACTTGGACTCCATCCGGTAAACGTATGTCCAGATTTCGTCGGTGCACTCGGTTCTGTTGCATAACCACCATGCTCGACGCTTTGCGTGTCCCAAGTAGATCCTTCGGAAATAAATGTTACTGTGTGATACACTGTATCTGGAGTATATACAGGACTATATGTAACATCTCCAGTTGCATATCCTGTGTATCCGTTATTCCATGCACCAGTGTATCCAGCCTTAGAAGGTACACCAGGATCGTCCAGAGCTGCACCTGGTTCATAATAACCAGAAGATATTACGGTGCCGCCTTCATTTACAAATACAACATAATATTTTTTAGCTACTGCACTTACTGGAACCAATCTATTGCTTGCAAAGCTTGCCAACGGCCCTTCTTGAGCATGCCAAGTAATTGCAATACTTTTGCATATGCACCTATTATTAGGTGTCAGAGAGCAACCAAGTATCTGGTTTGCCTCTGAATAAGTCATCATTTTTTTCATAATCACATTGTCGAATCATAGAATCCAGCACCAGTAACAGTACTGCCAAACGTAGATGCTCCGTTAACTACAATTCCGCGGCTTGCGTTGGTAGGAGTAAGTTGTCCATTTGAAAGTTTCCACAAACCTTCTAACGCAGTTACACGAGCTTCAAGAGCATTTAAGTTTGCATTCGTGGCATAGTTATTTTTAATGTTTGTTATCTGTCCACCAAAATCTGCATCTTCTAAGGCTTTGATCCTTGCTGTATTACTAGCAATAGATGCGCCATAGTTTGCATCTTCTAGTGCTTTAATTCTAGTAGTATTGCTGTTGATTGTACTATTCATTTGCGCAGCATCTGAGCTGTGCTGAATAATCCAATCCGCAATCTCCTTTAGAGTGTCAAACGATGCATCTGCACCAGCAACCAATTCTGCAATATATGTAGCAACAATATTTCTAACACTGTTGGTAACGCTAGCACTTCCGTTAAGCGTATCAATCGCGTTCTTAATATTGAGACCATTTACTGTAAGATCACCTCCAACAGACAGATCTCTCTCTGCAGAAACATTACTTTTAAGTGTTGTTATACCATCTACACGAAGCGTTCCTTTTACCCACAGGTCATTTGATACATTCTCCAGTGCACCAACTCGTGACAAGAGGTTTGATAATTTACTATAAATATCAGTAACTGTTGGTCCTGTAGTATCACCAGAAATATAAAGGTCTCCTCCAATAGAAGTTGTTCCATCAGTATGAGATATCGCAACGACTCTCTTATTAATAACGTCTTGGAAGTTATTAACAAGTATAGAATCGCCAAAGTTACCGTCATACAATTGGAATGCATTCAAAAGAATATCGTTGTGGCTATCGTCCGAACTCGCAAGGTTTGTGTATATTTTAATATTCTTACCTTGTTTCATAATCACGAAATAGTTGAGTCATAAAATTCTGCACCAGTGACAGATCCTCCGAACGTAGACGCATTAGATACAGATATACCACGATTAGCCTTAGCAACAAGATTTGTGCCGTTATCTGACCACAATCCCTCCAATGCTTGAATTCTAGCTGTCAATGCTGCGATAAGGTCTGAATGTTCGTTAACAATGTTTGTGATCGTATTTATATTTGCAAGTCCGGCAGGCAGAGCGCATGTTGTTGTGTGTCCATCGCCAAACGTAAGAACAAGGTGATCACCATCCAAAGCTACACCAATAACAGCCCTAGCTCTTGTTTCATACGTAGATGCTGCATCTGCAGATTTCAAGAACGTATTATCGGTCTATCTAGCTGTATAATAATCATCTGGATCAAATATTTGATCTCCGTCTATTGTAGTAGGCTATTTTCCAGCTGCAGTATTCCAAGTTATAATAAGTTTACGGTTTTCCCATACAACGTTGTCAATCATTCCATCGATAACAAAGTCGTCAGCATCAACCGTAGAAATAGTAACGCCATTCTTATTCTTGAAATATATCGTACGATCTGACTTATTATAAACAGCATCGGCAATAAGATCATTGTTCATATCATCTGCAAGCTGATCTACCTTGTCATCAACGCCATCTATTTTATTATCCAGATTATCAATATCGCCTCCAAGCTCGTTGCCAAGATTGTTGATCATGTCTTCGAGCTCATCTTCACGATCAGTGGCACGCTGTGTTTCGTTATCAATCTTGCGGTTGAGTGTTTCTATATCAACCTCTTCTTTTTCCGCAAGATCTCCTATCTGTTGTGTTAAATTTGAATTGTAGTTTACAATATCCTTTTCAAGCTTAACGATACGGCCAGACATGTCCGTGTTCTTCTTAGTTTCCTTTTGAAGCTTTTTGATTTCCTTTGTACATTTACAATTATCCCAACATGGGGTACAAGGTACAACAGGAAGAGTATCGCCACTCAAAATATCAACTTCGCCTCCGACAACAAAAGGATTATCGCAAACCTAATCAAACGGATTGCATTCGCAGCAACAGTTCTGCATTTCATTAAAACAATTTTCCATTTCCATAATCACGAAGCCATTTCTGAATCATAAAATCCGTGTGCAACAGCAGCACGACCGTTCTTAGCCTGTACTCTGCCTTCACCGTTAATCTCCCAAAGCATACCAGCTTCAAGTGCATTCAATCTGTTTATTATATCAGATAGATCTACTGGTTTGTATACGTCACCGTCTTTATAATACAAATCACCATCGATATAAAGATTACCTTTGATGTTTGTATTACCATCTACAACAAGCACGTACGGATTACCTTTAGATCCGTCTCTATTGCCGATTGTAGTAACTCCACCATTTGTATCTGCATATGAAATAGCGGACAGACGCTTGTTGATCATGTCCTGGTAGTTTTCTATAGTATCCTAGTTCGGAAAAAACCTCCCATCGTACAGTTGATACGCATATGCAAGCGCATCATTATGAAAATCATTATCAACGCCTTTTGTTCCGTTTGACTTATTGGCGTCTAGTGTATGATTTAAAAGAGTTCCGTATACTCTAATTTCTTTATTTGCTTTCATTATGCGAATTTAATTTTAAATTTAATATCTCCAGATAAGATGGGAGCGGCGCTACGATAGCAGAAATAACCATCTTTGATCATATCATCAGTCATGTTTGTCATTGGAATTCTAAATCCAGATGACAGTTCTGCTACAATTTCATCGTCATCTTCTGTACCTTTGATATAATGAATCTTTCTTTGAGAAAATACCCACATATAATTGCCGCTCTTATTATTTGGAACAGAATATGTACCAGTAATTATCTTATATGTGCCTAAGAAATCATCATCAGATGTAATGTTCTCAGGTTCAGACTCCGAACTAAATCCTATCTTAATAGTATCCATATATCTAACCGTGACCGTATACTATGCAGGCGCAACTTTTCCATCAATGTCAGTTACTGTTATAGTAGCAGTAGCTTCAGCTCCGTCTATATCCTGTGCATACAAAGTACCATCTTTACCAACTTTTACAACGCTTTCGTCTGATGATTCAAACTTCAATTCTGTGAAATGCCAATCCACTGGATTATAAAGAACGGTAGTACCATCTTTAAGTACTACAAAAATATTATAATCAGCTCCGAGAGAATCGTATTCTCCAACGTGCATCACAGTATTACTAGCCATTGTATAATTTGAAGTGCCTGTATAGATGAGCGAGAACAAATCTTCTCTATCTCCAGTCGTATCTGGATATATTGTAATAGCTCCGGACTCTCCGGTTTCATCATCTACAAGCTCAAATACATCTCCTTTATCAATAGTGTATGTGCGAAGATTGTGACGTCCCCAACCCTATTCAAATACAGTAAGAATAACTACAAGTTTATATGTACCACACAGTTTCTATTGAACTGCAGGGAAGAAACAAGTAAGCGTATTCTTCTCATTTAATACTTGAGAGTCTGCAAGATAGTACGGAAGATACGGATCTGGATGCCTATGATCTTCGATAGTTCTTCCAAATATATCATACGGCTCTGGCTCCGGATGATGTGGTTCAGCACATGGCGGAAGTGGTGGATGATTTAAGCAATGCGGATCATGAATATGATCGTGCATAAAATGGTCATGATAAGGCCAATGTCCAAAATGGTCATGATGAAAATGATGATCGAAAGGCCACCACGGTTCAAATCCACAACATGACGGCTTTGGTCTAGGACCATGCTATATATGGCAACAATGATCGTGAAAATGTTCTGGATGTAATCCAAATCCTCTATAACCAGGCCACCAGTGGAAATCGTGGAAATCTGGAGAGAATCTATCATAGTTACACATATTTGCAGGAAGCATGTGATAGCTTGGGAATCCCGCATTGTTGATATTGTGATGCGTCGGATGATAGAACTCCGGGAAACCTACTCTTAAGAATGGTTTGGGATGGATTTCATCTTTTTTTGGTCTAAACCAAGATGTATTGATCAGATAACATCTAAGTTGTTTGACATTAGACTAATCAAATTCGTCGATCTTATCAAACCCTGCTTCTGTGTTGGGTTCGATTTTAAGTTTAAGTCTAATATCATTACCTATTCTAATCTTTCTCATATTGCAATATGTTAATAAAAAAAGGCCACAGATGGGCGTTGCCCACCCGTAGCCAGTTTTATGTGTTTTGTTTTAATTAAGCAACAAAAGCGTCGAGAATATCCTTCAGGTCACCGAGCTGACCGGTGATTCCGTATACCTCGAGAGTCTGCTTTGTCTTACGCTGGATGTCATCAGCAGCGCGGTACATGTTCTCAAACTCGAGAGTAAGAGCATCGTACTGTGCACTGAGATCGGTCTCCATAGCGGGCTTGATGATGGGCCAAGTGCCCTCGCCACGGTTCAGGATACCCAGGTAACCCATAGCCCAAGACTCGCGGTCACGAACCAGTTTAGCTGAAGCAGGATACTGCTTGCCGGGAACCTTATTGATAGTTACGCCTTTTGGGAAATGCTTGTTCAGTGACTCCCATCCGTCTGCAGCAGGATCGGTGTAATAAACATTAGCATTGAAACGAACTTTGTTAGCAGGGCTGATTGAATCTACGCTGTCGTCATCGTCATAAGGCATAGCGGTCAGAATAACCTTGTTTGCAACAGAAGTATCGGCAGATACACGAGCGCGCTTCCACTCTTTGTTAATAATGCTACCAATATTAGCAGCAATAGTAGCAGGAGTATCGCCAACTTCAGTTACATACTCGTAAGATTCTGTCCACTTGCGATAACGGTGAGGCATGTCCTTAAACGTCAGACGAACGACGATGCGCTTTCCACCATCAGCAAGCTTGTTCAGGAGCAGTACATCGAGATTAGTGAAGTCAATAGTAACCTCATCTTCAGTGTCTGCAGCATAAGTCAGAGCGTTAAAGCTCTTAATATCAGCAGCCTTAATCTCGTTAGACCACTTAATAATCGGCTGGAAAACAGTGCTGCCGTCAGGACGATGGAGAGCCATGTTCTTCTTGGTTACGATACCAACCTTAATGGTGTTGATATTGCCTGCGTTAGCAGCAGTAACCTCGTACAGCTTGTTCTGAGCAACGTCAGGATCGCAGTTCATAATAATAAACTTGCCAGCGTCGGCAGAAGCAGTGTTCAAAGCGGCTGCGAATGCAGGAGCGGCATCAAGTACGGCACCAGTAGTAAGATTGCTAACAAGTACAGTGTTTACGTAATTTACCATAATTTAAATTAATTTTTTCTACTCCCCCTATATTTCAATGTCTAGACCTAACTAGCTGGGGTTTCCACGTTAAAATTATTCTTGAGTATTTACTTCATTTACAATAGTACGGTATCTTGGGTCTGCTTGATTTTCTATATACATCTAAGCAGCCATTTTGATAATCTCGTACATCGTATGATCATCGAAATCCGTGTACTCATTTCGCGGATTATCGAGTGTTAATTCAGTAGGCTTCTTTAAGTAGCCTAAAGTATAGGATGAAATTGTATAATTCCCATCAGTAAGTAGATCACATCCACCTTCTTTTCTAATCCTAATAGGTCTTGCTTTATGATATTTGTAGTGAAAATCAGTAAGACTGTTATTTATTCTATACATGAAGCTATCCCTGGTACACTCGAATACACAAGTGTTCATAGGGTGTCCTCCTTCTATAGAATCAATCACCACATCCTCATTAAGAGCATAAAGAAAATCGCTAGGATAAGAAACAGAAAATCTAACGAAGCTTGGATTTTCACCCTGTTCTTGTTGTAGGTCGTTCCAAGTTTGTTCTTTGAAAAGTTTGATAAGATCTTCCCTACGTTTTTCAGTTTGTTCATAGCCTGTCTTATGTATGAAGTCGCCATTGGTTCTAAGCTTAATAAACTTAGCAATGGACTAGTTTAACCAAAACAAAGAATCTTCAGTAGCAGGCTTATTTGCAGCATCATCAAGCTTATTTATTTCACGCTCAAAGTTCGCGATTACTTCAATATTTGTCATTCTTCAGCCTCCTATTTCTTTGGTTGTTGTTTTGGTTGTGTAGCGGTAAGGTGCCTTATATACAAATCAGTTGCACCTGCGACAAGATCATTAAAACATTCCATTGGTAATTCACACGCAGTATCAGTAAGTATACTAAATTCCGCTGGTAGTTTTATATATGTAATATCTACATTATTTATTGTAGTATATTCATCATGGATTATTTTTATTTTACCTTGCTCAAGTACTGCAACAGGATTTCTAAGTATCCTATGCTGATCGTACGCTTGATTAATTATGGAGTTTGCCTCAGGTTGCTTAACCAATACGTTTGACACTTTAGCGCTCAATACTGGGTTTTTATAATTACCAGTAATACTAGAGACAGAACGTACATATGCATAGTAGTTATTAGGTAGTGTAAATACTGTGTTCCTAACATCTGCTGAGCCGTCTGACGCGCCATTTAGAAGCGTCTCGTGTGTTGTTAAGGTGCGTAAAAGATCTTCGATTAGAACGGCTGTACGTGAGCCAGAAGCCACGTTGTCATTCTATCTATATAATTCATCTATATACTGTTTCTGAAATTGATTAAGAAACGCATATATATCTTCAGTATCAATCTTATTTTCAAGTTTAAACGTAGGCAGAATGGTTTGAAGCCTGCGCTCAACTTCTATACCAAGTTGTCTTGTTTCTTGTAATGTCATGCTTCAAGTCCTCTTGTTTGTACCTTAGCAGTAAGTCTAGTAGACTCTACATTTTCGAGAGCAAATATTACTGCAAGGGAGATTAATTCTTCTGCCATTGTATCATTCAACTCAAACGTACCATTAAACTCGTCTGTAAACTTAGATGGCTCTTTTACATAAGTAATCTGTAATTCCCCAGGAGTCGCATCATAATAATTATCATATAGTACAATAAGCGTATTGTTTTCTATATAACCAACAGCATCCTTTATCCAAGGACGGTTGACACGTGTTTGTTTAAACTTCTTCGCGATTTCATGGTTGACAAGATCTACTATAGCGTCTTTACCAGACAACTTTACAACACTTGTTACATAATACAAGAAATCTGAAGGTAAGCTATATTGCATCGAATTATCAGCGAATCCTGATTGCGGGTTTGTATTCTAAGTAGATGTGACAACAAGGGGTTGTATGTCCGATATAGCTTTTGTATCTGCTTCAAACGGAGCTCTCCTCTAGTTGTTGCCAGTAACCTTCTGTGCTATCAAGGCAAGATAGGCTTTATTAAGAATTGTAGCAATTTCGTAATTTGTAAGCGACGGATATGACGAAGTAACGTTGGCTTTGTCATATTCAATCATGAATTTTATTTTAATATCGTTGTGCGCCATATCTCGTTGTATTGATCGTTAGATCACTTATTTTCTACTTCGTTGATAATAGAAAGCCTCAAATCTTGGTTCTTCTTGTTGTCAAGATATGCGATAGCGTCAACAAGCGAATCAGCAAACATATCTGTACCATAGAAGTAATGTGTCTTATCTTTACGAATAACACCCTTTGCAATAGCATTCTCAAGAAGGAACTCTGTCTCTTTAGATTTGTTATTTACCCACTTATCAAAGAACTTCTTAGGATTCTTATCAACTTGATTAAACAGAGTAGACTCAACAAGTTCATTAGACATACGATCTGCACTCATACCAAACAGTCTGAGACACTGACGCATCTGCTCAAGCGACAACTTATCGAATTCCTTAATAGCATCACGACGCATCTTATTCTGCTTATTCTGCTCAATTGCCTCAGCCTCACGGTTGATCAACAGATAGTCTTTACCAGCATCAAGCTTATCAAGCGACGTAGCGACACGTTTGTGACCGCTAAGGAACTTAATAATCATAGCCTGACGAGGAATAGAATCGTCGAGAATAAGTGTACGTGTACCAATCTTTACTGAGAATGTAGTCCAAAAGTCAGACGTCTTAGAGAGATGTCCATCTTCATAACCAAGAGCTTTCTCAAAATACTTCTCATCTTCTGGGGTGAGACCCGTATATATCGACCCGGAACGTGTATAATATGGGGCAATGTAATCAAAACAATTCTTATACTTTACCAGCCCAATCCAGGGATTCTTCTTTTTAATCTTAAGTTCAACTACCATAATTTACATTAGTATGTTGAGTATCGAACAGGGGGTCTTTCGACCCCCGTCGAATACTTATATTTTTGATATGTGCATTAAATACCGCTATTAGCGATCTCAGTATCCTCTGCATCGCAGTACAGAATACCACAAGACAGCGGGTTACGTACGATGATACCAACCTCACCAAGGAAGTGAACCTGATAACCATCACGGCTATTAGAACGGAGTGTGTTAATGCTATTTGCGTAGCCATTAGGAGCTACAGAACCGCCAGTATACCACTGAACGAATTCACGACCCTTACGACAAACCTTAACGATGTTAGACTGACCGTCGAAGTTGCTAATGTTAACAAACAGGAACGTGTAAGACATCAGAGGCTTACCAGTCAGCGGGTGAAGCTGACGGAACATTTCCATATTGTCGAACATAGGACAACGCTTCAGAGACAGCGTAATACCATTAGTCATGTTGTAAGTAGTGAACTGACCACCGAGAGTCAGATTCTGACCACTACCAGTAACGAATACATTATCGCACAGGTTGAAGCTAGCAACCTTCTCCTTCAGGATACGATCGAACTCACGAATACCCATCTCACCGGTCAGAGCAACGAACTTACGCTCGTTAGTACCGAGGATGTTGTAGCAGAGGTCGAACAGATAATCCTCAAACAGCTCAGCTGTCAGCTTGGTGTAGTAACGAATGTTAGCCGGGCTAATCTGCTCGAACAGACCAGACATCGTGGGAACGGGACGACCGTTGGTACCCTTATTGATGTAAGTACCATCACTCAGACGGTTGCTCTTAGAGAAGAGCAGAGCGGTTTCCTCACGCTTCTTCCACTCACGCAGAGCCTTCCAGTACTGATAGTCAGACCACAGATAAGACTTCTTACCAGTCTCAGGATCAGTCAGAGCGATAGCAAGTACGGTGCTGTAAGCATCACCAGTGATATCGTAGGTCAGACGGAGATTCTGCAGATGGTTGCGCATCTTAAACGGAGTCTGATAGTTGATGATATCAGCCTCGTCGCTGTACTCCTCGTAAGCAGAACCGATACGGCTTACCTGACGACCAGGAAGCAGGAGCTCACCAGGAATATAAGCGGCCTGTGAACCGTCAATTACATAACACTCGTATACCCAGGTGCTACCATCCTGATAAGGAAGACCAGTAGTACGAACCTGGAAGTGGAAATCGTCGAAGCTAAGAACGGCACCAGGACCGAACCAACGCTCCTCCAAACCGAGGTAGATAGGAGTGTTGCCAAGACCAGGAGTCATGGTGTTCTGGTTATAGTTAGCCAGAGATACCTCCTGACCATTCCACTTAGCAAAACGAATATTAACAGCGTGATCGCTGTCAATCTGTACGGCCCACTCTACTTCGCGATTCTCAACAATCATGGTCTTACCCAGACCACCTGTGAGCAGATCGATAGTCGTAGAAATACCGTCATCTTTGGTACCAAATACCAGTGAAAGCAGACCAGAGATCTCATGAGGCTTGGTCAGCAATGCGTTTGAAATCATGTTCTCATCAACCAAATCGCTGAAACGCTTTCCGCGATAAAGCTGAAGATTGTTAAGTAAAGTATTATTCATATATATTTATAATTGTGTGCATCAGAACATACCACCTATAAGGTCTGTTACTGATTTTGTTTTATCATCGGCATTATAAGTGCTATGATTCTTTGCACTATGCCTTAACATTTTCCTAAGTTTATCAGCAGCGGATGTCTCTCCGGTATTCTTTGCACTAGAAATTAAAGAATCAGCTTTCATTGTGAAGTATGCAGATTCGATCAGATTCTTTGAAGGATTTTTATTGAAGTCTTTTGTATATTGTGACTGTCCATTCTGATCTACCTTGAAGATATAATCTAACAAAGTTTTGCGGTCTTCTTTAGGAATTGCAATACCGCGAATATTAGTAAGTTCATTAATACTCTTAGTTACTTCATTAAAGAACTGTCTTGATTGTTCTTCTTGCTGTTTTGCAAGCTCCTCTTGCTGACGCTAAGCTTCTTCTACTTCTTTTTTGCGAAGTTCTTTAAGTCTATCCAAAGCATCCTCAGATTCCTCATACAACATATCACTATCCTCGTAACGTGTTATCTTCTTGTTTATTTGTTCGTCAGTATAGCCATTGCGTTGCATGAGTTCACGTACAACTGCCTTTTGATTATTCTCATCTTCGAGATCAATGTTATCAAGAGTAATAGCCTCTTGCTGTCTACGATAGAAATCCTCAAACTTTCCTCCATTCTTTACGTACTCGTCGAGCGCCTGTATACGATCGTCCGCGTACTCAGGCTTGGAGTTCTCAGTAACAACAGCTTTCATATAATCTGTCAACTGATCTACTGTAAGAGGTCTATCTTTCTCATCGATCTCATCCATATTCCACCCAAGTGACTGTCCGAGAGCATCGAAGAAGAGGCCAACTTGTTCGGCCTCGATTACATCAGCTTCTGTAGGATCTTCATTATCTTCAGGATCCTCTACAGGAGGCTCTGCAGGAGGTGTGGGTGGTTCTTGGTTGTTGTTCACGGGAGGGACCGGAGTATCGTCCACGTGTGCATTTGGATCCTTTTCGTTTGGATCCGGTTCATTGCCGTCCTCAGGATTTTTCACTGGCGGCTCATCAAGTATCTTATCATCATCGACATCATCTGTAAACGGGTTAATATCGTCGAGGTTTGTTACGCCTCCGCCTTCTTCGGCGTTTGTATAGATATTACCAAGTAAGTTATCAAATTCTGTCGGAATTGTATTCTTTTTCTTTGCCATATTATAATATGTAAGTTAATTTTTTACAGTTTATTCTGTTATGTTAGTGTTTCCATTTACGAGCATTCAAAGCAAAGATTGCTCTCTTTCTCGTCAATGGGTTTTTGCTATGTGCTAATTCTTCTGTGGTTTTACCAGTACGCTTCTTAGTAGCGTTAAACTTACCGCGGTTAGCAGGATTTATATGAATAGAAGATTTGCCGTCTTTATATTGTGGCATTGTTATCTACGGAATTTGATATTCTGGCTCCCACTAAGAATCTTCTACCATCTATATTAAATCCGGAAAATTAATCCTGGGTTGTAACTTCAATATAGGTTTACCAGAGATATATGGGCTTACTGTAGTATCATAAGCAGGAATAGTGTGTTCAGCTGGAATAACCTGACGTACTGCTGTAGATACAGGTTGGTTTACTATTGGAGTAGGTTGTATAGTCTATACAGGTCTTAAGAACGGATCTGCTTTAAGGAGAGCTTGTTCTTCAAGTCTGCGCTTTCTTAAACCAGGATTTTTCTTATCGTGCATACCAGCATCAACTTGTCTGATAGCTTCTTCATAATTACCAGCATTCCAAGCTTTCATAAACTTAGTAGTAGGTTTAAAACCTGATGGATAATTATAGTAGTATGAACGTAATGCCGTTTTAGAACCTTCGCTAAGACTATCCCAGTTCTTCATTTTACTCAAGAACTTCTCCCTAGAAGCTACTTCTTGCTTAAGTCTACGGTCAGCTTCAGCTCTACTTATAGTACCTTTATCAACAAGAGAAGAATCAGTAAAACCATAGCCAATAGTAGGTATGCCATTACCATCCAAGTAAGTAGTATCCTTAAATCCTTCGTGCTTCTTTAAAAACTCCACGGTACTATCATACGAAGGTGTACCTTCAGCATATTTTGGAAGACCATTCTCATATGGCATCTTCCCTTCTTTGTAAAGTTTAAATCTTTGTCTAAATTCAGTTGGGTCTTGCATACGTCAGTCCTCCGTCTATTCTATTGCTAAGTAGATTAGCAACGACGTTGGTCATGAAATCATCACCTCCGTCGTGCTAAACTAATCTTAGTATAAGTTTTAATAATTGATTGTTCTCTCTAGTAAGCTATAGAAGCTCTTGTTCTTCAGCATACGTCATGTCACATACCTTTTTTTGGTCCGATTTTTATGGGTTTAAAATAAGTATCGAGATTGTTGTACATTGTATATATATCACGGAAAGCGTCCTCATAATTATATGAACGCTGTATATTTTTTGGCAATTCTTGATTTGCATCATAATTATCCGTAACATATTTCCAAAAAGCAGGTTCGATTATTTTATGCGCAGTATGTTCTAACGAGCCTGGTGTATCGTATCCGTCTTTATTGTTGATCACCATATCACCATTTGGACGGGAAAGAAACTATTTCATCCACTTCCAATTTCTTGGAGTATCTGTACCATAAACCTAATATGCATGCGATAATTCTGCGATAATATCTTCAGCAGCATACTCTGGATCTACATACATTGTATTAGTAATAGGTTTATAATGCGCTCTGTTGTCACTATATTTTAATAAACCCGTTTTCTCTAACAAACGCAATGGTAACTAAGACATACGACTTATTGGCTTTATTGTCGGTTTGCCAGATTTATTATACAAATCCCACAACCTATTGACGTATGTACGCTAATCTAAAAGATAATCTTCAATAACATCAACATCCCCGGAATTTATACTTTCATAAAACGCGTTACGTAATTCTTTATTGGGAATCATGTATTTTGCTTTATATACAGCATTGTCTTTTGGAGGTCTTATTACTACTTCCGGAAGAACGCCTGCATAATAATACGAGTCATTTAAGTCACTCGCAGGACCAGATTCTGCCCACCGCATATCGTCTTCAGTAAAATTTTTTTCAGATCCCCTTAACTTTAAAAGCCTGTTATATCTATCTCCGTCATCGATGCGTTTTAATCTCTCTATCCTATTCATTTTTCTCCTGCTACTTTATTACGAATAGCAGCACGAGCTTTTACACGTTCACGTTCAAGAGCAGCATCATCTTTCTGTTTCTGCAACTCCATCTCGTGCTTCATACGCTACTTTTCGAGATCAATCTTCTTATCTTCTATCTCCTTCTTCTGACGAGCTTCATAACGCTTAGTATACTCGTCTGATGCAATCTTACGTTGCTGTGTAGCATCCTTAGCTATCTCCATAGGATCAGGTATACCATTATTATTAGCATCCTTCTCTTCTGTACCACGATATGCACTAATCTCAGCTACTGCAATCTTAGTCTGATTATCAGCATCAATCTTGTAACGCTCAAGCTCCATCTTAGCTTCTTCAAGCATAAGCTCTTGCTCACGCTGTTCATTCTGCATCTGTTGCAGTTGTACAGCTTGCTGTTGTTCAGCTTCTTGCTGTTGCTGTACAGCTTGCTCTTGACGCTCCTGCATTTCCTTAAGCTTCTGCTTAATAATGTTGAAGTTATCGTTAGTAAGTACTTCAGCTGCTTCAAGTAAGCTAGCACCATTCTGCATAGCTGGCTGAATAAGCTGCTGTAACTTCTGGATATTCTCCATATCCTTAGAAGTATCACTTACAAATACATCCATATCCTCATAATAGAACTTCTCTGTAATATCAAGATATGCACGCTCGCCATTATCGAAGATATAGCTAAGCTTCTGTTTACCAGTCTGTCTCCATGCACCTTGTGCTGTGTTAAGCAACATGTTTAAAGCGTGACGTTTACACTGATTGTGTGCCCAGAACAAAGGTTCTGTAATATGTGAAGACTGTACAACACTACGTTCTACATTACCTACAAGCTCACTAGAACTAATAGCACCTTCACGTTGTTCTGTAATACCAGATATAGTACCTGCCAACTGTTCGATCTTGTCCATCAACTGAATATACTCAGCGATTACGTTCGACATAGTAAGATCGAGAGAAGTGATTTGATTAAACGTAGCAGGCTTTCCGCCTTCTCTTCCTGGTACATTCCAACCTTCTTCATAAGGATTAATAAAGTTTACACCAACACTAGACAAGTAGTGCATCCATCTGTCTGGAGTAATATTCATAGATTTAGGAATCTATGTAATATCCATATTTACTACTTTTCCTTTATCTCTTGCTATAGCTAACTCTAGTCTGTACCAAAGCACTATATACATATACTGTAAAGGCTTAAGGATGCTAACCAAGGACCTAGGGCGACTATTGGTATTAGAATAAACGCATCCGCAATAGGGAAGCTTCTGAGAATTTGGGTTATCGAGAGATACGTGCTGATATTCAAGAGGCTGAATGCCAAAGTATAAATCAGAACCTGCACGATATCCTTCCCATACTTCTATAATCCAATCTGGTTCAACAGAGATTTCCATACCTGTTTTCTTGTAGGATTCGTCTGCTATTTCTACTTGTGCTTGACCAGCTTCATCAAAGTATGTGACATAATATATCTTTTTGAACGACTTCCAACAACAGTGCCATACATTGATAGTATATCTACCTTTCTGGTCAAATATTGGATTGTCGTATATTCTCATACGGATACCACCACCAAAGTTATCAACAATATCTTTATCTCCCATATCGTTGACAGGTCTACCAGTAAGCATTTCGTTGAGCTTATTGAGATCCTTCTCTGTAAGTTTATCGTAATACCTATCATATATTTCAGCCATTGGCAAGCGCATCTTTCTGCAGCACCAAGAACCGTCTTCAATAAACTCAAGATCAGGACTGTGATCATATCCAAAGAACATTGGATTCACCCTCTCCATATAAGGCTCATCGTTCTGCACGCCCACGTAGTATATCTCGGTACCAGCGATAAGAGCATCTTTCCAACCTTTAATAAATTCATTGTCTAAGCTTAGTTTTTCTCTTAAGTATGTGAGAGTGTGATATGCAGTATTCTCTACAACGTCTTTATAATCTTTTGTCATATACTTAGCGATTGCTTCTGGTGGCATTACTTCACCATTCTAAAGCTGTTGCTAGAATTGTTCAGCTTCTTCTGGACTCATACGAGCTGTAATAGATGCCATTATATATTGCATAAGCATCTCTTTCTCCTTGTCCATAAGTTCCGATGCGGCTTCCTACGACGTTCTCACTACCCTGAAGTTCATTGGCCTCTTTGTCTCTTCACCTATAAGGAGGTCTACCTTAGGCCTTATTATATTGAAATCTTGAGGAGTAGCGGGAAACCCGTCTTCTACTTTGAACGGGTTTGTGATTCGCTTGAAGTCTTTTTCATCAAATATAGAATTATAAAGGTTGTAGTAGGTCTATAATTCTCCGAAAGGTGTATCTGCTGTGACACCAGACGTAACATTTCCCTCGCCTATAATAAAGTCAACACAATCGTGCTGCCACTTTTCATCTTTTTTCTTTAACGGGAGTTTTTGCTAAGGAAATGAGATGTTGTATAAATTATCTTCTACTCTAACCATTGTTAAAAGCTAAATAAAGGTATATCGTCTTTCACGTCGTTATCACCAGCATCCCAATAGCGCTAACTGAATAACGGCAATTCGAAGAGTTCAACCTGTTTGTTTTGTTCCTTTGCAGCTGATACTTTAACCTAGTATAGTTCTTCTCTATATATCATAACCATACACAAAGCTATTAGACGGTCCACGTTTCGTTCTCCGTCATTCATTATTAGCTCTTCGATTAAAGGTTCGCTGTATACTCTTTCTAGATTAGGATGACCTTCTTCGTATTCTTCGAGAAGCCATTCTAGTATTTTTCCTTCTCCGTAGGCCCTAATCTGTTTTGTCATGTGACAGCCTTTTCGGCGCTGTACTTTACTGTCTTTAAAGACTTCCGTAATGATTTTATCTGGTTGATCAGCTAGCAGATAGTCACAGTGTTTGTTCGTGAAGTATGGGTAGATACCCTTACGTTCATTCTCGAACAACAGCCTGGCATTATAGAACATGAGAAGCTTTCTTACGTTCTCATAATATTCTTCTGCTGTGTCAGGCCTTCCTGTGTACTCTGCTACTATCACGTCGTTCCAGGCTTCTCCTGCTTTAACGCGTTTAAAAATAAACGTCGATCCTAAGGAGTTAGTGAACGACTCGTCATGATCATACGGGTCGCAACCGCCAATGTATAATCCGAATGGGGGATCTGGGATTGGGTATTCCCATATGACTACCGATCCGCTTGGTTTGTCATCTTTCTTTAATGGGTAAGTAGTTATATCACCAGATTTCTTTTCATGTGCTTCAACGCCACCGTTACCATTCCATGAAAGATCCACAACGTGCTTCATATTCTAAAGCTTTTTGTTTGTCCTAATGCGGGTTAATTGATCCATCAGCATCTTACGAGGAAATATATTCTTACCAAGTTCCAGTACAGCCTCCTGTGGTTTGATAGGACGTTCAGATATAAATCTATCTATAGACTACTGACTGGCGCCCCCATCTTTAATTTTATTACGCTGATGAATGAGTTCTTCTATAGCAAGTTCTTTTATACTGTTTCCATCGGGATCCATTAAAGGTTGTCCTTGCTCATTATGTCCTTCCATATTACTCCAAGAAGGAACAAAGAATCCGCAATTAGTTTGTTCAGCTTTATCATCCCATATGTTTGGGAAGCTAAGAACATTGTATGCGTCTGGTTTATAGAACAGTTCCTTTAGACCATCAAAGCTACCTCCTTCAGTACCGCCGGTACCAAAACCAATCATTAGACCGAAAGCTTTACCATCGTCAGTTTCTACAGCAGGCTGTTCAATACGCCACGCTGTAAGTAGATTTGGGAATTTACCACCCTCCTCCCATAGTACAAGTTTACCACGAGTACCACGAATACGTTCAGGGTCGTTCTTCAAAGTAATACCAGCTATACGTGACATATAACCTTGTTCGGTTTCTTTACCAAACTCATCTTTTACTTTGAAACCAGATACACGCTCCATACGAGTATTAACAAGACGTTGCTTAGACCATCCTGTGTGTTTGTCTATGAAATCCATGATCTACCATGCTTTTGTAAGCAATCCGTCGCCAGTTAAATACTTCTGCTCTGAAGCTACAGCAAAGTTTTGTGAACCTTTTATAAGTTCGTAATTACGAACAAGCATCGATGCTCCTTTGAAAGAGTATCCTCTTTGACGAGCTTTAAGTACAGCCATATGCTTTCCTTCATCTTCAGCTTGTTCTATAGCGTTGAAATAATAATAATCGTAGTCCCAGAACCTCGGGAAGCCAAATATACGTTCACGACGTTTTCTTGTATTGCCGTATCTGTCAGTATATTCAACTTCGTCGAGCTTCATTATAGGACAGTAGTTTAAATAAAAATAGTGGTAGCCTGTAATAGCATCCCCATCGGGAGCGACATAACCGTTTAGACAGCGATCAGTTTCGCGATCCCAATATTGTATATAATCGGTAGTTCCACGCGGCGCCAAAGTATAACATCCATTCTACTAGAAGAAGATGGCCGCATATCTAAATTTGTCAGAGTTTAAAATTTTCTTATTAAAGTCTACCATAGTTTATTGTGTTATCCAAGAACAATAGGGAATTCTGCGGGGAACTATGATGTTTCTGGATCTCCCCACAAGAAGTATATTGTATTATCGTCAGGTTCATTTAAAGCAAGATATTCGCTCTACTGCATGAATGCGTGATTATATCTATTAGATGATATCGGTGCCATTACGTTACCGTATATAAACGCTGTATATGTTACAGATGTTGGAAGAGTCGTCTATATTGGAGTACACCACACGTTTCTAAGTACAAGATCTCCGAACGTAGCTTCCTCATAATACTGCATATTGTTTCCATAAATAACGCCAGTCTCATCGTTTTCCCATGTGAATGAGATATGAGTTACTTTCTTTGCGTTGGTTTCATCCATAGAAACGTATGCCAAATATAAAGGTTCTTCTATAGAACCAGCAGCTACTACAGTCATGTTTCCGTGTATAGAAGATACTTGTCCTTGTATTTGATCTACAATATCATCTATCTCAGATTTAGTATATGAATCGACAGTTTCAGCGTTTCCGTTTCTTACTTGGAATTGTGCTGTTCTATCATCATCCAGGGTTACAGTAAGAACGTTTATTCCTCCATTATCAGTAGAGGTAGTAGTCTGTACTACGCTCTTTATACCAATACCGTCGTCACCTTTATCGCCCTTGTCGCCCTTATCACCTTTGTCTCCAGTATCGCCTTTGTCGCCTTTAGGGCCTTGTTCACCTTTTGGGCCCTATGCACCATCTGCACCTCTGTCGCCTTTATCACCTTTAGGTCCTTGGATACCTTGGATACCTTGAATACCTTGATCACCCTTATCACCTTTAGGTCCCTGAGCACCATCGGCACCTGTATCACCCTTATCTCCTTTATCGCCTTTATCACCTTTGATTCCTGCAGCACCGCTAAGTGTAGATATGTAATTAAAGCCACTGCTTGTCTTCATATACAATTTTCCATTATCTGTATATGAAGGATCGCTATTCGATATGATTACAAATTTATTTTCTGCAACGTTACCTGCATCGTCATTCATATCAGAAATAGACGAGTAGCTCTTATATATCGAGAATGGATCACCGGTATCTCCCTTAGGTCCTTGAGCTCCAGTAGGTCCTGCGGGACCCTATATTCCTTGTAAGCCTCGTTCACCCTAAATACCTTGTTCACCTTGAGGTCCCTACGCACCGGTAGCGCCAGTATCACCTTTTGGACCCTGAGCACCAGTTGCTCCTTGGACACCTTGTAAACCTTGTGATCCGGTATCTCCTTTAGGTCCTTTTGCAACTACACCAGTAGATGTATAAGATGTTCCACCATTAGTAGATACTTCCCATTCAAGGGTTGTTGGGTTTATTCTAATAAGAGGTGTTGTACCATCGTTTCCACGAGCTTTAACTTGAGTATCGGTACTTCCAACAAACCAGTTGCCGTTCATTCCGATAGTTGGAGAAACGCCATCAGTACCATTATCTCCTTTAGGACCTTTTAAGGCAGCTAGTTGCTGTGGTGTAAAATCTTCATATGTAAAATCATGACCAGATTGTCCTTCAGCACCCTATGCTCTTACTCCAGTATCTGTATCGCCTATAAACCAATGTCCGGATTGGGAATCAATATGCGGAGTTACACCATCTTGACCATCTGCACCGTCTGTACCATCACGACCAGGAGCACCTTGTTCACCCTATTCACCAGTAAGACCGCGCTCTCCAGGTTCTCCTTTGGGACCTTTAAGCGCTTCTAACTATTCTTCTGTGAAATCTTCGTACGTAAAAGGATCTCCAGTCTCTCCCTGCTCACCTTTTTCGCCAGTTTCTCCTTTATCACCTTTATCTCCTTTGTCACCCTTTTCTCCCTTAAGGCCAGCTTCGCTAATTGCCTTAGCAATCATTGTTGCAATCTCTTCAGAATCTATATTAGAATCATCAGAGTTACAGCATCTTCCTTTGTTTTGAAGTACAAGGTTGAGCGTAGCATTAGCATCAAGTATATCGCCTTCTTTAAATGCAGGGTGACTAGGCGGATAATTACCGATGAGCACATTTGGATGCATATCTCTTCTGGCAGATGTGCCAAACTATGCAAGATCCTTAAGTGCTTGTTTTTTCTTTATACCTAATATCATACAGCTTCAGTATTTTAAGATTCAGTTGGTGTTATGATTGCTTCAAGCGCTTCGATTCTAGCTATAAGGCTTGCAATATCCGGTGTGTTGATCAAATCGGTATATGAACCCGATGTTGCTACAGTAGCGAGATCTGCACTATTTGCTTTAGCCTGGTTCAATGCTTGTTCTGCTGCTTCAGCTCTCTCCTGTTCGGCATCTACATCATCTTTACGATCCTAAATTTCGTCATCGATCTTTTTGTTTAAAGCATCTTCGGCAGCTTTAGCTCTAGCTTCTTCTCCATGAGCATACTCGTCAAGCTCACGAATATTATCGTGTTGAGCATGCGAGTTGTTTACAATAACATCAATTGTTTTATTAGCGTCCCAAAATTCAGCAACGTGTTGTTTGCCGTTGTCTGAAATTACGGCTTTTGGCATAAATTCTGTACGAATATGAGTGCCAGTACTTACAAGGTCTTTAAGTAATACTTTTCTTTCCATATTATATATTACATTTCGTAGAGGCCTATAACACCTCCACCTTTAACTTTACCTGTCTCTAACTACTCAGCCTTAGCCTATTTCATAGCCACATCTAGAGACTTAACTATGTTTCCGACATCCTTTAAAATACGTGTTACTTTAATAGCGGTGTCTATGTCCATATTACCCTACGAGTAGTCATTTAGGGCAGCTATCAGCCCCTCCGCTGCAGTCTATGATGCCGCAAGCAATCTTGTTCCTGGAGTTTCTTGAAACTCCGTAAAGCGCTACGCTAGCTGTTTTACCTATGCAGTGGGTTCATATTTTTCATCATGAAATACATCCTTTGCTACGATAGAAGCCCGTTCCGACATAGGGTACGCTTCATATGGTGTATTCCATTTATAAAGCCATATTACATATTCGATCTCCTTCAACGCCTAAGACTTATCCTCAGCACCATTGAAATGATCTCTAAATGGCGGTATGGCTAAGTCTTCGGTGTTGAGAGATATTTTATTACCTTTTATATCAAACATAAAAGCTCAGTATTTTTTCAAGCATCTTATACATACGTTGTACAAGATACCCAATAAGGTAGGCGGCTGTTTCAGAGTCTTCGTCTATGCTGTAATATTCACATACGTGTGACTATACATGTTTAGCTTCATGTATTGCAGTATTAACAAACTAACTAACGTTTGTAGTTTTGCCTATACACACAATGCTCATCTTATAGTCAGTATTACTAAAAGTAAATCCGGTATTCTTTCTACCGAGCGCGTTATACGCAGCAATTATATGCTTTTTTGGACAATCTAATTGCAGTAACGAATCTTCTATTTCTGCAAAGTCTTCTCGTCCTGCGTTATAGTACACTAAAACATTCCAACCTTTATTTCCTAGTTGTATATATTGTGCTGCCATAACGAAGATTATTGTTTATTTTTTAATAAGGATTCAAGTCTATCTAATGTATCCTGTATACTATCTACTCTCTATGAAAGATCTGTTATAGCGCTATCCCGTTCTTGCTCTTTAGCATATACTGGATTTAATGTCTTAAGGATCTTTTCATAAGCTACCATATCAGATTTACGCTTATCCATACTATCCAATATGTCTTTATTTGATTGTAGAAGCCCGTCTACTTCCGATATCATAGCCTCTTTACTTTCACTAAGAGTATAATCACCATAAGTATGTAATGACAGACTTGCTGGTACACAGAATTCTTTCTTCTCATCGTCTACGCGTGTCGTTATATCTACTACAGTCTACATATTAGTACCAAGACTAACTGAAGGATTGTAAGTAGGATACATTGGGCGTGGTGTAGATACATTTTCAACGTACCCGATCTTTACTTCGGGCGTACTCGTCCTATCTAGTATATAGATAGTGGAGCCATTTCTAAGTGTAGAAAACATAATAATAATTATGCTGTACAGGGGCCGAAGCCCCTGAGAGCATATTTTACATCACGCGAAGCGACGACGCATACGGAGACCGCGGCTTCTATGACCCATACGTTTCATATAAGACTTAATCCCGCTCTCTTCGTCATCGTGGCGGTATTCTTTATCTGATTCAGTTACACCACGAAGGCTCATCTCGCCTTCTTCAAGTGAACGTTCTTGTTCATCCATTGACGCATCGTAACAATCGTACATAGCGTTCTCTAACTCACACAAAGTAAGCTTAGTCTTTTTAGCATTCAGCTTAGCTTCGTCAAGTAGTTCAAACGCTGTCTCATACGCAGCGTCACGCATTTCAATAACTACCATAATTTAATAATGTTAAAATGTTAATATTAAGCTGCTACAGCAGAGGTTATCTGCAGTATGCCATTAAATCGATCGTTGAAGACCGTAATAATACCTGTGCCTGTTAAATCGGCAGCGGTTACAGGGGTTCCATTGAAGAAAGTAAGCGGTCTAGCTGTACCATTCAATGTGAGGGTTATAGGTAATGTCCCTGTAGTACCCTCAGGAATAGCATCCTAGATACGAACTGTAAAGTAACCAACAGGTTGAATACGACGGAAACCTAAAGCAAAGTCTACCGCTGTATCAGTTACAGTTACGTTAGTTGTGCTTAAGTATGGAACTCCATTTACGTTTGTAGTTACATTAAAGCACCCCATATCACTTACTATTAAAATGAAACATTGTTGCTCCAACCATTCCAACCACCGTAGAAACCTCCCATGTATGGAGTAGTATTAACTGCGGTCAGTTGAGGCCACTGTACAGGTACTGTATTAGGCTGTGAAGCCTTAATAGTTGCGAGCTCAGTAGCAACATTATTAAATTTCTCGTTAATAAATGCAGTCTGGCGGTCATTGTTTATATTAGAACGCAACAGAGCATTGTCAGCTGTCAAAGAGTTGATCTTATCCTGCAGCTCTCTCTTTTCGAGATCACAGAACTTGTCGTTGATCATTACACTCTGACTCTGTATTGCATCTACGATGTTGCGAGTATTACGCTCAGCCTGTGTGCTCAGCGTGTTTGTTTGCTGACATACTGCAAGCTGATCGGCTGCTTGATTTGCGGCCATCTGAGACTGCAGTGCGTTGGTCTGGTTGGCAATAGCCAAACGATTCTCACAGCAGCACTGACAGATCTGGCTTGCTATAGATGCATTACCACTCTGGATAGCGTTCTAAATTTGCAATCCGCTCATGCCCACCTGAGTACCAACAGAAGTAATAGCGTTGTTGAGAGTAAAGATACCATTCTGTACAGTGTTTATTTCTGTGTTCAGAAGACCAGCAAGGTCACGAATAGCGTTACCATTACCCTGGATAGCATTCATAAGCAGTTCACGACCAGAGTCGTTAGCAATCTGGTTAGAGAGGAATCCGTTATTACCGTTTCCGCCCCAGTTACCATTGCCACCCCAGCCCCAAATAAGCCAGAGGAACAGAATCCATATCCAATTGTTACCACCAAATCCACCATTATTGTTAAGAGCCATAAGCAGATTCGGATCAATACTGTTACTTCCCATCTCAGGGAACATCATAATTTTAGAACTTTCCATAGTTTTATTTATCGTTGATAATTAATAGTTTGTTGTTGATAATCCGCATTGTACAGCGCGGAAACTGTTTGCGCGTGGTGACGGAATCGAACCGCCAACAGGTGCCTCCTTCACTTGCCGCCACAACGCGTTTGCAAGCACTTGTCTCCCGCTTTACCATTAAGCTAACCACGCAATCCCTATTTTAGACAGTTAGGGTTCTGTTATATTATGAAGATAGTTCAGACATTGCTGACGCTTTACTACTCCAGTATTGAGCTGATTGATATGCCGATAACGTACCAGCAGGAACTTTAATATATGTCATACCTCCCAAAGCATTCTAGTTAGCCAAAGTTGGAGGTGTGGTAGCCAGTACAGTTAATTTAACACCTTTTGTTCCGTATAGGAAATTTTCACCTATTTCAGTAACGCCAGCGGGTATTGTTAACTCTAAGTTACTACTACCACAATAAGAAAACATGCCTGATGGCAATTTTGTTATATTCGGGTTTAATGTTGCTGACGACAGCGCCGTACAGGATGCAAATTGACTACCTGTCCCGTATCCTGCATTATAAAACAAAGACTGTTCTGATATATTAGACAAATCTACACTTTGCAAACTTGTACATTCTTGAAAACAATTTGCACCAAGAGCGATATCCGCATTAAATACAATAGACTGTAACGATTTAGCCTTCTAAATACCTTTGTGGCCTATAGTACCACCACCTAAAAATTCTATAGACTATACGTTTGAATTTTCAAAACTTTGCATACCTATAGATACTCCATCTTTAAACTAAACGCTTGTTGGAATATTAGTACCACTAAAGGCCGTCATACCAAAATTAGAAACTTTATCCAAGTTTGTAAACGTACAATTTTTACAATTTCTAAACGCACTATTTTGTATAGTTGTAGTATTTGCAAAATCAAACGTGCTTGCTAAATTAGTACACCCTTCGAATGCGCTTGCACCAATAGACGTTATTCCGCTAACACCTGTAAGAGTAGTAAGATTTGAACAATCTCTAAAAGCTTCTTTATTGATCTGGGTAACTCCTGTTATATCAAGTTGACGTAAACTTGTACAAGATTTAAAACATGAGTTAGGTATTGTGTGTCCAACAATATTAGACCAATCTATATCAACTGCTGTTAGAGATGTACAGCCGTTAAAACAATCATTACTAATTGTTGTTACATTTGATAAACCAGTAAGCGTAGTTAACGATGAACAGTTCTTAAATGCTTCACCATTCATGGTAGTAACACCAGATAATCCGGTTATACTAGACAAATTTGTACAATTTATAAAACAGGTCGCTGGAATTTTATGCGTGTTTGAAGATACATTTATTGACGTAATAAGAGTACATCCACTGAAATCACTGCCTTCATTATTACTTGTGCCTAACAAAAACTATACATTAGTAAAATTATTACTTGTCAGTTTACTACAATTTTCAAATGATCTCTACGCTAATGTTATCTCTCCTGAAAGTCCAGATATAGTCTCTAGATTACTACAACCTCTAAACGCAGACGCTCCTATTTTTTCAAGGCTGCTACTTGCAATAACCGTTTTTAACGCAGTACATCCCCAAAATGTTGGATCATTCACATATGTATGTTCATGTCCAATCATCGTAAGATTACTAATATCTATCTCTTCAAGAGCCGTCCAATCTTTAAAACTATAATAACTAGTTCCTTGTCCGTTCCAACCTCCACTAGAAGATGCTGTTATATTAGTAAAATATCTAAACTCATTAAACTTAGTAACAGTTGTATTAGCAGTACTTGAATATATGCTAGTAGCGGCTGCAGCCTATGATTCAGTAACCATACCATTGCTACCTACACCTATAGAGTTCAAATAAGTAACTATGTTAGGATCTTCAAACTCCATGGCATAATCATCTGCATTGATGTATAGACTAGGATATGTAGATGTCAACCATTGGATTTGGCTTCGTATTCCTACAGCACTATGTAATCTACCCTACAAATTACTAGACACATCAAGTCCAGCATGAGCAATCTCATATAGTTTAGTAATCATAGAAGAACTTACTTCTTCAATTACTCCATTATTTTGTTCTATTCTTAAATGTGTCATAGTTAATTCTCAGTTATTTTATCAAATGTACTAAACGACTTATTATTTGGAATATTTACAAGATCCAAAGAATCAAGATTTGCGTAACTATCTACAACAACTCCAGCAGGAGTAAGTACAGTAGGATTAATCAAACTAATACTAGTAGGAGTACCAACTTCATATTTAGTAACCTTAGTTCCAGTAGGTACTAATACATTAACTGTAGTACCACTAGCGTCTACCTAAGTCAATTCAGAACATGCAGTAAGATCAATATTACCAGTCAGGCCTGTACAGTTCTAAATAGACAACGTCTGTAAACTTGCCATATTAGAGAAGTTTACTTGAGTCTTATCATTATCTTGTATACTATTAGAAGTATTGGTGAGACTAGCAAATCCGTCAAGAATAATACCAGTTACATTTGGTAAATACTTAAACAAATATGAACCATTTGCAGTAACCAAATTAGGTAACGTACTTACATAGTTAGTAAAGTCTATAGTTCCATTCAACGCATACAAATCCATCTTATAAATATAGTTACGTCCAATAGAAGAACCAAACTGTGTAGTATAAGCATCGTTTATAGGATTATACAGCACCTGGTTACTTTGTACAATAGAAAGTACATCGTCAGATACAACAAGAGTAGCAGTTGCTGTTATTTCCTTACCAGATACAAATCTGGTAACAGCGCTTACTGTATAGAACTCCATAGCATCGTTAGCTGGCATTGCTGCGTCGCAAGAGATGCGTACACCGTGTTTGTTAGTATAAGAAGAAGCTGTAATATAATCATCATACAGTTCAGCAAGACCGGCTCCATTACCACCATCAACATAACTTACAGTAGTATTATCCGAGTTACGTTTAACGTAATATGTTATTTTATTTACTGTACCTGTGTATGTATCATTTGTATCTACAAAAAACCTAGCACGTTGTCCAGATTGATAGAACTCTATATAATTACTTACAGACCTAGGAGCAGCCTATCCTTCATTCTCAATATTAATAAACTGTGATGTAGGATATGTGGCAGCTTGTATGTGGATTACTGTAGAATAATTTACACCTTCGACAGAGCATGTTACCTACACATCGTAATTTGCACCTTCATTAGATTCAGTAGATGTAATATATGCGATTCCATCAACACTCTAATCTTGCTAAATTACAGTAAGACCTTTATATCTTCCATAAGACTCGGCGCTCCCTACGGGTCCAATAGCCCATGCGTATTGAGTAGTGTCATCTTCAGCAAGTGAGAATCTAGTAGCATTAAGTGATGCAGAATTACCTTCCGTAAGAGTAACACCACCTTGTTGATCGATAATAACATTACCACCGATATTAATCTGTACATAATTCCTCTTATGGTCTACAACAAGACCTGAAGAATTCTTGGTGAATACCGTATCGCCAAACCAACTCTTAATGTTGTTCAATTGTTGAGATGTAAGTTCTGCTCCTGTGTCTTTGAGTACAACGTAACCTTTTAAGTTTCTTGCATTATTAAGCTGTGCTATAAGAGCAAGTTCATCATATGTAAGAAGATTAATTGCACCAACGGTATCGTCTCTCCAGTCAATCTTATCCATCTCCAGAGTATACTGGCTAAGATCGGCGTTAGCATCAACAAGATTGTTCAACCAACTACGAACCATCTCCACCGACTCAGGAGTTTTACCTGTTGTACCAAGAAGAGATATTTCGTGTACTGTAGTAGGAACTCCACTGCATTTAGTAAATGTAGCTGCGTTATTGCTTCCCACTTCAGAATGCCAGAACTCAAGAGTCTGCCAAGACGAGTTGTTTACATAGAATCTATATACCGTATCAGGAATCTCAATCTTAGAGAATGTATTACCTGATTCTGAACTATAGAAGTTAGTAAGACCTGAACCTAATGCAAGTACTTGTGAAAGCTCTGTCAAGTTGTTATTATAGATAAGAGCATTGGTATCTGTCTGATTACGCTGTCCTCTAATGTTCAAAGACTGCAGGTTAGCAAGAGTATTGGCGTTTGCTTGGATCTGACAACCAAGTACAGCAACAGTACCTGTGAGAGTATCACCACTTCCGCTTGTTGTTATACCTACATTTATTCGTTTGATCGGAGAACCAAGTACTTCAGAGTATGCACCGTCAAGCGTTACACCATCGAGACCAAGTGCTATTTCACTAAGGTCTATCTCTTCCATAAAGTTAGCGCCGTATACAGTAACAGGGTTCTTTGTGTTAGATCCACCAGCAAGATCTCCATATCCTGTACCCATGTTATGGGTAAAGATATTACTTTTAGATACATTGAGTGTCGGTCCCCAAGGAGCACCTTCTTTATATATACTCATGTATGTATCCTTTGTTGGAGTAATTCTGATGGTCTGATTAGATCCCTCCGTTACGTTAGCACGAATATAGATGTAGTGGCTCTTATATTCACCACAGAACCATTTGGCATCGTAGTAGTCCATAGAGTTGCTCAACCACCAGTGACGGTGAGTCATACGAGAACCCTACAACCAACTCAACCAAGTTGGGTCTCCATTACCAGATTCGATATATTTAAAGAATCCAGACTTGTTATACATTAACTCGCACCATGCGGCAGCATAATCCTGATCAAACAGTGTTGAAATATTATCATATGTAAGACCTGCATTATACAAGGCATCTGCTACTTTAGGTACAACTGTATTTGCCCAATATGGCCAAGCCTCAAGAGCATCGAATAGCCAGTTTGATGTTACAACATTTCCGTTATTATCTGCACTTCTACCAGAGAATGCATACGTAGTAACAGATCCTGGAAGTTTTGTATTACGATCAATAGGAGGCTCGTAAGCAATACCACCATCGTTCTTATTACCGAGGGCAATATCCATATCCCAAGGCTCATAGTGGAAGTGAACGCCATCGTATGTCTTGATCTGAGCGTTACGTTCCAAAGAGTCGACGAGACCGAATCTCATACAGAATATGTAGTAGGCAGCCATCTTATACAAGTCAAGATGTTGCGCAGCTTCTTGCTGGAACTTCTATTGATTGTTATATGTACTTACTACCCAAGCATGGAAGTCTACAAACGGTTTTGTTTTGATGTAGAAGTTGGAATCAGTACTAAACTTGTCCTGCGTGATCTTATTGCCCTGCTCATCTTTTACTTCAAGGATATCATCTTCATCTGGGAATATAAGTTCAAATGCTTGTTCCCATCCCCACATGCGTTCATACTCACCAGTACCATTACCTTGGCTATCAAGTTTTTCAATATTTAATACTTGCTCAAATCTATTATCGTGCGTCATGTATGACGAATATTGTGTGTTAGAGCTAAGTACTTCAATACGAAGAACATTGCTGTTATCCCATCTACGATTCTGTTTAGTATCCTAATTCTTATATGTATTTGTTAAACAGAAAGGATCTTTGGGGACTGCGTATATACTTCTTTCGCCGTATGTAAAGTCAGACTTCTTATCATCCATAAATACATATTGGCCAAGGAATATACGTCTTTGAGCACCTTGTTCATCAAAGTAGAATACTGCACAAGGGAATGAATCTGGAGCAATTCTAATATTGTATGGGAAACTATTTTCTGTCACGTCACTCCACTATACGTCTTGAGACTGTATAATGTTGCCATTCGTATCGTATCTGTTTCTCTTACCATAGCCTTCTGTCCAAGCGTTATCCCCAGTTTCATTAAGATTTGCATCATTGTGATGAACAAGCTGGTTAGTTGCAAACAGCTGAGGTTCAGTTCTAAGCTTATACTCGCCATCGATATTTGCACCAAACCAGGTCTTCTGTATGATACGCTGGAGGGATCCATTATGAACACCAGATGAGTCAGCATAGTTGGCTTGCAATACGAACTTATTGGCTGGAATAGATGCCTTGCCCTGATCGTCAGAAGACTTCATCACGTATCTGTTCTTATTCAACAGAAGGTCCTCTTGCTGTGTGAGTTCCCATGTAGGAACGGCACCGTTCTTAGACTTGTTCAGCCAGAACTTCATTGACGTGATCGGGTAGTTAAGAGTAGACTGACCGTGTTTTCTAATCTGTGCACCTACGATCTTAAAGTTTTTCGTAGAATCTGACGGACAGAATCTTTCAATAGTTACATCAGTGGTAGAGTCTTTTTTATCTGTTTGTCCACTAAGAATGTTAGAAAGGTTACCTGTTATAAGAATAGTATCAATCTTATTCTTACACAGATCAAAGTCAATCTCGCCACCAGCGTTCAGAATGTCGTTTCTGCTAGCGATTACAGCCTTTTCTGGGCTATCAAATACAAAGTTATTATACGCGTCAGTATATGTAATAGAATAATCGTATATTCTTATAGTATATACTCTTACACCTGAATCAGATCCACCTATTACTATATTACCATGTGTAGTAAATGCCTAACCTGAAGCAATAGCAGCTCTCTCAAGTATACCGTTATTGACGATATATGCGAGACCTGACTCTACTGTACGGTCTTGACTGTTCTCAGGAACGGCATTAATAATAAACGACAACTTGATACGTTCATTTGCTTTATAATTGGTATGTACTACTTCAGTGTTAGAGTTTCCATAAAGAGTAGCAGTATCAGGTGTAATCTCAATACGCGCACCCTAAGGATTACCTATTACAACAAGTTTGTCATTGTCGTTTGCTACTTTCTCAGATTCGAACTCAATCTCGATAGTTTTACCTTTTACAAAGTCAAAGTTAGAGAACGGCTGTGCATTAATAGTTGCATATTCATTTTGCCCAACAGTACGGAAGCTGTTTTCATACCAACCAGAGTTAGTATTCCAAGCAATATTAGTAAACGTTGTAGAAACCTGACCAGATTCATCTGTCCAAACATCTTTGGTAGAACTACTGTTAGTTCTTCCATAGCCAGACATTTTAGTCTCGTAGAAGCCAGTTTCATTGATCTTAATCTTGGTATTCCTTACTATATAGATAGGAATAGCATTCAAAAGAGTGTTTCTAAAATATGCAGCTACGTATGTATTTACGCCATCTTCTGTATAGATAGTAGGTACAAATGTAAGCGTAGCGGCACGTTCTTGGTTGTTTGCTGTGATATCTCCCAAATTAATTGGGTTCGCATCATCCAATCCTCGTAGCAACTTCCATGTAACAGGAATAGATGTATTTGTCTAAAGACTATCTGTATAGTAGCCCCAATCAATGATCGCAGACTCATACTGAGTAGCATACAACATCAGATTGCTTAAAGGATAATCACCTGTATTAAATGAACTAGCAGTATTAATAAACTTATTAGTACTACCAACTACGCTAGATGCTACAGTAAATGTATAGTATAAAAGATTACTATTTACAGTTGTCTAACCGTCGTTATACTTTGTCTCTGCCCATATCTACAGTGAATGCTGTCCTTCGCTAAGCGTAGGCTGCAATCTCTGAGTCTCCACAACTCTTGTAGGCCCATCTTGTACAACATCTCTAGTTGCCTCAAGACCAGAGCCACCGTTATCAATTCTAAAGTATATTTAGCTGTACCAGAAGTATTGTTACGCTCAAATACATAAGGAATCTAAATGGCTTGCTGTGGTGTAAACTTCTCATAGAATCTAAATGTACTTGATACGGTTACATCTAGAAGCACGATAGTAAACGTACGGTTATTACGAGCACCAGTAGTAGAACCCTTCGCCTCTATACTTACTACGTTTTCTCCTGTTTGCAAGTATTCGTATATACTAAAATTAGGATCCACATCTGATCTATTATACCAGCGAGTAAAACTATTAGTAAGTCCAGAAGAGGTATTTGTTATTGTATATTTTACAGAAAGGCTGTCCGAAGATTCTCCTTCGTCATTATATATACTCCAATGGAAAGCTATTCTAGAACCGTTACTGTTTGTATCTCCTTGGCGGATAAACTTGTTGTTGAAGCCATCACTATCTGTAGCTGTCAAATCAAGTTTATAATCGCTAGGACGTGCAAAGCTAAACAACTCTAAATCCTGATTATCAGTAGGATTTTCAAGCCACATAGCATATGCTTCTTCACTAGAGAACATCCTATATTTATTATTAGTAGGATCTTCTTTCATGACAAATGGTTCCTTAAGCCTACTTTGAAGAAGCTCTCTAATAGCACCACCGGATACCTGCTTGCCTTCTGTTTCATTTTGTCCTGTGAATGAGTTTACACCAGTAATCCAGTCTGTAAACTCACTTATTTTACCATTATATGTCTACATGTGTTATGTGTTTAATCTTTCCAAGGCGTATCTTCAGTCCAAGCATATTGGTCTTGCCAATAACCGCTTGCGTAACATGAAGGAATTGCTTCTATAATGCCAGGCCACACCTTGTGTTCACCTACGTATACAGCGAATATTTCTTCACCGTTGTACCTAATGTACATTACCGGCTTTCCATTTTTATATATACCCATGGCATTATAATATTAATTAAACGGCCCAAGGACCTTGATTATTTGCTTTAGCCCAAGCAATATACTTTACAATGTCCTCCCAAGTACAGGTAGGATCGTTTGCATCGATATTATCATAGAAGTCGTCAGCTGCCTTTACGTACTTATACGCAGTAGTTGGATCGTTTGCATCAGCTTTGTCAGATGCTTCTGTAGTACGTGTAGCAAGTCTAATAACGCCAGCCTTATTAAAACGATAATCACCAGTGAACAGCGAAGTATGCTCTGTGTTAAATGTACCAAACTCAAGACCGTCGCCACCACCATGTTCGAACTTAATCTTATTCATGTGGCCCTGACCATCGCTACCTTTCGGCTGAAGAGCAATACCACCGTGGTCTTCACAACGAAGGTCAATGGCCTGTGCACGAACCTTCAAATAACCCTTAGTGTTTTTACCGCTGTTTACATTAATATCAAATACATTTGCATCAGCGCCAGCCTTATCTTTGGTAGTAAGCGTCATTGATGCAGCATTAACCTGAAGTTTTACAGGATTATCTTCACCGTCAATAATTTTAATTGACACTTCGTCCTGATTTTCTGCAAGTCTGTGATGTGAGCAGAACTCAATATCATCGCCAGGCTTAAATGAAATATTACCACCTTTTGTGGTATCAACACTTTCACGAGGCTCAATGTTGATATTGTTCTCAGAAGTAAGCGTAGTATTTACACCTTTCTTCTTTTTTGTAAGCTACATTACAACAGGAGAGCCTACCGTACTAACACCTGATGCAACTGCTACATTTACTGTAGCGTCGCCACCACTCTGTGTTACATCAGTAGCTGAAACCGTATTAGAACCACCTTCGTTTATGGCATCTACAGCTTCATTTACATAACCAGTAAGCCCATTCCACTCCTGTGCACTGAGTATGTCTCCAGTCTGTTTTTGTGTAAATGTTTGTTTTGTCATAATATATAAATAACGTTATTTGTATATACGCCAATAGGGGGCCTTGAGGGTCCCCTATCAACTGATTTACTAAATTTTAGAAATATGAAGTTATTTAAAACTTCGTTTGTGAGGTTTTGCCATCTGATGTACGCCACCCCATGAAGCTTTTATTACGTAATTATTGTGCTTCTTCAGAATCGTTTATCGATTCCACCGCTGCCTCGTTTGCGGGCTCAGAGTTTGTAGTCTCGACTTCTGTTTCCGGAAGACTCTGAGTAGCCGTAGGTGCGCTTTCGTTTATATTGTCAGTAGACCCATAACCGCCTTCTCCACGGTCAGTCTCACTGAGTGTATCACTCTCCTCAAACTGTACATCAGGTACTGGGAGTATAAGGAGTTGACAAAATCTTTCACCTTCTTTATATATAGCAGGTACAACATCTGTTGTAGCTCGCATCTTGGCCATTACTTCACCACGATAATCAGAATCAATTACACCAATACAATTAGTAAGTATAAGAGATTTCTTTGAGATAGATGAACGAGGAACAAGAGCTCCAAAATAACCTTGAGGAATCTCTACTGCAATATCAGTATGATATACAAGGACAAGCTGTCCACACTCGTTAATCTCTGTTGTGATTCGTGTACATGTCAAATCGAATCCAGCATCTGTGGCATGTGCCTTTACAGGTGCGATTGCATTTTCTGAAAGTCTTTTAAATTTAATTACCATCTTTATATATAATTTTAGTAATAATGGTTGCCCAGTCCGGTTCATCTCCAGATCTTCCGGGGTTAGAGCCCGACGTGCTAGGAATCATACACCACTAAGCAGTACCTACCGGGGGTAACGCTCCCCCGCATTGGGTCTAACCGTAGGTTGCCAATCAACATTTTAACTATGAATATACAGGGTTCCGGATGGCCATCCGAATCTCAGCCTCCCCTGTATCGGCTGTGTTATGCGGCTCTGGGAAGATTCGAACTTCCTGCACGCCCGCCGGACAACCGACATATCGCAGCGCCTTCCAGTATAACGTAACGGTTATACTCGTTTACTTGTTCTTCTTGAAAGGATGTTTGATCCAACCCCAGAAGCGCTTGTACCAAGGCTTCTTCTTTTTGCCTGTAGCTTCCTTAAGAATATTCTCAAGCTTATTGAACAACTTATCATCCTGAATACGAACAATATTCTTCTCGCACTCTTCATCAATCTCATTGAGAATATCACCTGTAATTTTAACTCCAAGCATCACAAGCCAGGTAATATCATCTTCTGTAATTGCCACGCCTTGTGTAGCCTTTGCTCTAATAAACTCGAACTTTATGTCGTCACAATTTCCAACATTAGTAAGATCTACAATAAAAGCGGGCTTTGTTTTAATATTCTTCTTCATAATTCTATATATCTGATTATGCTTTCTTAACTTTCTTAACAGCTTTCTTGGCCTTAGTCAAGACCTTGGAAATCTTTTCACAAACAGTCTCCTTTGGAGGTTCTGGATCGCACACGTTTGGACACGCATCGCACGAACGTTCGCAATCGCAACATTTACACTCGTTTTCTGCTTGTTTAGCAGCCCACTCTTCCTTTTCCTTCTGCTCAATAGCTCTACGGTTCTTAATGTTAGCAGTCCACTGCTTTGTTCTAACTGTATCGAGATGATACTTATTAAATCGATTTGAGTAGAACAGAAGAAGGATGTCGCCCTTCTTAGCGTCGATCTCTTCCTTGCACTCACCGCAATTGTATACAATGTGCATAGGCTCTTCTATGTAGTATATCGAACGAATATCGTAACGGTCCTCCTGTGGGAGTGTGCATACGAAATCAGTATCTGGATCTACAACAATGTTTGCTGAGCTGTCTGTTAAATATAAAGTCTTCATTTTGAACTGTATTGTTTTGTTTTGTCTTGTTTGTATCTACGTTTCAGTTTAAACTTAAATGCTTGATTGAATAGTATATCTCTAGTATCTTCACCATCTTTCATCGTATCAACGACTGTTTGGAATGCATGTTTACAAACCGCACTGACAGTATCACGATCTACATCTAAGTTCTTAGAAACGTCTTTTATTACTCTCTCGATATCAATCACTTTTCAATGCCTAAAATATCATACTGCCTCAAAAGGCGACTGTCTTTAAGTAGATCAAAGCGAAGTCCAGCAGCATCTCTGAATATAACAATATCACCGACATTTATGTTAGTATAGACGTTGTCATTCTTTTCAGAATCAATATAATACAAAGGACGTTTCAAAACAACACCTCTGCGATAATCAGAATCAACTTCTTTAACCTCTGTCTCAACGCGATCGAAGTCTTGTGCTTCAATTCCATTTTCATCTTTTGCGGGTGTACCAGTTGGGACAGGTTTACTAAACTCTTTCTTTACTTTGACCGGATCCAGGGGCTTTACGAGGAAGAAGTCCAGGAACTGATATTTTATCTGACTGGCTACATCTTCGGCAAGCACCGATTGATCAATTAACTTCTCGTCTTCCATTTTATCACTTTTTAAGTCCTGCAAGATGATCAAGGAGTGAGAGCATATTGTTGAGCACTGTAGTGCGCTCCACCTTCATGCACTCAGGCATGTTTGCCATATCTTCATTAAGATTCTTGAGTTCGTCCTCGTACTTGTTTGTAAGACGACTAATCTCATCAAATACGTTCATGAAGACCTTCTTGTTCTCTGCACCAACTACTTCAAGATATCCATCTGCGATCAGCTCTTTTGCATAATCAGCAGAGATTGCAAAATTAGATTGGTAGGTTGAGCGAACTTCAGAATCACTATCGTCCGACTTATGGAACTGTTCTGAGTGTTCGGCTACGTACATCTTGGTATTATCATCCCAAGTGAACGTATCACCAACCTCCATAACAAAGAATGATTCAATTACACGTAATGTTTTTTCCATTGTTTCAAATTTATTTTATGCCCACATAACGTAAAAAAATTATGCTTTGGTTGCAATTTAATAAAAAAATTTGCGAAAATGCAACTTTTTTGATGATTTTTACGTTATTTGAGTGTACCTATGGGGAAGAAGGGGGACTATAGGGGGTTATTAGGGCCCTATAATGTTCTATCTTATTTTATCTAAATATAATATATATACTGGCCCTTTCTCTTTGGTTACTTTCTCTTTCCCCAGTAAAAGTAGAGACATGAAACAAAAAAGTAAAGTTCATATAGATACATACGAATCGATATATCCTACTCAATTAGTAGTTGCTAACAACGCCGCTACTACTAAACAGATAGCTAAAGATTATTGCTGGTTCGATGGTGTAGAATTAGAAGATTCTGATTTTGCAAACTGCCTTGGATGTGTTATACGAGCAAAAAGAAAGTCTGACGGACGTAAGGTTACACTTGTAAAGATTAATTTTGATCTTTCTAAACCTAGTAAACCGGAGGCCTTTTTAGATGATATTGCATCGCTTGTACACGAAGCAGGACACGTTGTTCTTGATACGTATAGTTACGTAGAAGACAGAATCTGTACCGAAGTATGTAAGCAAGAACCTTTTTGCTATTATTTAGAATGGGTGTTCAAGTGTATCTATAAAACTATTATAAAGAAATGACCCATTTAGAACTAAATGCCATACTGTATTATGCTGATTTTCTAAGTCTGAAAGAATAGAGCATCCCTGTTACAGACAACTGTAAGTATTTCTTTATACACGGATACCCTATAAATAGCGCTTTTATAGTAGATTTAGAGCCTGAATATGACCCAGAGAATTAGTATATAATGCAAGCGGTTTAGGAATTCCAAGCAATCCGGGATAAGTATGACGAAGATGCGGCTATGAGTTTTATAGACGATATTTGCAGTATAAAAGCCTGTGGAAGCGTGAGTGCAGAATAGATGTTAAAGTGCATTCATAGATATAGTACAAAGCAAGAGCGAAAAACAGCTCTAAATGCGTTAAAAAATTGGCAAAAAGAACAAATTTATACTCACATAACGTTCAACGAAAATGGAGACCCCCAAGAAACAGAATGTACGAAATACGTCAAGCACGCTGAAACGCTTCTCGCTAAACGAGGCTTACTTAAAAGCCCAAGATATAATGATCAGAGCTTATAAAAACGCAATCAAAAATGGACTTTATCCAAATGACGACGAATAATTTAAACGAAATCGAGCCGTACGACGATGATGATAGAAGGCCAAATCGCGACGACGACTATAATATTGATTAAATATGAGCAAATTTAGTAATTTATACGACATTGACGGCAATATAATCAACAAATCTCCTCAGCATACATATACACTTGAGGAGTGTGAGAAGTTAGTTGATGATTTGACCAAAAAAGTCGAAGAAAACCCTGATAATGAAGTATACAGAGTATACTTAAATAACGCCCAAAAGTGGCTTATGCACATGTATGATGGGATGAGTAGGCAAGATTTGATGAAACGTATGTCATTCTTGACTGATAGCATCCAAAATGCTAAAGATACTGCTAATGAAGCCGAACAAAAGCAGCTTGACGAGATAAATAAAGTCATGGAAGAGTTCAAAAAGCAGTATGACAATGATACTATAATGGATGAATATGTCGAACCAATAGAGGAAGTAAAAGAAGATGGAGACGATAAGAGCAATGTTGAATCTGCAGCGTGATTGTGTAGAGCCATATGAAGGAGGATACAAGCAACAGCGCCTTTCATATGATCTGACGAGGCAAACGCAAAGTAGTATAGCGGAAATGAATAGTGTACTTAAGTATTTTGCTGCAAGATCTAAAGGAGAATTTAAGTATTGGTTTACAGGAGACGTGACCTTTAGTTCTGATGACCCCGAATGTCAAGAACTTATAAAGGAATACGAAGAAATGTTTAAAAATGAGACAAATAAAGAGGATATTCGTCCATTGCACAGCGGGGAACCAGAAGCAGACGAAACAGGATCTACTGAATGAGTTCAAGCGTAAAGGATGGAAAAACCCAGGATATCATTATGTTGTATTCCCTGACGGGAAGATAGAAAATCTATTAGATATAGCCAAAGTAAGCAATGGAGTACAAGGATACAACAGCACAAGCATCAACATCGCCTATGTTGGAGGGATTGATAACAAAGGAAGAGCTATAGATAACCGCACACAAGCGCAAAAAGACTCGCTCTTTAACATATTATCCTATCTAATACAACAATTCCCTAGTGCCCACATAATGGGGCACAGGGATATCTGGGGAAAGGATAGTAGAAAATGGAAGAAAATGTGTCCCTGCTTCGACGCAGAGAAAGAATATGAATCATTAAACAATAAGACATGGAAGGAGAAGAACTAAGATCATACTTACTCGCAAGTATAATATCTGCAGAAAACGATCATTATACAGAAGACGTAAAACAAGAAGTAATACGCAGATATGATATAGAGAGGAATAACGACCATAAAGATTGGCAGTTTATCCTTGAACCTATCGGAGCAGATAACAGGTTATTAGAATTATTTGAAGATTAATATGGTACTGGGAGTAGATTATATAGGAAAGTATTCTTTACTAGAGTCTAAAGTACTCAAAAGTGGTAAACAGATATAGGTGCCTACACTGCATACTGATAATTATAGAGAAGTAGTATGGTATGCTAATATGGATCCTGAACACAGTACTCCTGTAAATGTGTGTGGAGAACGAGACTTCTATAAAGTAGGCGGTAAATGGCACAGTTTTGAATTATAAGAATTATGAATATAGTAATAGGATTGGCTATAGTAATGGGAATATTATCAATGTTTACTAAGCCGTGGAGAGAAGAAGAATAATGGAAGAACCTAAATATCGAAAAGGATAGGTTGTTAAATTTCACACAACACTTCGTAGTGGTACGAAAGAACAAATATTCTGTAAAATAGCAGATGTTTACTATAATGACGAATTAAATTAGATACGATACCTCATGGAAGAATATCCACAAAAAAGTGATATTACATGGGATGCTCCAGAAGATAAATTAAATAGCGTTTCATCAATGGAAATATAAACATAAGATGAATAAGGTTACAGAAAGGGCCATAGAATACATGATAAGGCCTATTAAATCATACACAGGAAACGGTCTTTTAGAACAAACAAGGAGGGTTGATGAATTTCAGCTCTCCTTATTTTTTTAAATTTTTTTATTTTGCGAGTGTGGAAACGGGAAGGAGCAACTTTCACACCCCAGTACATACTAATGGGGTTAAGTATCCCCCTATACAACATTTACAAACAACAAAAAAACAAAGCATTATGAAAAAAACAAACATTTTTCCCGTGTCAGTCGTGGAAACAAATGACACAATTAAGGAAGTTTCACGGGAACGTGAAACATTGTACTTTCGTTTAGCTATTTCCCCAAGTGGCGATGAAAATGCACTAAGTGAGGAACAAAAAACATTATTAGCTAAACTAAGCCCTAAGGCAAAAGAAATTACGCTAAAAGGTATGCTAAAAAGAGAAATTAGTAACGTTTTTCCCGCTACAATTCTAAGTGATTACATTGACGGCTTAGATAGTATCACGGCTGAAGATTTAACCGATGAAATGCAAGACGAGATTGTTTCTCAAATTAGCGACATTTTGAAAGCTGAAAAAGACGGATTTTTGTTTACCTATTATGTCTTTTCAATTAACGAGTTGTTAAAAGGTACGGAATATAGTGATATAGACCGACTTTTTACGGAAAACGGCTCAATAGTAAGACAACGAAATAACCTTTATTTTGGCTTTTTCGATGATGAAGATGAGGCATTTTCGTTTATGCGGTCCCGTTTGATTGATGATATAGAAAATGAAAAACTCTATACTGAAAACCCGACCGAAACAGCACCCGCTGAAAAAGCACCCGCCGAAAAGCCAAAATTTCAGCTAAAGCGCAAGTAAACCAAGAATTCAGCTAAAGCGCAAGTAACCCAAAGGACACACGCACGATATTCGTGCGTGTACCCTTTAACCCGATTCGTCAATCCTCATTTTTATAGGGATATTTAATATATAGCTTTTGACATTAATATTCAATCAAATATACAAAGCGTATGAAGACAAATGTCATTACCCGAGAAGCTATCGTCGGCAAGCATGTAGAGTTCAACTCACGTGAATTGGAACAGATGGCAGAGATGTGTGACAAGATCGCAACAGTTCTCGACAATCATGAGAAGAAGGATGAGAAGAAAGTCTATCTTAGTGATGACGATCTTTACCGTCTTGAATCTATCTTCATGTGTATTCTTGAGACAGAGGCAGACTTCGCACGCACAGTGTTTGACAGCTATGAGTTGACTCTTCGCAACAACAGACGTGAAAGAATTGAAGCAAAGCCTTAAACACTGCTCCTGAGCATGAGTATAAACTGCTCATATTCTATTTATACTGTCCCAGTGTAGACGCTGGCTGATGAGTCTTGGAAGATTAAGACGAAACAGTATTGTTTAACCCTTTAAACTTAGACCTATCATTATGGGCAGCCAATTGTCCGTACTGAATTGGCATCAAACATCATCAATTTATTATTTATGTAAAGTTGAGGGTGTATGATTTGACCATTGTACACTCTGGTTAAACAACAAAACAAATTGCACACACTTATCACCGCTTCACGGTGATGTAGGCTAAACACATCTTGGTCAACACTGAAAGACCAGTGTAGATGTGTGACAGCAAACGTAAACGTTTGTATGCCTGTGTGTGCTAGTCTCGCTTGCATGACAATAAAATGAACTTGGTTAGTCATTAGGAGCAAGCTAAATGCAAATGGGAGAGCGATGCTGGTCTGTACTCAGCAACTCTCCCGCTTTTTATACCACTCTGGAATTCGAGCTAACTTGATCTCGTAATAACTTAAGAGTCCGTAAGGTGAGTGGTATTTAAGTGAAATCAATCACAACAAGATATGAGTACATTAGATGAACTCAATGCACTCTTGGACGAGATATTGCCCGAGTTTGCAGGTTGCTCAGCTGACCAAATAGCTGAAGTCTCTCGCGTTGCTAATGAAGATGAGCGTCGTCAACGCTTATCTGGTTATGACCCAATCTCTAAAATACCAGTGGCATGAAAGCAGTATTTATAATTACTGCTCCATACGCAGTAAAAGAGACAGCAAAGATTTTGATGCCTTTTAATAAAACAAAAAGAAAAGGCATTGAGATTTTATATGATGATTTTGGTGTAATTATCAAAATGTCATTGCACTATGGTTGCGTATGTAATGTATTACGCAACTATAAACAATTTGTCAAAGCCTCACCAGTACACTGGCGTTGGCTTGGCGAATAAACCTTTAAACCTACACCCGACATGTCCAAAGTAGTCGGCACGGATAATTACGTGAATGGTGATGGAAGGCAGGCTTCTTGTCTTTAGAATAAAGCAGCAATGCTATAAAGTGCACTCCTTTAGAAAGAGTGTGCGCAGATATGTGCTTTAGCACAGACTCTGTTCATAAGAAAGCTATACTATATAAGTATATCTTGGGATACTCGGGCAGAGTTGAAGAGGTATACGGTGGCTCTTGCTAAGCTACCTTGGGTGGTAACACCGACAATATATAGTATAATCATACTCCAGAGGATTGCCAGTCCAATAGAGTGTGTAATCTATTAGTAATATCCTATTCATCAACCAATGGTGAACTCCAGCTGGTTACTTGAGTCAGAAATGGTAGGATAAATAAAACTATTAGAAATGAGTAGTCTTGGCAGACGAAAATAGGAAGGTGTTGCACCTGGGCTGGTCAAAAGCCAGTATGGTGACAAGCATGGCCACATCTTCCAAGCAGAGCTCTAGTTATCTATTTTTAGGCGAAAGCCCCACAAAAAGTATTTAACAAAAAGCAAAAGTGCTATGCACTCTCGTATGAAAATACGGTTGTTCTGCTGTAATACACAGATTGTGTGAGTACCGCAAGGAAAGCACAAAGGTGAAATCAAACTTATCTGGTTTCAGGATGGTATCCTGTTAAGCTACCAAAGCGCCATGAGTGAGAAATTAATCTACATAATGCGAGAGTAGTTCTTGCGACTTCTTTCTAGAAGCCGTCCGTATGCTATCTACCTGATAAAAACAGGTGTGTGGATACTCTAAAAGGAGTGGAAAAGATAGTACAAAAGGTCAACACTCAGCCTTTTATTTAACGAAATAATTGATTTACACCCCAATATAGCCTAATTGTAGTAGTAGGGAAGAGCCGTGAGATTAACCTTCCAAGACTACAAACCTTCAGACAGCACGTGATGCTGTTATTTCATAGCTTCCGAGATAAGCACGGAACATATGATAAAAGACAGGTGGCAAGAAATGCACGGATTAGCTTGAGAGTGTAGCGAGGCATTAAGGGTACAGCCAAACTCTCCGTCAAAGTGATGCACGCCACTGCATCCACGTTCTTGGGAAGGCAAACGCACAGGTATAACATGTAGATATCGAAAAGGATTGCTCGCCACCAATAGGTGATAGAGCGCGAAGAGAGTCCTTGCGATTCGAATTGTATGCCTGTGCATTTTTATTTGAATCAATCACCAAAATAACTAAATATATGAGGAGAAGATTCAATCCAAACGCAGTTGCCTCATCAACAGGTGACTACACTCGTGTATCACACGACCGTAAGGCTGGTACAACTGGCCGTAGAGTTAAGAATGTGTTCGCAAAATGCGGGCTAATAAAAATAGCTGTCACGCCACGACAAGCTATGATGCTCGCATCTTATCAGCGCATCGAAAGACTCTAAACTATACAGTATCGCTGGATGTCAGTATACTGTGTTTAATTGAAATCAATTCATCAAAACAACATATTTATGGCAAAGGTATTTGTATTTCAGACATGTGACAAAGATTATACTAACAGATTGGTAGATAGATTAGTCACAAACGTAAAAGACGGTTATGAATGGATTCGCAAAACAGCTTATCCGTATTATAACTGGAGTTTCCAAACAACATGTGGAGAAAATGTGGAAGAACCGTCTCAAGAAATGGCGGAATACTATCACATCCTCAAAATGATTGGAAAAGATAAAAAAGGCAATGAATGCTGTCATGTATTGATAGAGCATCGCAACATTTACTAAAATGTAAAGTCCCACCGCGTTAAAGAGTGGGACGGAGTGATGCCTAGACTCCACGGCCCGCAATTCCAAGGCGGGCCTTTTTATTGGAATCAATTCTTACAATTATGTGTTTATATACAAAACAAATATGCCCTATAAAGGCACGAAAAACAATTGTATGTTACAAGGTCGTAAAACGACGCAAACATGCAACAGGAGAAAAGAAGTATAGGACACCATGCATGAAAAAACCACTAAAACTTCATGGACTAATATATCCATCACCTATTACTTCATGGGATAAAATCCATGAAAAAGATATATACATAGGAGAAGGTAAATGGATTAATGTTCGTGAAGTAAATGGAGGATGGATTCATGCATGTAATACACTCGATGATGCTAAGTTGTGGTTAAAAAAGAATTATCATCTGTTTAATCATAATAAAAAGCAACCATTTCATTGGGCTATAATCGAGTGTGTCGTATATAAAGGTGTTCTATATTATCGTTCGTTTGACAAGCATACTCTGTGTGCTAAAGAACTCTTCACAAGAAAAATAGTGTTACAAGGTTAACACTATAACTTGAAATCAATTCTAAAACAACATATTTATGGCAAAAGGTATTAAAGGTGAGGATATACTACCTCATACGTATGTAAAACAGTTCAAACAGAAATTACAGCTGTTTGTGGACATGTGTAATGTCGCACTATCGTGCGATGAAGACTCTGAAAGGGCCAATGGCTTCATCAAGAAAATAATGGAAGATCATAATTTCAAACCATGAAGAAGTCAATTATCTCTCTCATTCCAACAGCAGCAGGTCTGTTATTAGGATGCTATGTTATGTATGTTTTAAGTGCTTTAATTCAATAGAATATGACGTATAAGAAACAAACAATCAATGTAGCAGGAACAGAGTATGTCAGCGAGGTAACTCGTTGGCCAGGTCACAAATATATCAATAACATTCCAGTATGGAAAGGATAATGGTAGATGTTGTGGCAAATGGCATAGCATGTGTAATCATGCTAGTCGTAATAATAGTCATATGGACAGCATGCCATGTAGACGATTCTTCTAACACCTAAGCAAGTGTCTAAACTGCTACACTAGAGTAGCACTACGTGTAAATGTAGCCTGATTAACGAATAATTTGTACGTACTTCGTATAATCAGTTGGTTCCAAGCCCATACTAATCAATGACAAGGTGTGTGAAACAGAATAAATATTTAAACAACACAAATATCAGTTCTAAACTGTGTAGAATTAATACGCGCAAAGTTTGTGTATGGCACCTCGAGAAGAATACAGTAGGAACACGTGGTAAAGGGGAGGAGGGACTTCACAGTCTGCCTCCCCAATTATAATTAAACACATTTAATGCGACCAATAATGACGGTGACAAGTCCGAAGAGAGAACGCAGAGTCAAATGTGTTAGCTATGCAGGTATACTCAACAGCATAGCGCTAAACGAACATTGAGTTACACATATTTATGTACGCTTACATTTATGTGGCAAATCAGAAGCCCGCGGTAATGGGCGTGAAATTCTGACATGTGAATAGACGAACTAGATTCACAAAATGACTTTAAACAGTGGAATAGTAACTGTTGCTCCGTAGTGAGGTAAGCCCCAAGAGGTGTAACTACCAAAGTGGATGGAAGTCGGTCACAGTCCACCAGATACGCAGAAGCCTAGGCGTATCAATCGGCAGCTTGAGTTGTACATAGAGCTGCACACGCGTGTGGAGGGCATAATCTAATCAATGGATATGCTCTCCCTTTTATTGAATCATTTAGTTGTTTTTAGGTGAATAGATTGTTTGTCAGGAACAATCACAACGGTGAGAGAGTATATCAGTACGCAATTTTACTCATATTCAAAGAACTCATGATGATTATGCTACAGCGGTAGCACTCTCACCGTTTTTAATAGAAATCAATTCTAAAATTATATAATATGAAAAAGAAGTACTTAATTCCAAAAAGACTAGAAGCTATTATAATAGCTCTAGCTATTACCTTGGTCGCCCTTACTGCAATTGCAATAGGGCAGTGTGCTAAGTTTTCTCAATTAGAGAAAATAAACTCTAACGCTCTCGAGACTCAATTAGAAAACAAAAACAACATAATCTATGCATACAATGCACTGTTGCATCGGATTTGGGTGGATAATCCAAATTATGTTGAAGATGTCTTAGTTGAGTGTGATGAGTGGGTCTCATTAGACCAGCTTGTCGATGGAGACTTCTATGGAGCTTTTGAATATTGGTCTAAAGAAGATAGTATTTCGTATTCTTTAAACTCAGGCATATGTGGAAGCCAGGACAATTAGTTACGATTGCTCATAAGGTGTATCGTATTACCAAATGTGATATAGCACCGATAACAGACAAACCACCATATATGTGGAATAACATATGTACAACATGTAGAACATGTAGAAAACAAAGAAATTCTTATCTTTGTTTACTTATCGGTGAAGTAAAGTGTCTTAAACTAATGGGACCAGATTGTTATCCAAAACCTCTAGAACCTAAATCCAGCATAGGTTAAGTTGCTGGAAAATATAAAACAACTAAATAAATATCAAATTTATGGAACAAAAATTTAGTCTGGTAGAAATTGAAAATGGCGTAAAAGCTATCAAGTGTTCAATCGTAACTGTGCTGACAGACAGCGAAACTAAAAGATTCGCATCTAAAAAGTTACGTAACCGTATTGTTGCTTTGGCAAAAGATTGCCACTTAGAGTGGTCTGTTGAGTGCGACAATACGACAGTATTATTGACCTCAAGAACCAACATGGTATTCGATCACCAAGACATCCATGACCTTGAGATGGCAACACAAACATTTCTTGATGCCATCAACAAGATGGAGCTTGAAGACGAGAAGGTTCAAGATGAAGAGAGGGAGAGAAATAAAGACGTAGAATTCGTTAAAGAAGTCCTTCAAGAACTCGAAGACGGAGACTGCGTGGCACTGGCATTGTTATCCGAAATCGAGCTTGGTGATAACAGCATTGTACTTCCGTATGGTCACCTCTCCAAGAAATTGGCCATAGAACTGTGTAAGTGTTTCATAGAACATAACAAATAAAATATGGACAAGCTTTATATTCGTAAAGGCCGCAGGTTTGTGGCTATACCGAACGTAATTGGCATGTTCTACGATGGAGCTGAATTCACTAAAGAAAAAACCCCATCGTCATTTGCTTTCTGTTATGATCAGAATGGCAATACTGCAATGCTGACGTTATTGAACGTGGAACGTGGAACATTTACCTGGTATAAGGCGCAAGAAGACCGCATCAAACCGTATCATTTGCCCAGTAGAGAACAAATATTATTAGCTAGAAAAAGATACAAATCTTTCCCTATCAATATTATAATATGGACTTGTGACATGTATAAGCATTTCTCCAGCTATGCTTTCGACTCAACTGAGAGTTGTGGGCGCATCTTTAGTTGCCCTAACCACTACTACGCAAAGGTTCTGGTTTTTTTCGAAACAGAAATAGTATGAACAATGAACATCAAAATCAAATACATCCACCGCTTCCTAAAAAGAAGCGTGTGGATGATAAGGGCAATTCTTATGTAAGAGTAATTGCCAAAGATGGTGGTGCTAGTATGATTATTGCTGAACACTTAACAGAAAATGCTGCTGGAGTGTTCATCAACAAAATCTCTGAAGTAATAGGTAAATTGGGAGGTAAACAAAAAACTACATTTAAAATAATAAGATGATTGTATTAAAAGTAATCTTTGCAGTATGCTTATTAGTAGTGATGTTCATAATAGGCTACTTAAACGGTAGACGTGATGGTTGGTCAAACGGTTATAACGCCGGTTGGCAAGATAGATTAGAACAAAAATCATTTAACAATGATTAGTGTAGGATCTATCGTTGCGATAGGTGATGAAAAATATGTAGTCACCTCAACAGAACCACATCAGTGTGCATGTACAGTATGTGAAATCAAAAACTGTGCATATAACAAAGCACTACAGGAGTTCAAAAAGTCTCATAATGTAACAACATGTGAGAAAATTATTGGTGTTAATAAGTATTTTAAGAAATATGAGCAGCATCAGTAAGAACTCAGAATCTTTACCGCCTGGCTTTTGGCTAGGTGTACTTCTCATTGTAATTATACTGATTATGAGGTTTTATATAAAAATGAGAATATGAAAAAGATTAAACCAGGACAATTCTGGTCCTGTAACGGGTGTATTGTAAGAGCCCGTAAGCGTACATCAGGATGTACTGGTTGTCTGTACGAGGACAGTATAATGCTATGTCCTGACGTAAGAACTAAAAATGGCGATAATAGCAATAAGCCAAATTGCTTAATCAATAATATTATATTCACGAAGCCATAGATGAATTTACTAATGTTTAGAGTCTCCCTGTTGTGAAACACGGAGGCTCATTTATATGACGTTTAGAAATCAGCTAAAGCGGAAACCTCAAGCCCGCAAGTTAATTGGCAAGAAGACTGTAACCCAGTAAAGGTAGAAGATGTAGCTTTTTGTAGCCGCTACACGTCTTGCGCTACAACAATTGACGAATGATGAGAGGGAATGTCTTTTGACGGTGCAAATCTAGAAAATGTGCAATATACTAGTGTTGCACAGCACCAACCGCAACACCACCAAGAATGACAGTGAAAGTCTGAAGAGAGAAGAAATGTGTTGCAAAAGTAATTGAATGGCCTACTACTCCATTTAGCAACAGTACGAGACGGAACGAAAGTATACCTCGGTTGTAAGTAGTGAATATGTCGTGGTCAGAGGAGACTTAAAAAGAAGCTGACACTGGAGAGTATATACTCAACACAAGGGGAGACGGCGGAGATAGCCGACCTTGTTGCCTGAAAAAATGGCTAGTTGCCACAGGAACTGGGAAGCCTGTGTGCGAGAACAGAAAAGAACCCAGTGGGGAATAGTTCAGTTGGTAGAACGCTAGCCTCTGGATCTAGATGTCGGTGGTTCGAGTCCGCCTTCCCCAGCAACAATGGCATACTACTTTATAATGTTAAACCGATTGTTCATTCTTAATGGTTTTGGTTTTCCAAAAAATGGACACAGACTCATAGCATACGTACATCTGTATCTATGCAGTCGAGCATTATTTGTTGAGAAACAAAGAAGTGTTGCCAGTGTGGGGTATTGTGAAATACTCCACAACCCATAGGTTTAGTACTGTACCTGAAGATCCGACGTTTCACGGTAGTATCGTCTGACCTCGTCAAGTCGGTGAAAACAGTACACATGGTCTATTCGTCTATCGGTTAGGACGAGAGATTTTCATTCTCTAAAGAGCAGTTCGACTCTGCTATAGACTACTATAAATACATACAAATATGACACTACTTGAAATCGTTGTAATTGTATCGCAGCCATGCATTCCACAAGGCCTGCAAGAGGATATTCTATTCGAAGAAGCTCTTGCACAGTATGATGCGTACATTAGCGAAGCGGCATACCTAATCCCGCAGATTGATGTTGACACACTGATGTCTGTCACATTAATTAGGTATGCACCTAGGACATCAGAAATAGTACGTACTGCCTGTAACGACAGTACACAGAATGAAATAGACTTTAAATCTATAATTCATTTTCTTTTCTAATTTCTGAATGTTATAGGACAGGACATGCGGGTGTTCTGTCCTTTTGTATGTATTCTTATAATGTCCGAGGTTAAGGGGCGTGCTTCGCGCACGTGAGGTTGGGAGATGTAATGTCAAACATCTGGTAGGACATTTTAAATTGAATCTTTTTGGGTTTAATTAACATAATTTATTAACAATTTAATCATTTATCAAAAATGAACAAAATTCTTACAGTGGGTCTAACGATCCTTGCATCAGTAATCATTACGATTGCCGTGCTCGCAGGAGTAAACTCTTGCACAGAGAATGGACTTGGTGCTTACATCAAAGGTCCTATTGAGCCTACAGACATTGAAACGTCTGTAGAGAATGCTATCAACCCTCAGATGATTTCATCAGACGAGGTAGTTGCTTTCCAGATAGCTATGGCTACCAAGAACAACGTGGATTCTATCTTCTTATCCATGTCTGAAGAGGCTATTCGTGCAGTGTCTACGGTGTTATTGAGAACATCGACTAGTGTAACAGTGCAGGAAATAGTCAACGAGTATACGCATCCTACGATTTTGAACTATAACAATCTACCAACTTCAAAGGATACGAGTACTAAATCCGACAGTTCTACCAACAAACCGATTGCATCCGTAGAATTAGTCAAAGAAGAGAAAACGACGGTGACGGAGGCACCGCCAACCAGGGTAGATAAGACTACCACCACCAGTAAAGATACTGTTGTGGATGGTAAGAAAGTAACAATAACAACAACCGTCCACGAGTAGATTATGGGTAGAAAAGTAGCACTTGTAATAACCTATGATGGTGCAGAACCAGATGATATGACAAAGTCACACATCTGTGATACCTTGGCACAGTCAGGATGCTGTAATTGTCAAAAAGAAATATGTATCTATTTCGTAAGCGAGAAAGAGTTGGTACAAGCAATTGCAGCAAAACCTGTGCCTACTGTTATCAACCAGCACTTTTACAAAAGTGAGGAACATCTGACTGAGCAAGAACTTGCTGTTACGTACATTGCAGGTATCTGCAAAGATAGTATCAACAAGTCTGTTAGTCACTTTGCTGCAGATTTTGCAGTAAAGTTCTGCGACTCCGTCCGAAAAGGAAACGATCCGCAACTCTTAGAGGCTGTAAAAATCCTTAAAAGAGACTACGCAATGTCTCGTGTTGGCGACAAAGTACGTCGCGAGACAGGGTTTAACGATGAGATTTATAACATCGTATTGAACATAAGTAGCGATATGTGGAATGTCTAGAACCTATCGAAAGGTGTTTGTTGGTAAAAAAGGCCAACGCCATCAAAATGCAATTCCCTATAAGCGTCAACGCACAGAGATTGAGATAGAAATCGAAATCTCAAGGGAACCAAGAAGATTTAAGTAACGGGGAAACCCACAGTAATAACAACTAAAATTTATCAAAAATTATGGCATCAAAAGACAACAAAGAAAAGACAATCGGTATTGCCGATGTCACAGTAGAGAACGTGAGCGATCAGCTTGAAAACGCTGGTAAGTTTGGAAAAGACATCATTGAGATGGCTAAGAAGAACCGCAAGGAGAAGGATGAGAAGAAGCTGGCAGAGGAGTTTGACGAACTCTCTCAGAAGTCATCATACTTCAATTTGCGCCTGGCCCTGCTTGCCAAGATGTACAAGAATGCATCAAAAGCCGCAGCTGAAGCTCGCGATAAGAGCCTCGAACTGTTTAAGAAGGTCGAGAGTGGTGAGCTGGACGCCGTTGGATTTGACAACGAGCAGAAGAAGCTTGCCAAGGAGCTTACAAAGAACATCGATGCTACACGCGAATCGCAGCGTACAGATGCTGAGCGTCTGCGCAAGCAGTTCCCGAACGGAAATTGGTGGACTTGGGATAACGAGTTCTTTAACGGCATAACTGCCGCTATCCGTCGTTTGACCGAGAAGTAAAAAATCCTGCGACAACCCCGAGCCTTTGAGCCAGTGGTTGCTCATGTGGTGAATAGAGAGGAGCTATATGAGGGACAGCCTACCACATTTAAAGGATGAAATGACATTCTGGACAAGAGTCAGAGTATGAGAAAGGATTATACTACTAGTGGAAATATTTTGTATAAGAATTCAAAATGGTTATTTAACCTGATAGACACACCAAACAAGTCGGTTTACCGGAGTGAGGTGTATTGACAGCGTTATAATTACATATAATTCTAATGTACATAATACAGAAACTAGTAGTTCCTTTCTATGTTACGCGAACCACGTCCGCAGGTAAGCAGTGAGCCAACGCTGTTAAAATATATTGGACCATTTGATCAAATCACTGTTGTGTCTGAGCCATTGAGCCGGTGCACCTTGTCCTCGAGGGGACTATATAAAGACACTGCACAACATATCAAGAATGTGAACTATATACTATGTGCGAGCCTTCGAGCCAGAGCATGGTCAATGTAGAACATTTAAGGTGATGTTATAAGCGATTTGAAGCGTCGTATATCCTTGAGTGGGCCAGCTACCCACAAGAGGCTAGAAAACGCGTCAGAGAGCCTGTAAATAGCCTTAAATTGGATTTTCCAACTGATCATTGGGAGATTCAGCTGGGTTGCAGAGTAGTATTAACCATATACTCAATTTGACAAACTGCAACTAAAGAAATCTTAGCGGTCTGAGGTATTTCGTTCGGACGAGGGTTCGAATCCCTCCGGGTCCACGGCAAGTCCCGAGTTCTATCTGTCACATAGAGCGAATAAGGGGTGACTATCTACGCAGCCCACTCGTAGGCCTCATGTGGGCATTCCGGGCTCGACAGGATTTTGACGGGCGGAGGAAGTAAAGACGTTAACGCTTTGATATAAAATTAAACGGCGATATGAACATCGTTGACTATACGGGCCTCAAGGAGGCAGCGTAAAGTCGGTGAAGGCTACCTAAGTGCCTGAGAGTGAAAAGGAGACACTGGATTAACTCCAGGGTGGGTTCGACTCCCACCATCACTCCTATGTGATAAAACGTGGACTGGCCAGAAAGAGGGAAAATGACACTTCCAACCTTCATTATCACAGAACATCCTCAGAGACCTCCAGGCCAGGAGAACATGTGAATCTGAGGATAAGGGCCTATAGCTCAATTGGCAGAGCTTGTACTAGTGAAGACTTAAGTGTCTGACGTTGGGTTCGAATCCCACTAGGCCCACTAACGTGGTAGCGAGTTTGAAGTAACATACGACGACTGAGTGAAAAGTGCGCACGAGTAACTGAACTAAGTGTATGTGAGATAAAGAAAAGCTTTAAAGTGTATCCGGCTGATTCCGCCACGTATTTTAACATTGGACTTTTAGCTCAGTTGGTTAGAGCAACAGACTCATAATCTGGAGGTCGCAGGTTCAAGCCCTGCATGGTCCACAAAATATATTATTAACAATGATAACAAAAACAGGATACCGACAAATGCTTCGTGATAGGACTCCGAAGGTTGTCATCTTTGCACTAAAATGGTGTAAAGTAACAGATGCATGGCTTGACCATGTGTACAATAACTGGATTTGGATTTATAAAAGTAATGAAGAGCGGCTTAAAGCAACTCGATCATTACTTGGATTAGATTCTAAAGAAGGTTTTAAATTTGAGGATACTATTCTGTGGGATAATTTCACAGAAGATGAAACGAAGCGTTGGAAAGCAATAGTTACATGGGTATCCTGGTTTAGTAAAAATCATGCGTATATACAAAATACGTATGATATCTCTAAGAAATGTGGGAAAAACATTACTGAAATCAAGCTCAAAATTATATCTGAGCATCTAAAAGATTTTTGTCCCACAAATAAGGATAATCAAAAAGAACGTGAGCGTAAAAACATTTATGTAAACAAGCTTTGTGATTTCCTTATCAACAGCTTTGAAAATCTTATATAAAGATATGATAAGCGTATTTACCAATTATTTGAGTCCCTATTACGAGATGGGACTATTGCCCGAAGTAGAGAAGCCAAGTGATATCTATGATCAGCTGCGTATCGCATACAATCAAGGCGCACCGGTGATTAATACCACTAGAATGGTAACTCTATTTAATGATGACGAAGATTCTTATGATATAATAGAAGCAATATGGTCTGAACCAAAATTAGTATACTGGCTAAGATGGGTCAACAGGAAAATAACATTAGAGATAGGAATAC